CTATTCTCATGAGCACTACCTCCACCAGTTACTTGGGTATCAGCAGAATAATCCGAATCTGGTATTTTATGATTAGGGAATGGTCGATTATTAGAATTGTCTCCCCATTTCTCATCTTTAAATGTAATCTTATGACTATGTGGTGGTATTTGGTCTAGAGTAAGAGTTACTAAGGCTTCTCCTCCCATGTTACCAATGGTATTATAATCCTGATTACTTGGATCATACCCTACTACAAATCTACCCAATAGATTAGGTCTACCAGACATACCATCACAGAATGCCCAACCATCTGGAGGAGTAGTACCTGAAAACATAGCGATTAATCCAGTGGGAACTGAAGAAGCCGAGTTTTTAATCATTTCTATAAGCTCATTCTTCAGATTAGTAAGATATTCTTGTAGATTAGTTATACCATTAGTCTGGTCATCTTTACCTCCGAATCCTTCCAGTACATGTTCTACTCTTTGAATAGAATGGGTCATGATCCCATTGTAGGCTGAGTTAAAGGGTAGTGGTTGAGGGAAACAACCTCCATAAGGGATGATTGCATAGTTTTCTGACTCCTTCGTATTAGCATCAGTACCAGAACCATATACTCCAATCAGTACCATGGTATTCTTACTATTTCTGTAGGGTTCACAAGCACCCTCTACCTGAGAATTAAGATAGGTATAATTTAATTTCTCATGTGAAGCAGGATTATTCTTTACTATATCCCAAGAGATTTTGTCTTCTGCTAAGGGATAGTAAGGATTCTGTGATTGTTTATACAGAGTATATAAGCTTTCATAAGATGAAGACCAATATGCTACGAAAGTAATAGGGTTTTCAATTGGTTCTGATACTTCTTGATGAACTGCGAATAAGAAGATATCTGAATTAGCCCCTTGAGCACCTTGGATATTATCTACTACTATCTCTTCATCATCAGAGATGAATATATAACCATCCCTAGAAATACATCCGAAGTTTATCTGAGGTGATTCTCCATCTTCAGAATTCTTTACCATATATCTAGCAGTAATTCTATCTGCTACATCATTCTTGAATACCTTACCATTTTCTGCTTTAGCTTGAACTGATAGCTTATTACCAGATACCTTAACTGAGCCGAATCCACAGAATGGGCCAAGAGCAACAGGGGCAGCAATTGCTTCTGCTGCCTCCTTAGATTTAATCAAACCCTCATATTTAAAGTACGTTTTCATTGTTACTATTGTTTTTAGATTGTTTATAATTCCTAGATTGTTCTGACATATCCTTGAAAGCTTCAGATAAGTTATTGAACTTCAAGGTTACTATAGACCAAAGTATCTTCCAGATACTGTATCTCTTTTCTACTCCGTGTAATGTACATATATGACCATAGATAGAATCTACTTCAAATCCGTAACATACTACCAATACGGTTATAGATACTACTAATGGGTCTAACCCATAGGGCTCTCCAATAGCCTTACCAAGAACTGCTCCCATTAATAAGTAACATATATAATCTATTATCTTATTAAAAGTTCTTCTTCCAGCTCTGGATTTTCTAATGGGTATGCCCTTTAACTTACTAGCATTCATTCCAAACCAGAAGTCGGCAATTATCAATATGAATGCTAATAGGATCATCCATCGAAGATCATATAAGAATTGAAGACACTCTGTAGCAAAAGCTACCGTAAATCCTTTAGATACTATAGATGTAGTGGATGTTTCAGTATACATGTCGTAATATTGATTTATTCCTGAGGTTTCGGGGTTATTCTCCATGCTGTATTTTCGGGTATATCTATTTCGAAAGTTTTACTGCTAATATCATCAGAGTTCCAAACCAATTCATTTGGTTGTACATCAAAAGCTAAAGTAACTTCAAATGTACACCTTACATCGGTTTTGTTAACAGATTCAAATATATAAGTACCAGGATTAGAAGTTCTAAATTCATAAGGTACTGGATGTGAATCGGCTTGACCCACTAATCTTACATCAGTTATAAAATCCTTATGATTAGAAGAACATACCACAGTGGTATATACTTCTCCTTCTCCTTGCCCACTTAGAGTAGCTCTTTCAGGACTACAACTTATCTTAACTTCAAGATTATAGTCTTTGATTACTAATGTAGCCTTCTTGTCTTTATTACCCTTACCAACAAAGGTATAGGTACCCGCTTTATCTAAAGTAATAACTTCTTCGAATTTATACTCTGCTCCGGTTTCCATAAGTAATACTGAATCATATTCCTCTATTTCGAAAGGCATTACTCGGATAGTAACCGACTTACCTTCAGCAAGTTGATATGATACATTTACCTTCTGGTTATTTGGAGTATTAGCCCAATCCTTTGGAGATATCCAATTAGGATCTGAAGGATTTACTGCTTCGATATAAATATAGGGATCTTCTGGTTTGGTATAACTATATACTGACCAAGTAGTATAAACTGAAGGATCTCCCTTACATACAGCTTTATAACTTCCCGGTTTATTGCATGAATAAGTAGCACTAGCTTTACCATTACCAGATTTATTCAAGGTAATATCGGTTAACTTAGTATTATCACAATAAATACTAACTCCATAATCTATAAGATTATCGGGATCATCAGAGGGAGTTACTGATAAGTAAAGTTCTTGATTTACAGATCCACTTCCCATCTCTAAAGATAAAGTTTGATATTCTTTAGATAAATGATAAGTGAATTTAGAGATACTGGTATATACGGTAAATATTCCTATACCATCAAAGTTCTCTAAATTATCCTTAGTACAAGCAAACTTATAAACTCCAGTACCAAATGTTTGGAAAGTATCCCCAGATTTATACCTAGTATCATCTTTACCAATCAAGTAACATTCCAAACCTTCCTCATCATAATCATCTTCTATAGTTAGTATGGTTTTAGCTAAACTAGTTACATTACTTGATAGCTTGAATTCTTCTGGAGTACATTTAACCTTGTATTTATTAGGTTCTCTAGTAACAACCAGTGAAACTCTTTTTACTGGGTATTCTACAATCTGGAATTCATAAGTACCTGGCTCTTTAAATTTATAAGTTGAACCAGAAGGCTTAACTTCAGTTTCCCCAACCAATTGTATATTAACTGGAGTCTGTTTACCTTCTTGATAAAGAGTAGCTGTAACTGTAGCCGATACCTCCTTATTAGTTGGTGTAATATGCAGTGTAGTTGGATTAACCGATATATTATAGGATTTGACTACTTCCTTTAATTTTACATGAACTTGGGTAACTTTAGTCGGGTCTCCCACACTTCTAAAATAATAAGTCTGATTACCTATAGTGGCATTAAAAATAGTGCCATTTTCATATTTCTTGTAACCCCAAGTATTACCATCTCCAGATACCTGATACCTTAAGTCGGCATTTTGATAATTACTAGAGACTGTAACCTTAATAGGTACAGAGGTTATATACCCAGGCTGAATAGTGTTTATATTTGGGTCTACAAAATCGGCTGTTATCAGATAATTATCATTTATATTAAAACCATAATCAATAGTAGCTCCTACATGATAAGGCTTAAATCTATCGATTATATTTTCTATAGCTTTTCTGAACTCTATAAATTCTCCCGAGTTATTTGAATAGCCATGTCCAGTTATATGGAAGGTTACATTGATACATTGACTACAACCGTAAATGTTATCAAATTTAGATTTATCATAATACTGATCTTGGTCAAAGTAAGGATGTGTTTTTAACCAACCATCATATCCTGATTTAGCTGGGTCATCTATTGTACAGTTTAACCCATACATTCGGAATAATATTTCAAAGAACTGAGAAGTACCTCGTATCTTTATCAGAGATATAGAATACTTGAGTAAATCTCTTATCTGTTTAGTAGTTAAAGCTAAAGCCCCTTTCTTAGGTAAAATCCATTTAGACTTAAGGCTATTTAATTCAGCTTCACTTAACAGACCATTATAATAAGTTTTAAAAGCCCCTTCATCAATATTATTCCACCTTGCAAAAGGTAATTGCCCAAAGCTTTCCCAAAGGTAATTCAAATAAATCTCTGGGCAGGTATCAAAGTCAGTTATTCCTAGTAAACTCTCAATATCTGCGGATATATTATCTTGAAAATAACTTCCACAAATTTCTAGGAACCTTTCTAAGATACCCTTTCCATCTACCTTATAATTGTCTTGGTCTTTATATTCAAAAGGTAGGAAATCTATAAGTTTCTTAAGGTCTATCATATTAAACAGTTTCGTGAACAGTTAAAGTTAATTGAGAAGATTTCTGGAATACAGGTAAGTTATATCCAGGATCTTCATAATCCATATTAGGTTCTGAGATAGTAATAGAATAACGATATCCCTGTTGATAGCCATTTGCTTGTATGTCCAAAGAGAAAGTGATACCATTATTTTTATCAGTGATGTTTATAGTACTACCTACAGAGCCAGTAGTTTGGAATCCTCCACTTGAAGCTTTTACAGTGTATGAATTGCTTCCAGTAAAGTTTATAAAATAGGTCATGGACCCATTAGCTTTCTCTAATTTAAACTGACCAAGAAGTAATTCCTTGTTACCATATATGGTAACAGGCCAAGGTTTAATATAGAACTTCTTGATATGTAAGTAATCTACCGTAGATAGGTTATCAATCAAAGCATAAATATCTGAGATTCTTACTTTGCCCCCAATCTCGGAGTTCTCAATAGAATAAGCATTGTATAAGGCATTCAGAACTTGAGCTTGGATTTCGTTGGTCTTATAAGATTTCTTACCGGTTACTTCTATCTCTAAGGTTATATCTACTAATCCTGCAGATTTAACTTGAAGCCAAGTAGTTAAGGGGGCTCTCTGTGATAGTTGGGTATAAACCTTGTTTATCATAGCAGAATCAGCTACTCCACCATTATCAGCACTGATATATACTGTAAGCTTTCTTCCACATTCATAATCTACGGCAGCTTTATTTACTCCATCTATTAGCATAGCTAAATCTACGAAGTCCTGTTTGCTTATAGCTACTCCAAGAGTTTTAACACTCAAGGGTATATGTTCTTTTAACATGCCAAAGTTCTCATAACTAGAACCTCCTCCTGCAGCATATTGATTACTAGTGGTAGCCTCAGATATAGAAGCTTTTACTATGGCTGGAGTTTGTACAATAGAACCAGCTGGTACATTACCTTGAATACCCGTGGTGATATAGAAGCTTGCTGATGTTACCTTTTGACCTGCAGAAGGTATAGAACCAAAGGTACCATCTCCAAATACTATTACGGCAACTTGGCTAGCATTGACAGTTACCATAAAATGTTTATCTGAAGGTTTAGAATAAGCAAAGGTATCTACTAAAGTCCAAGTAGTTCCATCGATGGATAATTGCATTGTACCATGCTCATAGTATTTACCATCAGGTAATTTACCTATTGTGATTTCTGGTCTACCTTCGGAAGGTATTACTAATCCTGACAACCCAGACTGATTATATTTCTCATGTTGAATCAGGGGTATTTTACAAGTAGTAACATTAGCATACCAAGTTACATCTCTAGCAGAAAGCCAGGAGTTACCGTTAACATCTGTAAAGAGGGTTTCTTTTGGGATAGTTAACCTAGAAGCAATATTACTACCTGTAAGATCACGAGTTAGGATTACATCTACTGAAGCAGCTACTGCTCCTCTTGGGTGATAGTCCACCAATAAGCCATGCTTTACTACACTATCATAACGCCGAGCCGTGGATAAGAAAGATTCCCTACCCACATTATCAATGTAATAATGAAGTACTTCAGCAATAGCTGCAAACAAAGACAGGATAATTATCAGAATATTACCCTCGGAATAATCCGTGATAAGAGTCTGACCATTCTTATCCTTGATAGTAGTAAGAGATTCGATCAGCTTAGCTTTAATCTGTTGAAAGGATCTCTGATAAGGGTTTAGCCATTTATTCGTTATCATATTAGTAAGGTTTTAAAATATTTTCAGACCTATCATAACTAATACCCAATACCTGTTGGCTACCAGTTTGATTAATTACATAATTCATTTCGATGAAAAGCTTGGTACCCTCTAACCTCATATTCAGGCTTTTAAAAGTAATCCTAGTTTCATAGGTAGAGATAGCTTTCTTTAAGAAGTCTTTTACCAAGAAAGCTAAAGCCTGAGTATTAGGTTCTTCTATACATTCCCATAGCCTAGTACCAAAATCTTCTTGCCTGAATCTTTGACCTATATCATACCAAAGGAGAGCAGATAGGTTATTATGAACAAGTTCAATATCTCCATTTACTGGATACCAACCTTTCTCTCCCTTTTCATTCTCAGTAATCCGTATTGGAAACAAAGGACCAATACCGATAATATTAGTGTATAAGTTATTTGCCATTAGTGTACAAATTTAGAATCCTCATAATCTGTTTTATTAAAAGTAGAAAATGGTTTCGTGACTGGAGTAATAACAGGTCCACTAACTGCAGATCCCGATTGAATACCAGAGTGGGTATGAGAATTATATTGAGCTTTTAATGATTCTATCTCTGAAACTAATTGGTTTAGTTTCTGGGTTAATTCATTGATATTGATTATACCATCATTATTACCTTGGTTCACTATAACCTTTGAAGCATTCACATAAGCTTGAGCTTTAGAATTTATACTTACTGGGCCTTCAGCATAGATAGTAGCAGACCCATATAGGTACATCTTAAGTGATCCATCTTTATCATTTAACCAGATTCTATTCCCATTAGGTGTAACTATACCCATAGTATCAGGATCATCCAGGATATCAGGTATTTGGTTTTGAGCCCAACCATGATATTCCCATAGAGGTTTACTGGGATCACCATACTCAAAGGTAATATATACTATATCACCATTCTTAGGAGCCATCATTTTAAAACCAGACCCAGTAGATCCATGTTGACCCTTTGAATAAGCCCAGAGTACTATTCCTCCCATTACTTCAGGTATAGCCACTTTTATACGATTCATATGATCGGGGTCTGTGTTATTAACTACCATGGCCCTGTACACTGAATAGTATCTTCCCAAGGATTCTAATCCTTGTTCAGTTATTGTTTTTGCTGATTCATAAGCCATATCATTCGGTTTTAGAAAAGTCTTGGTTCATCTGTTTAATAATGTAATCTATATTGAAATTATACTTTCGATATACATCTTTGGTAGCTTCTACCTTTTTACGTTTAACATTAGTAATGGTAACTACGTCTTCTCCATCTTTACCTGTAGATTGGTATACAGTTCTTTCTACTTCTATGATGCCATCATTACCTTTGGTAGGAGTATTAGCATTCTGTTCCCTATAGATAACCATATCTTGAACAAACTTTCTTTGTTCTTCGGTATTACCATCCAAGGCTTTGAAGGCTTCATATTCTGCCTTAGTAGCATTTATGGTAAAATCAGAAGAATGAGCATCTCCAGCTTTATTTTTACCTACATCAGTAGTTCCTTGACTTCTGGCATTATTAGATACCACATCTTGGGTATTAATATTACCAGCAGCAACTTGAAAGCCAGCTGTTCCATTATTCCTAACTAATTCTAAGTCAGTAATATATCCTGTACCAGCATCCATTCTATGAGTACATTTCTTTATATACCAATACCCTGACCACCTTTTACCAACGTTCAAAAGCTGAAGTACCATGGAGGTTTTTAATGAAGGTCTTCCTACTACTTGCATTTGGCAGACCAGCTTTTTCTCGGTTATCTTTAAACCTCCATTAGCATTTATCCTCATTGCTCTTTCTCTATTACCTACTCCTCCAGTTCTATCATATAAGTTAGTAAGGGTTTTCCAAGCGGGTACTTTCAAAAGCTGTTTTACCTTTTTGAATACCTTTACTCGGCTTCGATAGTACCCATGATTATCTCCAGGACCTCTACCAGCTTGGACTGGATTATAAGTTTGAGGATAATAGGATTCTTCATGAAGAGTTAAGGGATAGACAATGATATTTGGGTCTTCTTGCATTTTAGCTAATCCCTCCTGAGTTTTCCTTTTCTCGGCATTTAGTTCAGTCATACTATTCACACGACTAGAAGACTTTAATTCTCCAGAAGAATACGAACGAGGGTCTTCCCAAACTTCAGTCCATACCTCAGTGTATTTATTTTTGAATACGAAATTTAAACCCTGGTATACTTGTTTCATTGCAGAAGTAAGGTCCATTCCTCCCGCTACTAGTGCATCAATAGAAGATTTTATATTAGTTAGTTCTCCTTTAGTATAAGCTTCCTCTAGCATTTGAGAAGTAGCATCCCTTAATTCTGTATCGGACATAGACTCTAATCCACCACCTGCATCTAAATAACCAGTACCCTTAGCATCATATTCTTTCTTAGCAGATTCAGTCTTTAGTCTTTGAGCTTGTTTTTTAGAAGCCAATTCTTCATCTAAGGATTTCAATCTGTCTTCTTTCCATTTCTCTACTTTACTATCAACATTAGGTTTTAAAACTTCAGGTGATCTATGGAATAATCCAGGACTTTGTACGTCTACTGTAGATAGGGCATCTAACTGTAGTGGGTCATGTAGAATCTCATTCTGTTGATCATCTATATAACTTACCTGGATTTGCATTTGCTTATCTTCTGGTTTTATGGTATTACCCAACTGCATCATCTTCTGCTTAGTAGATCTTTGAGTAGTAAAAGATACTCTTAATACCTCTCCGTTTTCAGCTTGGAATATATAGGTATGATGAGGAGGTTGTTGAAACTTACGATTATGTATGTAGATTACTCCATCTCTACTATCTACATACCAAGGACCATTACCATAGGCAGCCATCTTAGCTTCTAGTTGAACTAGAACATTATTACCTATTGTACCTAAGTTAGAATTAAGTACTTCAGCTAAATCGTCTGGCATACCTACTTGACCTATGCCACTAAACTGATTAGCATACAGAATGGTACCCTGTACTTCGGGAGTAACTTCTGTTGGTACCTGTATAGCTTCATAAGCTTGATTACTTATTATATTTGCCATTACTCAAACCTTTCTATTATTACTCCAACATTTAATCCGCATCCTGAATCCAAGAATTTAACCATACTATCATCGGTATCCTCAGTAGGTTTATGAGGGGGCATAAACCTAAGATGATTCGTGCCATCAATACATTTGATAGTTATATGGGTACCTGTAGAATCAAAGATACAATCGAAATCTCTTACTTTGATATTTATAGCTGGGCTTGATACAAATGTACCATCACTAAAAATATATCCCCACTGTAAAAAGATATCTCTATTTTCCTGTAAAGCTTCTACATCTACAGTATCTGGATTACCAGTATCAATAGTTATTGTAGCTAAGTTTTCTTTTTCTTCATCATATACATATGACCAGCTACTTATATACGCTCCTAAAGGTATACCAGTAAGAGGGTTCATAACTGGTATACCTTGATTATCAAAAATGGCTAGGTAAGGAGTACCTGTGCCTTTATATAATATGGGATTATTTGCTTTAACTTCCATAAGCCGGTATCATTAATACCATTCCACCTTTTAATTCAGTGAACGGATTTATTATGTTATTATACTCAGCAATAATATACCATTTACCAGAATCTCCATAATACCTATAAGCGATATTCTGTAAAGTTTCACCCTCTTTCAGGGTATGCTGAAAGTCATTGGGAGAAGATGGTATAAGTAATGGGTAGGATTCTAAAGAATAATCTCCATCTCCATAATTCAGAGTAAATCCATTATCGTATGGACTTGCTCCAACTAAATAAGAAGTTATATCCATGGTTACTTGATTTTATCGGTTGTAAAAATACCCACAGTCTTTTCTGCAGCTTTACTTTTAACAATATCCTCATAAGATAAACTATATGAGCTTACTCGTTTGAATATTAATTCTTGAGTAGCAGTAGCAGGATACAGATTTAAGTCTTCTCTTATATCTACTGAACCTTTCATACGTTGTCTAGAAGCATTTCTAAAATTAGAAAGAGAATATGTAGCAGAAGTAAGTATATAATAATGACCTTCAAAAGTATCAGAATTTCCCCACTGAATCTGTAAGATTGGGGGAGCTGCTTGATAAGCATTAGATTTACTCCAGGATTCTAATAACCTACATTTAGTTAATACTTCAGCAGGATTATCCGGATCATCACAGTACCAAGATACATTGAATTGTACAATATCTTCTGAACCAGTATAATGATACATAGGAGTATTTCTACCCATAGACTTAATGGTAGCCCAAGTTGTTTCTCCTCTAAAGTCAAAGCTCAGAGGTCTATTCTGTAAAACAATATATTGGTATGGGCTAACATTAGTATTATATATGATTACCTGATTCAGTTTTCTTACATCTTGGCTTACTCCATAAAGTTTATTGTTTTCTACTACAGTCCTACCTTGAGCAGGGTCATCTCGGTCAATCTTAATATTCCCATGCTGAAGTTGTAATCTCCTAATACTTTGAAGAGAACTGTTAAGTACTGGATTCTTGGAAGATCTTTCCCTTTCTCCCAAAGCCCCATTAGGATTAAACAGTTTACCTCTGGGAGCAGTATCCTTAGGTAAACCTGAAGTTAATCGGTTAAGGTGTATCTTAGCTCTCCATAATTTATTTATGGGACCGGTAAGTACTCCAGCAGTATCTTGGGTAAGATTATTATACTTCTTAACAACCTTACCTGCTAGTTTTCCTAATATTCTTGCCATAATTTAAGGTATTAATCCAATTTGAGTAGCATGATTAACTCCTAAAGTTTCACCTGGAGCTACAGAACCAACAGGAGCTCCATCAATAGTAATGTTAACAGTACCATTGGGTTTATCATTTAGTAAAGCTGCCCTGATAGCTCTTGCCATTTTCTCGGTTAAGTATTCATCACTAGTTAGAGTTTCCTTTGATAGATTATTAGAATCGGTGTTCTTATTCAATGAGTCTATTAACCTAGGTAAATAATCTGCTATAAGAGGTAATGCTATACCAATAGCCATCCCCCAAGGACCTCCCAAGAATCCAGCCAACCTACCAAATATGCCTTTCATACCTAACCTAGCAGCAGGCCCTGTTCCTGGAGGTACTGTAGGTTTAGGGGTAGCTCCGCCAAGACCTCCTAATACTGGGCCAGGTATTCCAAACTTCTTAATGGGTTTACCATTAGGTCCATACCAACCTCCTCTAGGTCCAGCAGTCCAACCAAATGCCATTGCCTTTTGAAGGTAATACTGTTCCCTCATAATCTGAGTGATATGTATTAATCGGGTTTCTAATACTGCAGCTGCAGAGGCAGATTTACTAACTCCACTTGCTGTAGCTTGAGATTGAGTATTGGTTTGTTGCATATAAGTAGAAAGCATTCTACCAGTAGCAGCCAAGTACCTATAGCCATTTACTACTAAAGCTGTAATTGAACCCCAAGCAATAGCTTTAACTACTATCTGACCTCCTATAGTACCAGCTATTCCTTGTACCCATTGGGATATCTTAGTGAATACAGTTAATATGGGATTAAATACATCGGCTAAAGTTGAACCTATATTCACTACTAAGTTTTCAAAGTTAGATTTGAAAGCTTCAATGATACCCTGTGGAGTCTTTAATCTTTCCTCAGTAACCTGTTCTACTATGCCAGAGTTCTTATCGTATTGTTCTAGGATCTTAGTCATCTTATCAGAACCAGACACCATATTTCTAATCTGATTAGAGATATCACGAGTACCTCGAACTCCGAAGATATTATAGAAAGCTTTAGTTCTTTCCAGAAGGGGTTTATTCATAAGAGCTTCTCCAAACTTACGATATACCTTATCTAATCGAATAAGATTACCTTCAGCATCAAAGAAATCTTGTGGACTTAAACCTAAACTAGTTAATGCACTAAAACCTTTCTTTTTCTGGTCGGCTAAAGAAAGTTGCAAATAACGGATCATATTTGCTAATGCAGTACCAGCTGATGAACCCTGAATACCCATATCTCCCAATACACCAATAGCTGCAGCAGTCTGTCTTAAATCGTATCCTGCATTAGCCATGTCAGCTCCAGCATAGGTAATGGCTTGAGCCAAATCGGTAAGAGACATATTAGCATTAGTTACAGCAGTATATAAATCATCTGTAACCTTTGTAGCTTGTTGAGAAGGTATAACATACATTGACATGATATTAGTCATCAAGTCAGCTACACCTCCTTTACCTCCAAGGGGTTGACCAAGGATAGATGCTAACTTAGCTGCAGGTCCGGTCATATCTTTTATCTGTTCTACTGTATTACCTGCCATTGCTAAGTACCTTTGACCAGAAGCAATATCGGCTGCCGTTAACGGGGTAACGGCATTGACTGCTTGAGCTAATTGCATCATTTCAGTTTGTTGCTCAGCTGTAGCTCCTGCAATCTTTGAGGCCATGAATATAGTATCTTGGACCTTAGCAGAATACTGATAAGCTTCTGCCATGCCTCCAAGTACCTTCATACTGTTTTGTACAGCATTACCTGCACTCATCTGAATAGCCCTGTTCCAGTCATTCATATCATTCATCATATTGTTGAATGATTGTGAAATTTTACCGGTTTCAGAGCTAAACTTATCTCGGAGTACCATTGATACCCCGACTTCTACTAAACTTTTTGTATCTCCTATCATGTTGACATTTTCTTCTTCATTTGTTTATAATAATTCTCAGCTATGAGTAGGAATTTCTTTCTTTTACGAACGGGTAGACACAAAAAGGTGAGATAGTCTAAGACTATCTCAGCCCGAGTAATGTATATGTAATCTTCCTCTAAATTATATCTCCCGTCAAGTAGAAAAAATCAGGAGCAGCCATAATTGGGTAATCCATCATGTTCCCAGTTTCTGGGTTTTCGATTTGAGTATACCCATGGAAGATTGGATCTACTGTATTTACCAATCTATGGATTTCTGCCATATCCCTTGAGGAGAATAGAGAGAAGTTTTCTACCTTCTCAAATTTATCATCTACCTTTAACTTAAGGTTACGAAGAAGAAGAGTAGAGTGTCGAGTAAGTTTACTTGGTGAAAGCTGAACCATCTGAGACTCTTTTTCTCCATCCATCAATTCGAATTGGATTACCTTACCTGAGTTCAATTCCTCTGTATATTGCATAAGAGTAAATCCATCTTCTCCTTTTCTTCCCGGGTAGTAAGGAATGGCATTGGGTTTTTCTTCCATTTCTTGTTCTGTAGGAAGTACTGCATAATCGAAAAGAAATTCTCTCAAGTCCTGAGAGTAAGTTACAGAATCCTTGTTATCCCATTTATAAGTAAATTCTACTTCCTCTCCCAAAGAGAAGATTCGAGAATTAAATAGGATACAGTATCTATCCAGCAAAGGTAACTTAAGAGCATCCTCTATGGTTAATCTACCTGACTTAGTAGCATTCGTTTTAATTACTATTGCTGAAATATACTTGGTAAGATTCATAAGATTCTTTGAATCTACCGGGTTGGTGATAATTTCTTCATCTTCACCATTCTGCTCTCTGATTTCAAAAAGTCTACCAGAAGGAGCAGTGAATACTAAGGTTCTTAGTGTCATATCCATTTTATCTAATTTTTAAAAGTTCATAATTTCATAGTAGCGGTAAGTATCAACAAGAAAGGGGTGAAACTCCTTATCTAGGAATCCCACCCCTCCACCTAAAACTCTAGTAAGAAAATGACTAAGAGAGTTAATACTTATCGCAAGTACCGACAGAAAATTCTATATTTTCTATTGTGTTTTCTGAAGCCATACGATCTAAGTCAAGGCCAGTTACTTTACAAGGCCAAACTTCTTCAAGCAGCCAAGTATTTAGGACAGATACTCCATCTTCTGCAAGTTCATTTACAATGGCAGTTTCCCAATATTCACTAGGAACTAACCCACCTCCAGCTATCATATCTTGGCAAGAATATAACCAATCTTGAAGCCAGGTATCTGAACCAGCAGTAGTTAAAAGTTTCTCTACTACCAGATTACCTACGGTAACTCTACCGGCAGTTTTTACATCCCTGTTTACATCCCCATGAGCAACCTGGTCAATCTCAATATCCGGAAGTTGGCAAGTCTGGAATAGATACGTATTGATAGGATGTTTTGGGAAAGAGATGCTCCATAGGAATTTCTTTCTAGGATTCTTTACTTTTGCTCCCATGTTTTATGATTTTAATGTTATTCGTTTTCTGAAATATTAACTGATTTAGAAGCTGCATCGATTACAATGTTAATTGTAATTTCTTGCATAGGAACAATATCCTTATACTTCAGGATTACTTTATATTTACCCTGACGGACATCAGCTTCATTATTTACGGAGAGTTCTGAATAAGAGCCAGCATCTTGGTCACCCATCCATATATACTCTGACATAGCATTTTCATCTACCAGATTATCTAGGATTGGTTTTACCTCAAGATAGATATTCTTCCAAGTACCCCAGATATTGGGCTCTTCCAAATACTTATTCAATATAGGACGAAGAGTCTTCTTCAAGTACAAATTCAATCTTACAATTGAAAGGAATCTTTCTGAATCTTGTTTTACTTGAGAAGAGAAGCAATGCCATAACATGGTTTGTTTACCAGAAGACGGAGTATCTTTGATTACAATCATGTTGGCATACATCTGAGCCAATTCGTTTAGTTCATTATAACGAGAATCACTACCATAGTTAGGACTTACTGGGCCCTGACCATCATAGATTACTCCACGATTCATACCGGCAAATGACTTCCAAGGTCCATAGTTAGAAGCAGAAGTATCACCCAAACCGAAGATAGTACCCAATACATCTGAATTAGTAAGTAATCCGAATTCATTGTAGTACTTGATACCACCTGCAAAATAGGCCGCATATCTAGAGTTACCGATACTACCCAAACAGTTATTAATCCAAGTGATAATGCTCTGCTTATTTCTAGGCTGAGTTCCCTCAGAATAATGGGTAGTATATTTAGGTACTTCGATGTAATAGGTATATTCTTGCAATTCAGCACACATATCTTTAGCAGCCTTATGTACTTTTAAAACATCTTGATCTGTTTTCAGATGTTGATGAATATGAGAACAAGCTAACTGATAAACATCTGTATAATCCTTTACCAAATCCAAAGAAGCAATCCATTCATCTGCAGTAGGGTCAGCACCAGCAGTACCCAGTGTACCATTGAACATAGTCTCAGTACTAGTGGCTTCTTTACCTCCAACTTGGATAGTTAGTGGATTCTCAGTTTGGTCAATTGAAGTCTGAAGCCAAGCTACCAGGTTTTCGAAAGACTTAATCTTATCGGTAGTGGTTACCATCTTAGGTTCCAGGTATGCAGAATTACTAGCAAAGTTGCTTAAAGCCAGGTAATCTACAGAAGTTTTATTCTGAGCATCCTTAGTTTTATAAGTAATTACCGGACCTGATTCCAGGATAGAACCATTGGCATCATATATGTTATAAAAGATGGTATTCACTGATTTAGAAAAACCTACTTTAAAGGTTTCTCCAGAACCAATAGGATCACCATACCCTTTAGTTACCAAACCAAAGCTTACATTAGTACCTCCAGAAGTAAATTTCATTACTTCAGAAGCTTGAACTTCTCCAGGTATAGCAGAAGCTAATTCAATCTCATCTTCTTCTAATACTCTAGAGTCTTCTGCTTTAGTAATGGTACCCTTTTTAGCACCTGCTCCCAATACACGAATAATTCTTAGCTTAGAACCTCCTACTAAAGCTTTCTCTATGTTAGATACAGAACCATCAGGTACAATCTCTTTACCAAATATTCTTTGGAATTGAGAGAAAGAAGTGATTAATTCTGAAGGATCATCATAGGGACCTTTTTCAGTTCTAGCCAAGAAACATGATACTCCTAAAAGAGGAGTAGTCTGTTGAACATTGTTGTTCTCGAATTTAAAAACAACGCTTGGTGATTTTGACATATCCTTGTGTTTTATAGGTTATACATTAATTTAATTAATACCAGTAAGTATCGTTACCTTACTGGTATTATTAGAAAATTAATCCTCTTTATTCTTAAATAAACCTCCGATAGCCTTAATCACATCATAGAAACCACATCCTGATAAACCAGCAGCTAATCCATAAATTAATACCTGGTAGAAAGGGTAGTTTTCCAATAATGGTGTAAGTTGTAATCCCCAAGCTATAAGACATACAAGAATACCTACTAAGGCAGATATACCAATCTTAGCAAGTTTGTTGTCTTTGATAGCTGGGATTACCTTTAGTATCTGAGTAACCAAAGATGATACCAAAGTTACTATACCCGTAAAGGTACCCAGATTGATTACGAACTCTGAACCAGCTGAAGGTTCAACTTCTGCAGCAAACAATGACACTGGCAAAATAAAAGCCATGAGTGCCATCAGCATAAACACTAACTTTTTCATTTTAGTAAATTTTTGAGTTAAACATGTATATTGAGATTTAGCATCTCCTCGTCCTTTTGGTATTCTGGTCCTAGTAAAAGACTTATATCTTTTATAGGTATTAGATCCCCCATTTCTACCAGTTTTTCTGGTATAATACCATCTTTACATACATATTGGTATACCTTTTCCAATAATCCATGGGATTCATCTGGGTGATCATAGAAATTACCAATCTCTATAAATAAGTTCCCAGTAGGAGCTATCCTACCTTTATCCCATTCTTCTAAATCATTGAAGTAAGGTCTTATATATCCTCGAGTAGGTAAGGCTTCATGAAGAATGGAGTGTAATAATCTCATATCATTCTGAGTAGTTGCTACCAGATGAATATCAATAGTGATATCTTTGGTTTCATACGGGAACTCTGACATCTGATAATTGCCTGCCTCTAATTTATCTCCAATGATATATTTCTCTACTCCAATATCTCCAGGATAATAAGCAGTGCTTTCTATAGTTATCCTTGGACAAGTTTTAGGACCTCTTACCTGGTTATTACCTATACCAAATAAGTAAATGAACTTATCTATTGCTTCCTTATCTTCTTGGAATCTCTTTTCATTCTCTTGTGATAAAGGTAAATAATCCTCAGGATTAAGTCCCATCTTCTTTTCTAAGAGAACATTCAATAAGCATATATAGAAGGTTCTCTCTACTATCTCTTGTGAATTTACCATAATTACCTCCTATCTTATTTTCATTACATAAGCCAATACATAATATGGTGGCCTATTCTCATGAGCACTACCTCCACCAGTTACTTGGGTATCAGCAGAATAATCCGAATCTGGTATTTTATGATTAGGGAATGGTCGATTATTAGAATTGTCTCCCCATTTCTCATCTTTAAATGTAATCTTATGACTATGTGGTGGTATTTGGTCTAGAGTAAGAGTTACTAGGGCCTGCCCACCAGTATTACCAATACGTTCGTATTCATAATTTCTTGGATCATACCCTACTACAAATCTACCTCTTAAGTCTGGAACACTTATATAACCAGCTTTAGTAGAAGCAGTATTATACTTATCTCCAATAGCTTTATATAATTCTGGGTATTCTGCTATACTTACTTGACTTCCATCACAAAGTACATAACCTTCAGGAACTCCAGAACCAGACCATAATTGGATAAGACCAATATCCCCTCCAGCAGTGTTCTCTTTTTTACCCTGTCTACAAGTTACAACTACAGTTTTACCTGATTCATCCTGTATGAAAATTACTTGGCCAAGTTTATCATTATGAGTATTATCGTTTAAGCTCATGATAAGAGTAGTACCAGAGCCAGATACATCTCCCGAGTTTTCCCTAGTATAATTTACATTAACTGGATCACCAACTTTCTTTCCATTGATTACCATTTGTTTAGTAGATACAATAGTAACCTCTTTACTTTCTCCTGTAGGCTCAAAGTATAATTCAGTGGGTGAAACTCTGAAAGTGTATTCATAATTGCCTTCCCCTTTCTTGTGGATAAGCTTTACTTCTTTAGTTGACCCATCTACAGCTTCTACTGTTAAGATCTGAACTATATCTTTGTCCGTAGCATTCTTTTCTTCTGGTGTTACCGTTATAACAGTCCTACCTGAACCTTGATTTTTACTTATAGTGAATCCCATTATCTTCTATATTTCCTTATTTCTTTACGAAGTTCTCTTACTATAGTTTCCTTCAGAACCTTCTTACCACCAACTTGTTCGAAAGCTGGTGCCCATAGAGGTCTTGGAGGTAAATTACCACCTCTAGAACCATACTCTAACATGATAGCTACTTGGTTCAATGTTCTTTTACTAGTCCTATCACCCTTTCTGGTTTTCTTAAGGTTAGTAGGTATACCTACGTAAGTTCGATTCTTCTGTTTTACTATTTGTACTGATCTCAAATACTGACCCGTATAATTCAAAAGGGTATGCTCTCCATATCGTTTAATAGTATTAGCAGAGTGAGGATCCCAATGGGTTCCTCTTGGGGGAGTACCTGTTCTTAGGCATTTTTTCACAAGTCTGAGAAGTTGATTGCCGAATTTCTCAGTAGCTCTATCATAAGCATTCCTCATGATAGAAGGAGTTTCTGCAATTAACCTCTCAGCTCTAGCCTGTTCTTTTGGGTCAGTATATATCTGTAAGTCTCCCAAGGGAGTACTTATAGTTATGTTTACTGACTTACTTGCCATCTGGATTTTCCTTCGGTTTATTCAAGCCAAGTGAATCCATCATAAGGTTTATGGCTTGCTGTTGTGATTGTAATACTGATACTACATCTTTCCTGAATGAAGCGAATTCTTCATTGAATTGACTACCATTAGTGGGCTCTTTGTTTTCGAACATAGCAAGGATATTATCGCATTCCTTTATTATGTTCTCGTATTTACCTACATTATTAATAATACCAAGAGCCTGTGACCTTTGCAATGATACTTCGTTTACAATATTACTTCCAATTAGAGTGTAGTACACATTGTTATAAATACCCTCATTCCCATCCGAAGGTAAATATACTGTTACTGTACCAATGGAATCTTGAAGAACAATTTCTATAAGATTAGAAAAGCCATCACCATTTTCATTAGCTCTGGGTTTACTTTCTCCTACCTTTACTACTTTAGCTCGGTCAAAGATTGGGTACATTGATCTTCTGTCTCTTTCTAGAGTAAAGACTGAATCTCCTCTTTGTAATGATTTAAATTTCATTTCTTCCATACTGCATTATTTTTATTGATTAGACTTAATCCCATTTGAACCATACTGGGATTCTGTTTCATAAATTCTACTAGATTCAAGAAATTATAGTATCCATAGATATCTATCAGTCTTTGTGCTTCATCGGCTACTCTCTTTGCTACCTCTAAATTAGGAGCCGGTAGTTGCATTTGGAGAGTAAAGGTTTGTAGTTTATTATCTTCTTCCATGTTTCTTACTAGATTAAAACGAAAAAAGGGAAATACCCACTACAGGTACCTCCCTTTTCCCTAATCAACTTTAATAGAAATTATGCAGTTTTATTACCCAAAGCCTGTACTACCGAGTTAATAATGTTCTGATCTCTTTGAGCATCAACTACTCGATTCAGTCTAGCAATTTCTTGGTCTTTTGCAGTGTTCTCAATCAGACACTTAATCTCTTGCTGGCCTTTCATTACCTCGCAATGATTACGTTCTGCCTGAAGAGCTAATCTGTTTTCGGATTCTCTAACTAAGCTCTTAATTTCACAGCAGCAATTTGACTGTTGATGTTCCATCTGGCAAAGACGATCCATAACCCGATTGAACCCTGCTCCCATTTGATCACGAGAATCCCGGATATCAGAATTAGTCTTATAACCAAGATCACAAAGGCCACGTTCAGTAGCAAAGCGATTGTTAAGTACTTCTTTACCTACACCTTCTACTTGTCTAGATACTCCTGCAACTTCAGAAGTAACTCCACGAGCAGCATCAGATATGTCTTTGTAAATACCAGCTTTTGCTTCCTGAACAGTAGATTCCACTTTTTGGATATCAGCTTTTGTGTCATTGATTTTGTCCCACACAGAAACTGCAGCAGCACCAAAACCACCACCTACTAAAGCTCCACCGACAGCACCCCAACCGGAGCCCCATCCTCGATTATTACAACATTCATCACTATAACGATTACGATCCGCAACCACTACAGTACCTTCACCAGATTTAACTTCCATAATGATTTAGTTTTAAAGTTAATAATTAAATTTATCTATCAATAAATGTACTAGTGTTGTGTTTAGGATTAAATTGTCTAGGTGGGCCAAGAAACATCCCAATGATGGGTATTATTCCCCTCTTCAATCCTAAAGTTACCAATTGATAACCATAAACCTCTTACAGAATTATAGGCCCATACATAAACATTATCTCCAACCCCTCTATCCTTAGTAGTACTTTGAATAGAATTCACAGTTATTTTACCTTTTACTGAGTCTACTATAATACCCTCACGTATTAAGCTCATATCATACATAAAGTCAGAAGTATGAGGCATATTAGCCGTATCAAATAATCCCCACGTATCTTGATCATTACCATTTGAAATATTTAAACTTAATTCCAATCTGAAATTATTTATTTTAGCTTCTTGAACTATTGTCAGAGTACAAGTTTTATTGGATTCTCCCTGAGTAAAGGTAATAATTCCTGTTCTAGATGAACTACTGTTATTAATGGCTACCTTATATGTAGCCCCAGCACCTGAACCAGATATAGTAATCCAATCCACATTAGAAGATAAAGCCCAATTAAGGAATTGATTACCATTCTTCCTAGAATATACTCTTACAGGTCTATTGTATGATGAATCTGAACTTGGCCAACCAGAATAAGTAAGAGAAGTACTCAAAGAATCCCCCGAGTTTTCCCTAATACCAAACTCATAAGTTGAAGCACTCTGTTGTACAGTTTGTACTAACTCTCTATCTAAACCATTGGGTTGATTAGCTCTAATTGTAAGAGTTCTGCCTGAAGTCTTTGAGTTCTCAGGTATGGTAAGAGTTACTTCAAAGTAATAATCACTCAGATTAGTAAAGGATGCAGTTACTCCGGATGGCAAAATAAGAGTAGGTTTAATAGCTTCGGTAGAACTTAAAGAACCATTAACGTATTTACGTACATAACTTTTTATATAAAAAGAAATATTACCTCCTTGCCCTCCAATAGGACCCATGGCTAAAATATTAGAGTTATAACCACTACTTGGTTGAGTACTATGTTCAAATAGGCCCTCATACCTAACTACAGCTTTGTCCTGAGTAATCGTTAATCGAACTGGAGTAGCTGAATCATAAGTAAATTCTACTACATAAGTCCTAGAACGTTTCTCATTAGGATTCGGTGCTACCCTAATACTACACCCAATACTAGTACGAGTTATAGTAATATCGGATGAAGACCCGCTTACTACAGTGGCATTAGTATATTCGGATTTTATATTTTCTTGGTATACTCCATTCAAGTACTTATCATAGTTGGCATTTACTATCACATTGAAGGTTTGACCATCTCCAGATACATTCTTAGTAGTAGGATCTATAGACAGGTGATCTACATAAGTTACTTGACCTCCTTCCTGAGAAATTGAGATAGTCTGGTCTGTAGCAGTTGGGAAATCGAAAGTAACCGTAAAATTTCTAGCAGAACCACTATTACTTGGGATAGAAATACTATTACCACTAATAGAAGCCGGACTAGAAACTCTTACGGTAGCAGTTTCTGATTCTGTATAACTACTACCTTGACCATTCCAAGTATAAGTTCTACTTGCACTCTTAGCAGTTACATTAGATTGACCTCCACTGTAACTGAAAGAAGTTTTATCTACTCTACAATTATAACTCCATGGGGAATAAATTTTTCTACCTGCTGCCTGAGTAAATGTTGCCTGTAAGGTTTTACCTGAATACTTCTGAGTCCAAGTTACAGTAGTTGATCTACTATTAGTAGATGTATTATTGGGTACTACTCTACCTCTATTACCGTCGTAATCTGTAGTATACCAAGAACCTTCCGAAGTTTTAGTGACATCATTCGCCAAACTTTGAGAGATAGTAGTATTAACACCGTTTACTTGCTTAACTCGATTAGAAGCATATGAACCAAATGGGTATGTACCTCCAGTAGCTGGAGCATTAAAAGAAGGATTACCATTCGGATCCCACTGGAATGTATAAATCCATTGCTCGGCATTGATATCCTCTAATTTGACACATTCATTGTTACCATAGCTAGCAGCATTGCTAATCACAATAACCTTGTCAATATTGGAATTCTTACCATTATTGAGTGCTAACAACTCAGCCTTGGTAGGGCACTCATTAGAAGTCTTACCAAGGCCGGTCTTATTCAGAATAGCACTCCAAGTTGCTATTTCTGCCATATTACTTATTGTTTAATTGTTTCTTAAAGTCTTCGAATTCTTTTCTCAATAACTTAACTCCCTCGAGAGCCATGACACTGAGCATTTCGTATTCTACCACTTTTACTTTTACGTATTCCTGACCATCTTCTCCAACGAAAGTTTCGAATCTAGATTGGTTAGGTACTTGAGAAGCAGGTATAGTATTCTCTGATACCAACAGCGGTTCGATTTCCTCTAAGCTCTGAGCAATAGTTCCCACTTGGTATTTACCGTTCATCTTGAAGTGAACTGTAGGTATATTGCAGATTTGGTCCAGAGTATGGTTCAAATTCTCTACTTGAGATTTTAATCTACCATCTGATTCCTTCCAGAAACCAGAAGCTGCAGTAGTTTTAGCAAATACTACTTGGTCGGTAGTTGCCAATCCCAACTGGGTTCTAGTTACATTATGAGGATTGTCTTTTCTGTTTGCATGAGTATTTAAATCAGTCTGAGCTTTTGTACCTGCAGCCTTAGCATCTGCAATAGCAGTAGCTTGAGCAGTAGATACGGGCATATTTGCTGGAGCTAAGTTCTGTACATTACCTAAACCTACCTGAGCTTTGGTTACACCATGAGGATTACTCTTATTATTTATATGAGCATTTAAGTTATTGGTAATGGTAGTATCTGCAGCCTGTCTAGCCCTGGATTCATCTGAGATAAGTTTATTCAGAGCAGTTTTAGCAGCATCGGTATAAGCCTTAGCTTCATTCAAGGCATTAGTAATATCTCCATTCAGACCAGAATTAAGTTTGTTGAACATCTCAACTGTTATTACTCCAGCTCGATTAGCATTAGCAGCTAAAATTTCTAATGTCTGTGTAGTAGCTTCACCATATACTCCATCAGCTTTAGTAGATTTATTAATCTGTACCCAAACTTTATCCGTATTCTGAACTACTCCTTTACCAGAAATTATAATAGTACCCGGGATAGAATCAAAGAGTTTCTTATCTGCTGCAGTTTGTACACCAGCTAAGTCTTCAGTAGCAGCTGGGATAGGTTGATTATAAGTATTTACACTTACAGTATTACCAAAATCTGAACATTCGAAATTTAACCTAACTTCTGTAGCATTTCTAGTCCAAGTATTCTGATCTTTAATATGAGAATAAAACTTTAGATTATCATTCAAAGATTTTCTCCAATCAGCTAAAGATTTACCCTTAGCACCATCATAAGCAGTACCAGTAACTTCTCCAAGTATCAGCGAAGAAGTATTACTATCTACAAACTGAGTACCTGACCAACGGAATTGATAAGGAGGTTGTCCCGAAGTAATATTCAAATATATCTTACCTGATTCTCCAGTGATGGGGTTCTGATGATCCTCATCAGAATATAAGTTGATATTACTCAGCTTTCCAGTTTCACTGACATCATAAGTAGCATAACCTTCGATAACATCATCTACATAAGAAGGCAATTGACTAGAGGGTACTAATCCGTTACCATCCAAAGAAGCAAATCCATTAGCCTTACCCTTAGTTGCTACAAAGTCATCATGTTTCTTCTCTAAAGCTTGTATAGAAGCATTAGAAGAAGATTCAAGAGCAGCTATTGCATCCTTTCTATCCTGAACCTCTTTTGCTATAGCATTGGGTAATGTCTCATCCAACTCGGTCTTATCAGCTGCAGACATTGTACCAGCTTGAGTAGTTGAAGCTACTGGTAAATCAAAAGTAGTATTATCATCTTTATATACTCCTTCGTTTACAGTTTTTCGGTTTACTGATATTGTAACTTTGTCCGCATCAGAAGTTGCCCCTTCTCCAACAACTACAGTCTGAGGAATAGAATCAAAGAGTTTCTTATCTGCTGCAGACATTACCCCGGCTTCTGTATCCGTAGCAGATTTAATAGTAGTAAGTTTCGGTAACTCTTCTCCAGTTTCTATTTCTGTAGAGGTACCATTAATTGTAACCTGGGTACCATTGTAGGTAGTATCCTCAAAATCAAAATTAGTATCTACTATACGATCCAACTCGGTCTTATCAGCTGCAGACATTGTACCAGCTTGAGTAGTTGAAGCTACTGGTAAATCAAAAGTAGTATTATCTTCCTGGTAAGTTCCCTCTATCTCATTTACAGTCTCCCTATTTAAAGCAACTGTAACTTTGTCTGCATCAGGAGTAACACTTTCCCCAACTATTAAAGTTTTAGGAATGGAATCAAATAACTTCTTATCTGCAGCGGTTTGTACACCAGCTAAGTTTTCAGTAGCAGCAGGTATATCTATATGGAAATCATTTTGCTTTTGTATACCATCATCAGAATTATAAGTACTTCGGGTTACATTAGTAGTAACCCTATCTACCTTCGGGGTATAAGTAGCTCCAGTAATTATATTATCAGGCATAGAATCCCATTTCTTTTTATCTGCTGCCGACTGAAGACCAGCTTGAGTGTCTGTGGAAGCTGGGATAGCAAACTTACGAGCCATGGGTTCTCCATAAATATTCTCTTCTCCCTTTACGGAACTCTTAAAGTTTACTTCAGCAGAAGTACCATTGATAACTAGGTTCGGGTCAATTTCCGTAACAATAGTTAAAGGTAAAGCCTCAGATGTAGCCTCTTCTTTCCTAATACGTTCATCTAAGCCATTAGTGATATCATTAAACTTATTATCAAGGGCAGCATCAGCATCTTTTCTATCCTGGATTTCCTTGTCAATACGTTTACCCAGGGCATTATCAGCAGCAATTCTTGCAGCTTCTTCAGCATCGATATTATCCTGGAGAACTTTATCTGCAGCAATACGTTCATTACGTTCTGTAGTAAGATCCTGAGTATTCTTATCTACTTTAGCTTCAATACGAATATCCTCAGCCTTTCTAGCCTCAATTTCTGTATTCAACAGTTCCTTGATTTCAAGATAACCAGTACTTTGATTATTCTGAAGGCCCTGGATTAATTCCAAATTTCTCTGGATATTTGCCGAGTTCTGATTGATAAGAGCATCCTGGTTATTCGCTCTTGCCAAGAGTTCAGTACGAGTTTCAGTAACATAAGTTCTTAAACCCTCTACTACATTGTTAATACTATTACCCAGATTTATAAGCCTAGTTTCCAATCCCTCATCACCATCAATACGGTTTTGAGTTTCGGTTTCAAGCTTAGTAGTTAACTCAGTAAGTTTCTGAGTCATGGTAGTTGCAAAATTGGGGTCATTCCCTAATGCTTGTGCAATCTCTTCTAGAGTATCCAATATTCCAGGAGCAGAACCAATAACCTTTTGGATTGCAGCTTCTACTTGTTCGGCATTCTGGTAGTTAGAATCATTTTCCAACTGAGATACCTTAGTGATGTAGTTAGCAAATTCCTGGATGTTATCCAACTTAGCTTTTAATAAGTCGGTAAAGTCATTTGAAGAAAGCTCTTTGCCATCTACTTTATCAACCTTTCGGTCATTCAAGTTTTCAACAGCCTGAACTCTATTTGATACTTCCTGAGTAATCTTATTCTCTAACAGAGTGTCTGCCTGAGTACGATTAAGGGTTTCGGTATCGATATTATTCTGAAGCTTGGTATCTTCTTGTAGTCTACTTTGAGCCTCATCACTGATATCTTTAGATATAGCTACCAAATCATCTTTGTGATTTTCCATAGCTGTAGTCAGAGAATCCTTAATGACTTGTTCAGCAGCCTTAGCTCTTTCTACTTCGGTTTGAATGGCAGTAGTGTTATTAGTTACTTTCTCACTAAGCTCATCTAAAGAACCGGTTACTCCACTATTAAGACTATCTATTCGGGTACTTAAAGCATCATCTCCTGCCTTACGATCTTTAATCTCCTGGTCGATTCGAGCATTGATTTTCTCATCTTCATTTGCCCGAGCAGCAGATTCGGTATTCATCAAGCCAGTGAACTTATTATCTAATAAAGTATCTGATGAAGTTCTATCGGAGATTTCCTTGTCAATATTCTGTTGTAAAACGGTATCACCAGCTTCTCTCTTTGAAATCTCAGTGTTCAAATTGATAGTTACATTATCTACCTGAGACTTAAGATTAGTATCGGCATTGGCTCTTGCTTCAGCTTCTGCATTAATCATGCCTTTTAATTCGGCATAATCTTCAGCTTCCTTAGTAATCTGGTCATTCAATCTGTCAGTATTACGTTGGATATTTGCCTTGTTAGCATTTACTTCTGTTTGCAAAGCATCTATCTTAGCCTGAAGTTCATTTTTAACAGTATTTACTGCATCCTGAATGGATAGGGCTAATTCTTGTATCTTAGTAGCATTAGCAGTTACTCTGGTATCTAATGCAGCATCAGCAGCCTTACGATCCGTTTCTTCCTTAGTGATAGCAGTCTGTAGTGCAGCATCTGCATCCTTTCTATCCTGGATTTCCTTGTTCAGACTAGCTTGAATACTATCGGTGTTACCAGTAATCTTATCTACCTCATTATCAACATATTCTTTCAGCTTAGCTTCAAGAGCAATATCAGCTTCTTTACGGTCAGAAACTTCTTTATCTACATTAGCCTGTACCTGAGTATCAGCTTCTGTACGATTAGTAATTTCCTGATTCAATTGCTCGGTGATAGCAGCTAATTTCTTGGTAATAGTAGTTGCAAAGTTGGGATCATTACCCAAAGCATCAGCAATTTCTTTCAAAGTATCAAGAACCTCTGGAGCTTCTCCGATAATCTTTTCAATAGCTGCCTGAAGGTCTGCTTCAGTTTGATAACCAGCATCATTGATAAGCTGAGATACTTTCGTGATATAGTTGGCATGTTCTTCAATGCCATCCAATTTAGCCTTGAGAATATCAGTAAAGTCGTTTTTAGTAAGAGAATATCCTTCTCTTTTATCTACCTTACGATTATCTAAATCTTTATCTCCAGCAATACGTTCTTGTTTTTCTTGCTCTAGTTTTTCAAGCAATTCCGTTTTATCTGTACCTGCCTGAGTTTTCAAATCCTCAATCTTGTGGTCAAGGATTTCATCTTGAGCAATACGAGTTTCTTTTTCGTTATCAATATTGTTCTGAAGTAGGGTATCTGCATTCTGACGATTCTGAGCTTCTTGAGTAATGTTCTGCTGTAAACCGTTATCTGCATTCTGACGGTCAGAGGCTTCTTTTACAATCTGCTGATGTAATGATTCATCCTGAGCAGTACGAGCTGCCGCTTCTGCATTAATCTTAGCTTCTAATTCCTGGTCTGCAGTTTTACGGTCACTGATTTCGGTGTTCAGTTTAGATTCTAATTCTACATCTGCATTAGCTCTTTCTGAAGTCTCGGTCAGAATCTTATTATTTAAGTCGGCAATATCCCTAGTATGGTCTAATTGTACTTGATGAACAGCTTCGGTTAATTTCTCATCAGCAGCTCTACGTTCAGCAGCTTCTTTTTCTACCAGTTCCTTAGCATATTCTTTAGCTTCAGTTAGGTTATTGTCGGTCTCTACTTCCAAATCACCAACCCGGTCTTCTACCTTTTGAATACGATCATTGATTGCTTCAATCATCTTAGTAATATCCTGTACTACTTTAATGATAGTGGCATTCAACGTATTAACTGAGTTAACCAAGTTATCGTTCACAATCTTAATCTGAGAAGCTAATTCGTTTTCACGGTTCTTAGCTCTGGTTACCTCAGCTTCTAATTGAGTACGTAATTCGGTTAATCGGTTAGTGATATTGGTAGCAAAGTTCGGGTCATTGTTTAATGCTTCAGCCAATTCTTTCAATGTATCCAAAGCATCATCAGCACCATCTACTAAGTCATGTATATATTTCTCAACTTGTTCTTGAGTTTGATATTTCAAGTCGTTTTCTAGTTGAGAAACTCTAGTAACGTAGTTAGCATGTTCCTCAATTCCATTCAGTTTTTCTAGCAATTCATCGGAGAAGTTGTTTTCTGACAAATCCCAACCTTCTTTCTTATCTACCTTGTTTGCAATCGATAAGAAGAATGCCCAGAACTCTTTAAGAGTTCCAACAAAACCATGAGCCAAAGAGTCGTCATAATAACCCTGTAATAGCCGTTGGTCAATCTCTTCGCAAGTGTAGTATTTACTAACGTACATATGTATATATTTTAAGGTGTTACTTTATTTTTTCCCAATAACAGTTCTGAGTTATTACCTCTGAAGTATTCTTTTTCTTTACCGGCAAAAGCATTTGGGATATCATCTGGATTATCTGGTTCAACATCTCCTCCATCCTCTATATCCCCAACTACTACGGCATAATCAGGTAATTTCCTAACTCTGAACTTAATAACTTGGCCAAAGCCGATATGAGGTATATCTTTATCCCATACCTCTCCAAAGTAATCTTGGTAATTTGATACGAACTTCATACCAGTCATAGATTGCATGGTAGTAGCCGAATTACCAGTACCAGGCATTTCTATGTGAACTCCAGAAGGTCCATTCAAGATTATAAGATTACTGTCCCACCAATCACCATCTACATTGTTAAGCTTAGTGAAACGTAACATTAACATTTTCATATCTTTATGGATTTTGTTCTACGAATTTGATTTTAGTATCTCTATCCCTTTTAAGGATTACCAAGAATACCAAAGCTTCATCCTTAGCCTGAGATACTTGAGTATCCCCAGATGGTTTATATACTATCCCATTAATAACAAATCTATCCTCAGACCAGTTAAAGTTCCAATAACCTTCTTGATTGAGATATCCGATTTGTTCTATGTAATTCTTTGAAATAAGTATAGAAAGGTTCTCATCATCTAATTCTCCAGGAACAGTAGCTTTATTAATAGGCCAGTTCCTAAAAGCATTGTAGTAGCATAAAGCTTCTATGGGAATATTATAATATCTTGGGCTATCATCCTCAGCGTGGTCTAGATATTGATTAACATGTTTAGCCCAAGTAATTGTTTGTCTTCCAGCATCCCAGTCTAAGAAATCAGTGATAATCTTTTTATACCTATTCCAAGAATGGTTCTTAACCATTCTCCAAGGTTCTTTTGTCATGACTTCTTATCTATTATGGTTAACGAAGATTTACTTGCTTTATTGAGAGGAGCTGTTGGATTAGGTCCTCCCAAGGGAGTTGGTTTTCGATGATTTACTACTCTTGGTACTACTAACCGTTCGATTTGATCACAGAATGGTAAGTATATCTCTAACCTAGATGCCAGCATACATAGATTCTTTCTTAGTTCATCCATATACCCTCCAGGTTGAATCATCTTTGAATAAGTACTCCATAAGCTAGATATACTTTCGGATATCTTATCATAATACTGTACCTCGGTAGGACCTGTAGTAATTTGCTTTATCCTATCTCCTCTAGCATGTTCTCCAGGTGAATCACCATCTTGGTCTGGTCCATGAGATTCAGTGGAGATAATTTCTCTAAAACTGTTTCCTGCAACCAACAGTATATTTTGTATTTGTATATTGAGATAATCCCATACTGCCAATTCCATAATTAATTGGTTTTCTAGTCCCTCATACCATAATTCATCATTATATTTATCTGGTGGTATAACATGGTTTACTAGTGGGAAGATATATAATTGCCATTTAGTGATGTATGCAGTTTTATCTTCTATGGTCATACTCTCATTTAATTCCTTGGGAATATACCTATCTATCAAATTATAAATGGTATCTTGAAGAGTAGTATGTCCATAATTACATACAACTACGGTTCGAGTACAAGTCAAATCTAATCCATCAGAATTAGTGACATGTAGGGTTACATCATAAAATCCAGACTTCTCATAAGAGTAAGATTGATGTCTTCCACCATTGAAAACCTCTCCCTTATCATCGCCAAAGTCCCAGTCAAAAATGGATTTGGCCGGGACTTTGGTTAATACTCTAAATGAAACTTCCAGACCTGATGTTACATATGTGAAGTCTAGATTCTTTTTCATTTATATTCGGATTTGTTTATTCTTTGTTTTCTTCGAAATCTTCAAGTAAAACTTCAAGGATATCTTTTACGGTATCTTTCGGATCAGCTTCGATTTCATGTTTCTTAGCAATCAGCTTAGCTTCTTCAAGTGAATAAGCTTTGGCAATCTTACTGATTTCCATACCCTTTGCAAACTGAGCAGCTAGCTTCTTGTCAAGCTTTTCGATATCCTCAGCAGTATACTTGGCAGTTTTGTTCTTATCCGGAACTAAAACCAAGTGGCCAGAAACTAAAGCTCTCTGAATACGTTTTGTTCTGTACTGACGGGCAGTAAGTTCTCTCTCTTCGCCTTTTGCAATTGAAATACCTGTTACCTGGTCGTTAAAACTGTAGGCATTAGTTCCAACTGTTACAATATAAGTAGTAGCCATAATTTTTTATTTTAGGTTATAATATAAAACCCCGAACAGAATGGATTGAAACTGTTCGGGGAGAAATTAGACAAAAATACAATGAAGAAATCCCGGATATTATTCTAAGTTAACCAATAGGTATGGGTCAATGTTCATGAAGCTCGGGAATCCAGCTTCAGAGAATTTCTTGTTAGCTGCCAACAGAAGAACAGCATCCTGGTACATCTTAGAGAAACCTGTAGTCAGAGAAGCATATACAGCTTCAGTCTGATTAGATACGATTCTTTCTGATTCAAGCATCAACTGTTTAGCAGTAAGCTTAATCAAGGCAGCACTGGTATCTACCATCAACAACTGCTGATCGGGAGTTCCCGGGTGAATATAGAAGTCAGCCTTGTTGGGAACCGGAGACTTGATATTCAGTGTAGCTTCTGTAGTTCCTGAGTGACGTTCTTTAAATTCAGGCAAGTTCAACATCTCGATAGCCTGGTCTTCACCACCAATCATAGTAGTAAAGTTACGGCCCATACGAGCAGCACGAACCCAGATATGCAACAAGTCTTTATAAGTAATACCGTTGGTTGTTTCATATACACCAATAACCGGAGCAGATTCAGAACCATCAGCTTTGTTACCGTTCATCAAAACATCCATTGCCAAAGTATCCATAGCATAACCCAACTGAATACCAAAGTCACGGAGATAGATTCCCAATACATCGATTGAAACGTAGTTTTTAACTTCGTCAGTAAGTTTAAATCCTTTACCGATTTTGAACAGAGAAACTGATTTCTGTCCGAAGCTTACATCTCCCAAAGGAATTGTTTCTGCTTCATTTACCTTAGCGGGAGCAGCATCCGACATATTTACCATCGGCATAGTTACCTGCAAACCATTAATTGATTGGTCTGAAGCAATGATGTTCGGGTAGAAAGGTGCCTGGCGCATACCTGTTGTAATAGCAGCACGGATGATTTCCGGTACAATCCAACGGATATTCTGTTGCGGCATAGTGAAGATGTTCTGCATTGTATCAATCTTCGGATTAATGCCCAACTTTTCAAAGAAGGCATCCTGTGATACACCATATTTACCCTGTACCAGTTCTTCCAGAGTAACTTCAATAGGCAATGTGTTGTTGGAACCCTGACGGTATGCTTCCAAACTTCTTACCATTTCCGGAAGTTCCTTTCTAAGGTCTTCCATTTTCAATTGTGCAAATTCTGTATTCATTGTTCTTTTAATGTTCAGTTAATGATTAGCGTACCAATACTTGAATAATATCATTAGCTTCATCAGCCGGTACGATGCTAATGAATTTTGTTTCATCGGCTGAAGTTTCAGCAGTGATGAAACGGTCAATCAACAGGGTATCTGTGGGTTTTACATAACCACATTCCATAGCCTCTTTAGCTACCCAGTTTACAACCATGAAAGCTTCTACAGCTACAGTTACTTCTACGGGGAAATTTCTTTGAGCCTGATAAGCTGGGTTAATGTTGTCAGTTACAGCTATACCCAGATAAACCTGGCTGCCATCTCCACCCGGGATATAAGGTTCGATATTACCATCGGTATCCAAAGCTACCGGCATACCCTGATGAATAACTTTGTTTTCTTTTACACAGAAAGCCTGATGCAACTTGTGAGATTCGCTCTTATAGATCACCGCTCTGGGAGTTTTTTCACCAAACAGGGTCATCGGTTGATCCTGATTTACCAGCTTAGTAGTAGGATGTGTATTCATATTCTTCTTATTTTAGAGATTATTTTAATTTGTTTGAATAGATACCTTTCAGAATCTCTTCAGTACTCTTTTCGGAATTCTGAGCAGTAGCTTTGTTATCAGATTTATCTTCTGGCTCAGCTGCAGAAGAAGCACGGCTTACATCGTGAGAACCGCATTTAGCACAGGTCATTGGGAATTTTTCTTCCAATCGAGCTTGGTAATCTTTAGTAAGAGAGATCAAAGTTACCATGCCGGTAGTTTCGGCATTCAACATTGTAACGATAGTTTCATCAGCTTTGTCACCCATAAGTTTTTTATAGGTTGCAACGGCATTTCCACGGAGAGATGCAATGTGGTTTTTACCTACCTGAGCCATTTCCTTCAGATTTGCAACTTCTGCATTCAGATTAGTAACCTGTTCTGTAAGAGAAGTTTTTTCTGTAGTTAAGTTATCCACAGTAGTCTGAAGAGTGTTACGAGAATTAACCAATTCCTGAATGGCTGCAAATGCAGTTTCCTCGTTCATCTCTGTACCTTCGGCAAGAGTAAGGCAATCTTTACCAAAGATTCTTTCTAAAAATTTTTGTAGTTCATTCATATCTTTATTATTAGGATTTTGATTTCCTTGGTTATCATCATAAGATTGGGAAGTATCGTTATTTTCACTGAACAAAGCTAGATCAGTTTTCATATCATAGAAGAAATACTGTTTAGACTTATCATCCCTATATTCTTCGTATGAAGCCCAAGTTCTCTTGGCAAAATTGGGATTAATGATTTTACCATCATCCCCAATCTTCTGAGCAAAAGCATCAGCTCCATGAGATACCAAAGAAGTTTCTAAGTATCTTACTACTTCAGTAACGATTCTTCGTACCATAACTCCCTTAGAATCGTAAGTACCCAATTTCTGGTAGAATTCATCATCTCCCATATTTGGGTGAGATTTATCCCACTTAAACTGTACTGTTACTGAATTAGAATGGATAGAGGGGGGATCCATAAGAATGCCTCTAGCAATTCTCGGATTTGCTTTACCATCAATCTTTAATATACCATTAATACCTGCAGGAATAACAAAAGAACCATCCTTGTATTTATCTTGCCAGATAACTTGTGATACAGCTCCAATAGCATTACCAATATTAGTCTCATGGTCACAGTTTACTGTTTGTCCTAAGAGCATTCTCATAGAAGCTTTTAATACCCCATTTTGACCAAAATCGGTAGGGTTCCAGTTCTTAGACACAATAGTTGCAGATAATAATCTGAACATTGGTTCTATAAACTCCTCATCTTTAGGAGTAAGTTCTTCTGGCTTCAAGTCAGGATAATAGGTATTATAATCTATTTCTCCTCCCCAAAAACCAAATTGACTGACTGACTCCTTAGAAGTTTGAGCCCATTTATAAAAATTCTCCGAGAAGGTTTGTGGTTCTATGGATGTTGGGATATACCCAGCCATTATAGTATGACCACTACCTATCACTAGAGAATCTAAATGTTCTCTGTTCTTTTTAGTAATCGGTTTACTCATCTTGATTTAGTATTTTGATCTCCTCGTGAAGGAGCCGGGTTATTTTTATCTCTTGATCTACGAGCGGATTGATTCTTATCGTCCTGTCTCTGTTTCTTCTTAGTACCCTCTTGTGGGTCTGAATTACCTCCCTTAGCAAATTGGTCTTCCAATGAAACTCTTGGTTCTTCTTCTGAAGGAGAATCATAACCCATTTCCCAAGCATATTGATATTGAGAAATGATACCTGCCTTGTAAAGTAAGTCAAGGTTCTGAATCTTATACTGTCTACCCTGTTGGATTTTAACCTCATCAGAGATAGTGGATGATCCCCAAGTAATGGATATTCCCTTACAATCAAAGCCAGCCAGACGTAGTTCTAGTTCATAAATAAACTTAAGAACATAAGAAACTATCATTTGGATATTCTTTAACTGACTTATAAGCTTAGAAAGCATAATACCAGTTGCTCCTTCTCCAATGGAAGCTTGTACTCCAATTAGGTTGCCATTTACTCCCAAACCATTAGCAACTGATTGCTGGTTCATATTCCAGGGTTTATCAATATTGCTCATCTCTTTTGAAGTAGAGTTAAGTTTAAACTGGTGGTCATCAATGTAACCAGTTACTACTCCATCCTTCATACCTTCCCTTACATTCTGTTTCAAACGTATTAGCTCCCTATTTAATCTTCTAGTGTAAGCTTCTACATTTTCATTAGGTTTCTGTTGTGGTTTTTCCATCAAAGCCTCTAGAAAACCAACCATACCACAGATTTCCATGATATGTTTAAAGTTAGTTTTCATATCATGCTGACCCTTTAATGAATCCAAAGATGCCATAAAAGGAGGTATTCCGTAAGGTTCATCAGTATCATTATACATACCAACATAACAGTAGGTCTCTGTATTAAGTTTGATATAATCTTGCTTATTCGAGCCATTCCAAAGAGTGTTCCTCTGATATGGACTGTATACACCATTATTCTCTCTTTTGAATACTATCCTATCTGGTTTGAGGAATAATATAGTAGCTAGACCCTCAAGCTTTTCATTTGGTACAGCTTCTACTGAGATAGCTCCACTAATCATCAATTGAACTATCATCTTGTTTACCAAGCCATCCATACCAGCAGTATAGTTAGACCATTTAGAGGATACCTTAGAGAGATGATCTCTCATCTTATCAGCCTCTTTATCGGTATTATTAGGGAAGGTTATGTTGTGACCAGTATTAGCAAGCTTAAACATATCCTGTAAAGCTATATTAACATCTGGATTCACTTTATATAAATCCCTTAAAAGCTGAATCACTTCAACACGAAAAGAAGGCGTAACCATCTGAGTTAAGCCTTTCAATGTATGAATGAAGTTACCTGGGTCATCATCCGGTTCCGATACTCTACCGGGTGAAATAGGTACCTCCTCTTTTTTACTTGGAGGATTAGCCTTGTTTTCTTGTATTGGAGATCGATTCCTTCTATCGAATCCAAAAAACTTAAGAATTTTCATTTCGGTTGTATTATTACATTAGTTTTTCCTTTTCGTATGTGATTACAAATAGCTTTACCAAATATATCATCATCAGAATAAACATCTCCTTCCAAATCCACATCTACAGCAGAAGTATTATTTCGGTGTTTACCCATGGCTACGGGTCTACCCAAACCATCATATATAAAGGTAGGAGCTTCTTGAACAAAGAAAGGATCTTTCACAATGATATTCTCTTCTCGAATATCTTGTTCTAGACCCTCTATGATTACTGAACGATTCTTTTGGGTAGTTAACCAACCTGGAGATTTATCAACCTCGGGTCTGGACTTACCTTTCTTTTTCAGAAGCTTTTGATAGTAGTATAGATTAGGGTAACCTTCTGACTGAAGAGCAGAAGTTACTGCTAACCCAACGTCGTTAGATTCTGGAGCTACAACAGCAAAATTAAATAATTGCCCAGTATCTCCCAGTAACCTAGCATATTTATCTACTGCCATTCTTCCCTTATACACAACTTGTTCTTCTCCCAGCTTGTCCATACAAGTGAAAGAAGAATAATCTGAGCCTCTACCTGTTGCAACGTCTGCACCGATAAAGTACTGTTTATTTGGATCTGGTTCGTTGAATTGTCTATACTGACGATTGAAACGATATTTTAAAACTGGATAATCACTTAAGCAATCTTCGATAGCCTTGATATCTGCCATATCAAATACTGTATTACCTGAAGAAAGAAAGTCTCCATCGATTTCTTGTGCAGTTCTTTTTGGACCCAATGCAGAAGCCATCTGGTCATACCAAGATTGATCCCGTTCTGGGTGCATCTGCCAATATAATCGAATAGCATTGAAAGGATTTCCTCCAGCTATAGCATCTACCCATGTTGAATGGTAAAAATTACACATACCGTATGGAGTAGAATTGATGATGGCTGAACCTCCGGTGGAAAGCGTAGGGAAGGCAGCTGCCCAAATAGCTGAAGCCCACCGAACGATTGCAGCCTCATCAATTACCAGGAGAGAAAGAGATTCTGAACGACCGGCTTCTGAAGATGTTGGGATGGATTCTATGAATGAACCATTATCGAATTCAATCATAGAGGCAGAACCAAATTCCCCAGTTCTTCCGTTAATGATCGGAGTTTGCATATACCATGGAAGATTCTTATACATGAACTTAATCTTCTTAAGTACCTTCTTAGCTGTTGTATCCTTAATGGAGATAATGTTTATCTTCTTATTAGGATGATATGATGCCAGCCATAAGCAGTACATGGATATAAGTTCTGTAATACCCGCTTGCCTGAACTTTAACAAGATATTGAATCTCTGGAGTATAAATTGGTATAGTACGGCTTTTTGATACGGATATAATTCAAATCGAACCTTTCCTCTCACTGGATGTATCACATAACAAAAAAGACTGAAAAAGAAAACATCAGTTGTAACCCTAGATAGATTAGATAATTCTTCTCTTGTAAGGTTAGTGGGTGTTTCCTGTATCTTCTTTGCCATAAAATCTAAAATTTATAAGTTACTACCAGTTCTAAATCAGTTTTGATACCTGAGAAATATCTTGGGTAATAAAAACTGTTTATCCCCAGTTTGTAATTAAATCTCTTAGTCTCGATTGAAATTCCTGTTCCCAAATCCCATAGATTGTTAAAGGGTCGGTACTTACCATAAACATAAGGAACTAATCTTATTCTAGATTTAATTTCTTGTGTGGTAAGTTTTCCGTTATACCAAGAATACTTGTAGTTATTAGTGTCGATATTGAATAACCTACTAGAATAAATTCCCGAGTTTTGATTAAGGAAACTCAATGTAAGTTGATTCTTATCGATTACTAATTGAACAAGAGAATCCTTCTCTGATATCTCTGCTGAATCGGTACCGCATAAACCCTGGCTAACCGAAGAATGCGGAGAATTGTAGAGAAGGATTCTACTTGGGTTAAGTAAATTATCGTAGGAAATTGGCAGGAAATCTTTCCTCAAATAAATTGTATCAGTATGTTGAATGATCTCTTTATCAGGTAACATACTGAGTTGTTGATTCAGTTTGTAATTCCTGAAGCAAAGGTAAATAGTAAATCCTAGTAAAAGGACTACCATGGCAATCTTAAGCTTCTTCATCTTTTGATCTGAGATAGGCATCTTTTGTTTTGTATCTATCGATTATTACTCCCAAAATTACTTTGAAATTATTACTGAAGTCAGTAGTCGGAATTCTAAATCGAATATCAATCCCTTTTGAATCTTGAGTAATACTCATTCTGATTTTTCCCTTGTGACTCTTTACAACTCGATTATAAAGAGTTGCTAAGAGATTAAACATACTCTTCAGATTTTTCGGTAATATCTCTGTTCTGTATAAAGTTTCTTTGTTCATTGTTACTTGAGTTTTTCGGTTTCAATTCATAATAGTCAACTCACTCTATATCAGGTGCTTGGCATTCATTTGCCAAGTCTGGCATAAGCCAACTAATTCAAATTCAATCAGTTACGAAACTGGCTTTGTTTTTCCCTTAACAATCCCTTTTCCTGATTGATTCTTATATCAGTATTCCTTATTCCAATATTCCTTATTCCAATACCCTTTAAAAGCCTATTAGATTTATATAGGGGGGATTCACTTGAAATTAAGGCATTTCTTAAACCATAATCCTACTTCATATACTGACCCTTTGCTCAAGGTATACCTAGCTTTATTTAACCAGTAATGATAAGTCTTAGGATCCCAAGTTGCAAATCCCCGAATAAACACTCGGTAATTTTCGGGGAATCCCATAATTGCCTTGAAATCATAAATACCCAAAGGATACCCATCAGGTCTAAATTGCCTATCTGAGGGTCTGAGTGTTAAAGGTGGTTTATCATCTTCCAATCGATATACTCCCGGGAGAGTACTCATTTTAGCAGTTTTAATGGGCCATTTCTTTTCATCTTTGAAATCATGAGTCCAAAGTTGTCTTACTTGTCTGACTGTAAGATTTTTCTTTTCGGGTAATTTCCGATAATCATACATGGCTAAAACTTTATCAGAGAATGGAATCAAAGCTTCCTGTGGGGCTTGTACTAGTAAATCTCTAGTAAGTTTTGGAGTATTTACTTGGAATACTTCATTAAAAGAATTCAAATACTCTTTTCCCTTGTCTAAATGAACTCCGATAATTACTAATCTTTTTCTTGATACTTGGGAGTTTCCGAAGTCAGAAACGCTTCTTTCGTGAAAAATAAGTTTATAGTTCTTAAAGAAGTCCGTTAACATTTCTTTAGAAATGAGAGATAGCAATCTTGGTAGGTTTTCTATAAGAAAGAGAGCGGGTTCGTAATATTGAATTGCTTGGAATACTAGTTGTATACTTTTATTACTTTTAGGGTCTCCAAGAGCCTTCGATTTAGATAATCTCATTACTGAGCAACTACCACAATCTGGGCTAGATAATATAATATCTGGATGCCAATCTTTGGGTAATTCATAACCTTTTAAGAAAGGTATACCCTTGAAATTAGCTTTCCATTGCTCTTCTTTAGCTGTATGAAATACTCCTCTAGGTTCAATATTTCCTAATATGTTATACTTAGTACTATTTTTAAATGGGAATAGTAAGGCGGCGCCGCCTGCACAAACTCCTAAAATATTCTTTATTTTCATTTTAATTTAAATTTATGAAAGAAAACCTATTACCGTATTACCCATCTTATTATATTAATGAAGATGGTACTGAAGTATATCGAAAGAACTCATTCATTAGTAGTAAAGGCAAGATTTACCAAAAGAACAAAGGGTCGGATTGGTATAAACTACGTATCAAAGTTTGTAGTGATGGTAGACCTAAAGTAAATCTTTGGAAAGACAATCATAGAGTTAAAGTAAGAATTCAGAGGTTAGTAGCATTAGCTTGGATTCCAAATCCAGAAAACAAACCCTATGTATGTCATAAGGATAACAATCCTTTAAATAATCATTATAAAAATCTATACTGGGGAACTCCAAAAGAAAATGCTCAACAATGTATTAGAGATGGTAGATTCCATTTTAATTCTGGTTGGAATGCTTTTTCTGATAGAAAGAAGTATAGAATATATAGATTTATGTTACGTCATCCCGATTATACTGCTAATGAGATTGCTAAAAAATTTAGTACTGGGAGATGTATGGTATTTAAAATTAAGAAGAAATATGGATCGTAAATCCCCCATACTCCCTCCCAGTACTTTTAAGTCTTTCATTTCTTATAACTTCTCAATTTTATGTACTTGAACCAAGCATAATGCTTCCTAGTTGAAATATAATCCAGGTTCGAATCATTATTATGAGCTTCTTCCTCAAAACTTACATCATGATACCTTTCATTCTGCTTGTCCCATTTAGCAAAACAAAGGATGATTAAGTACTCGATTCCATACCAAAGGTAGAAAAATACCCATAACATCTCAGCCATTTGCTTTGAATGTATATGTTCATGGTTATAATCTACCTCAGTAAACTTAGCCCCCTTTCTTACAAACACTAAACCAAAGATGTTGATAGCTTTGTATCCCTTGAAAGGTATAAGGTTGTTGTAGATTACTTTCATAGCTTGTCTTTAAAGTTTTCATAGGTATTTCTTAGCTTTTGGTCGTAGTTATTGTCTTTGTAACCAGGACCATTATATCCTTTAGCGAAGGCATCCCAGTCTTTTGCCTTCAAATGCTTCACTAAACCGGAGTTATAGAGGAAATGATACATCAATTCTAGCTGCATTTCATGAGATTCAGACATCTTTTGGATCATTTCATCCACTGATTGACATCCACAAAGCTGATAATTGAAGCCCATAATCTGTCCCAATCCCCAAGAAGTAGACAAATTAGCACAAGTTTCATCAATTTTACGAGCTGATAGGAGTCTTTTCCACTCTCCTTCTCCTCCCAGGTAGAATTCTTTGGTCCATTTTTGATAAACCAGAGTGGGGTTTCTCTTAGCCAAGTCATATAGATAGGTTCTTTTACCCTCTCTATCCAACTTTTCTTTCAATTGTTTCCACATTATGTGACCTTCGAAGAGTATTTGAGGTCTACCAGAGGGTAAAAATCCGTCTCGATTACCGCATTCTACTACGGTGACAGTCTTTAACAGAGCTGGTTCAAGGTTTAACTTGTTTGCAACCTTGGCAATTAATTCGTTAGTAAGTTTATCCATAATATAAATTCTTAGAGTTTACATTAAAGAGGATAAAGTATTGCTTGTAGCCTTTCTTAGGTAGGTATATCGAGTTCTATTTATCAATGAATAAATAATTTAATTATGGATATAGGAAAGAAACAACAGATTATGGTTGATTGGTTTAGGAAAACCTTAGATGAATCGAAGAAACCCTGGAATACCCAGGTATATTTGATAACTGATAAGTATCATGTTTACATTGCCAACAAGGATATCAGATTAATAGGAAGTAATTTCGGTAAAGCAATCGATAGACCCTTGAAATATTTCTTATTTACTGACGGTAAGATACAGTATTTCAACAGTATAGAATTTCTTGGCTATTTGCCTTTCGAATTAAGAGACGAATACCCAGTCAATTGCAAACCTCTCAATCCTTGGGAATACGACTACTACCGTCAGCATGGGATAACCTCAGAAGATTTGCAGAATTTATTCAATAATGATTGATATTTAAAAATAAAATAGTATATTTGTATAACAAAAATAAATACATTATTTATATGAAAAAAGAAGTAATAAAACTCAAAGAGGGTAACTCGGTAATTTACCAAGACAAAACCCTAATGGAAAAAGCAAACGTAGTATCTATCGATAAAAAGAACGGTACTGCAATATTATCTAACAAGGTAATAATCACTAGAACAACAAATCTAGATGGTCAATTTACTCGATTAGATGGAAAAGGTAATGCAATAATCCTACCTTGTACTCCAGAGAATGAACAGAAGTACAATTCCTTTGTTGCATATCACCAATCCAAGAAATCCTTAGAGGCAATCAAAAAATGGTTGGATGATAACGGGAAACACAAGGATGATGAAATCCTTGAGAAAGTGATAACCTTAGATAAGAAACTTAAAAAATTAATTGAAAAGCTCAATGAATAGTACTTGGATAATATTAGGCATAATCTATGGGATATGCCTAATCCCCTCTATATTTCTAACCAAGCTGTTATGTCAAGAAATCAGGATGATAAGACCTCATCTATTATTCCTTACAATCTGGTTAGTATTACCTTTATTTCCTATTTACCTAATATTCTTTAAAAAGAAAAACAATGGCTAGAATTAAAGATTACGACGAAGATTTATCTGCTCCCAAACTACTAAGGGAAAGGGCAAGAGATAGCAAGGGTAGGTTCATTAAAAAGGACCTACCATCCTACCTAGGAGCTGAGCAAGTATTAAAACCTAAGAATTACTATCACTTCGATAGTCACGGTAATTATAAGGGTAGCTCAATGAATTTTGATGCTCTAGTATTACTTGGCTTTACTTGGTTTAAGTTACTGGGAGTAGCATTAATGATGTTACTATGGCCCATAGTATTTATATATGCCCTTAATGATGGAATAGGGGGATACCCATTTAAGAAGTATGCAATCCCTTATACTTTTATCCTAGTGGCTTGGTTTATAATATTCTTATATGGATTAGCATCATGAGCAATATAGATGAAGAAGCAAAGGATAACTTCACCATAGAGATGAGGATATTCGAAAACTATGAAAAAGTGAAGTATGAGATAATCAAGGTAATTGATTTCCTAAAACATGCAGAAACTAATATGGGAATGTGTAAGATATTCGATAATCAGAACCATGAATTCTGGCATAGTGTAATTAAACCTTGGTTCCAACCTGAAAGGTTTAATATTACCCATCTCTGGTTTTCTTCAGGATTTAGTCACATAGGTTATGGAGAGTATCATATCATAAAAGGTAATAGATGGTTGAAGACTCCCCTAGATAGGATTAATAGAGAGGATTATATATTTGGGTATTGGTTTCCTACCTATAAGAAGTATATCCCGTATAGAATTAGGATTTTGAAATTGGCTTTAAAGGATTTGGAAAGGATTAAGAAAGAATATAGTGATAAGGTTTGATGACAATAAGAGTATTCTTAAAAATGCCAGAGAATAAAACATCTCTGGCTTCTTTGTGTGTTGGGTCTTGGTATGCCCTTAACGTGTGTGTAGGAAAATTTTTGTGTAGTATGTTCAAGGCTTTTCTAGGCAATGCCCTTAATACGAAAGCCTAAAAATACCAGGTACTAAATGCGGGGTACGGTAGCCCTTATTTAGAATGAAGCAAAAAAAAAGTAAGGGACAAACATTCTCTTACTTTTTAAAAAATTTTATTTTCTTTTATTTTCTTGTTTATCCCATGCATAAGCAAAAAAACTTAATATAGTGAAAATAAATATCCAGCATAAGATTCCTAAAACAAAATTCATAAGTTATATTTTATAAGTAGGGAATTAATTCCCTACTTTGATTAAACAATTTATTTTTTTACAATCTGTAAAGCCTTTTTCAAAATATCTTTGTTTGTTTCTTTCATATTTTCAGAACAAACAGAAGAAAGTGAAAAATCATTTACTTTGTAAACTTGCTTATAAAAGTCTAAAAACGCTTTTTTTAGCTTCTCTAAACGTGTTTTATCTTTTTCTTGAACTAATGATTCAGATAAGGAAAGAACTGTATTTCTAAATTTTTTTCGAGCTACTTTTTTTTCTTTGTCCGAAAGTTCTGAAAAAATTTCTTCTTTATAAATATCTGATTTTTTGACACCGAAAGAAGTTTTTAAAAGTCCCTCAGTAGATTTATTTAAATTAGCTAGAATATCTTTATAAAGAATATTGTTTGCTTTTGCTTGTGCTTTAGCTTTTTTAGCACTCACTTTGTTTACTTTTTCTTTTGTAGAATTTTCAACAACTACATTTACATTTTCAACTGAATTTAATTTTTTTTCTTCCATAATAAAAAATGCTTGAACTTTTGAATTTATTTTATTATAACCTTTTCGATAAAAATTCAAGTCTTATTAGAAACTCGAAAAGGTTTTTGTTTTATTTCTCTATGCAAATATAAGAACTATTTTTTAATCTACAAAATTTTTCAAAGATTTTTTTTTGAAAAATTTCTCATTAAATTTTAGAACTCTTATCGTTTTTGACATTGCAAAGATAGGACTTTATTTTTAATCTACAAAATAATTCGAGAAAAATTTTTGTTAAAAATGAATTTTATTATTTTAAGAATAATTTTCAGAAAATATTTGCATATTTTAAAAATTTTATTATTTGTGTGTACATTATTTATTATCAAAATTTTTATCAAATTTCCACCCATTAACCCCGCGGGGTCCTAAATTGCCCGCACGTTGTCCGCTATATAATACCTGTATGATAACAAATTAGGGGCCATATATGGTTTCCTTACTATATCCTTCTGGTAATCCTTCGTAACAAATCCCCAAGGCCAGAAGATTCTAGGGAATTTTCGGAGGGCCTTTTAAGTGGCTATATAGTATCTGTATATTATAGGCCTATATCTGAAGGCCATATAGGGTCGATAGTTAGTGTACTTGGGTAAGCCTTATAGGCTCTATAGATAGGCCTAGTGGGTTCTTATATAAGGCTAGTAAGTATATGTGTAGTAAAGCTCTAGTACCTCTTAGGTGATTATATGAAGTCTATAGATGGCCTCTTAGGTATGTACATAGAAAAGCCCAGGTATCTTAGTTAGGCCTGGGCAATATTACTGGGTTAGTTTTAATCGAAGTATACTGTGAAGTATATACCAGCTGTAGTAGTAAAGGAGTAGTAAAGGTTATCTGAAGAATCTGGTTGCTCGGTAGAGAATTCCATTGAGCAATCATCGGTATTAATATAAATACTGATAAAGTGATTGCCAGCATTTATTAGCTCTGGTAAGTTTTCATCGAATTGGTTATTTGAATTATATATGTATTCATACCAGGGATAGTCTGGTAAGTAACCAATAAGATTAGTGATGATCTTATTGGTTATCTGATTTACTGGGACTGAAGGATAATCGGGATAAGTATCTGAACCAGATACTTTTAAGGGTTTGGTACTGAGGTTAAATTTAATGTTTGAGATAGTTACTTCTTTTGTTTTCATAAGTCTATAAATTTTAAAATGAATAATATTTTTCTCTGATGCAAATATAAGAACAATATTTTAAATATGCAATATCCTTGATTGCCTTTCGAAGGCCCCTAATGTCCTAGAATTATCTAAAATAACCATAATATAAATACTTATGCAATTAACAACAATATTACTAGGATGGCAATTAAAATTGGCCCCTTGATTGCCTAGAAATTTATTAAATCCGAGGCCATTTATGGCATATTTTGTGTACCCAGTTTTATAAAATCCGAGCCTAAAATGGCCCCTCTAGGTACACAATTTTAATATAAATCCTAGCCTCTTGGCAATTAAAATCCGAGTCTAGGTACACAAAATCACAACCTAAATCCTAGATTACACAAACTAGCCAAACAGAACACTTTTCAATTACACGTGTGAAGCTAAAATACATACGTATCTAAATCCCACCCATATTAGTATATTATATATAGGCGTTACTAAAATAGCTACGTGTCAAAAAGGCTCATATACGTATCTCAAAAACTATTGCCAGAGTGTACTTTTTGCTTTTCTGTGATTTGAGGGGCCATGTATGGTGATTTTATTGCCTAAAATGGCCTTTGGGGCCTCAAGGATTTAGTACTTTAAATTTTGAGAGCTATAGTGTTTGGTATAGTAGAGGCAGCCAAATGGGTATGTTCCTGACTTTTTCGAAAAACCCCCGTTGGTACACAGAAAAGAATAAACCAAGATCCTAAGATATGTATATTAGTATTAGTTATATGTATTATATATTGATTGTGATATAGGGGATTTGTATCTTAGTTAGTGATATCTGTATATTCAGATTGTGTATATGATATAGGTAGGTTTATTGTGTACCTTGTTATATATTATTTCTTTGTTGGGAGTGGGGTAGGTATATTGGTTGTGTACCTAGTATCTGTATACTTGGTTTTATTTTGTTTTGGAGGTAATTGATTATATACTTGGTTTGTGTACACAGAAATACCTAGAGTTTTCTAGGCTCTAGGTATTCTTTTTATTTATCTTTTGTGGTGTTGGGAGAGGGATACTAGATCTCCTGGGTTCTGAAGTATATCCTGTAGGTATGGGTTTATCTTTTGGATGTTATACTGGGCTTGGAACCTAGAGATGGTATCCTTTAGTTCATCTATTAGAGTATCATAGAGGTTATTGTATATTATCTCTTTGATTTTGGTTTGGACTTCTTTGTTTTGTTCTAAGGGTATTTGTCGGGTGGTTGAGACTTGGATTTCTATTGGTTTCTCTAGGTCTGGTACCGTTGGTATGTTACCCATATAGTTTAGTCCAGAGATGAGTTCTAATATTTCTTCGTTGGACATATGTAATATATCTATGGGCTCTTTGTATATTTTGCAGGATAGTATTCGATTACCATTCTGGTTGATTGTGATTCTTGATAAGGCTCTCATTTCCTGTAATTTCATTTTCCGTAATGTTTCAGTTGGTTGTTATACTTTGGGTATTTGTTCTCGTAGTAGTCATAGAGATATTGGTATTCGTCATCTCCTGACCAGCGATCAAGGAAGTAATCATATTGGTCATCTCCTGACCAGCGATCAAGGAAGTAATCATATTGGTCATCTCCTGACCAGCGATCAAGGAAGTAATCATATTGGTCATCTCCTGACCAGCGATCAAGGAAGTAATCATATTGGTCATCTCCTGACCAGCGATCAAGGAAGTAATCATATTGGTCATCTCCTGACCAGCGATCAAGGAAGTAATCATATTGGTCCTCGGTTGCCTGTGATGGATGTATGTGCAATGTATATTTGCAGTAGTGTTCCCATACTGTTTTAGGTTGGAATTTATTAGTAGGGAATGCCATGACTATTAGAGCCATGGCAATTGATGATAGGATTATAAGTTTTGTTCTCATTTGATGAGGGATTTTAAAAGGTTGATATTTTGTTCGGCATCCTCGTAAAGAGTTTCTGGTTCTTCGAGCAAGTAAATGTAGTAATCGATGATTTCGACATGTTCTTCCTCGTTGAAACAATCCCGATAATATTGTAATTGAGCCAGGATAAATGGTTTGTATTTATCCTGTTCAAGGATAATAGTTGCACCGTAGAGTACCATGTCCAGTTCGTCTACGTTATAATCGAAGTATTGGTCATCGTAACCTCTGAGCAAGTCCATTTGATTCAGGATTTTTATTAGGTCAAGTTCCAGGGATTCCTTATCAGGATAGGTATATACCCAGAGCATTTCGAGTGAGGAGTCGGATATTTCCTCATAATTTGGATCATCCTCGTCAATTTCGAAGTAATATGTATTTTGGGCATGTGACATAGGCATTTGGCCTTGGGTAGAGATAATGTGATAGGGGTTTTGTGCAATGATTGAGGCAAGGATTGAAGTAGATTTTAATATGTCCATAATTTTAAAATTTTAAAGATGAATACTTAAATTAATTATCTGATGCAAAAATAATATATTTATTTTATATATGCAAACCATGGTTATCATGGCTGAGGAATAGGTATGATATCTGTTATGATAACCTTTTCTGAAGTAAGATTCCAATAGTTCTGGATTTCCTTCAGGGCATTAATCATATGTAGATGTTCTGGTATCAGTTCCTCCCCAGGATATCTGAGGTAATCTCTTATTTGTTCTGTTCGATAATTGATGGTAAAGGCTTGAGTATCCTTTAGTATTTCACGTACATGCGTTTGTCCGATATTATTTACCTGTATATTATAGAATATTTGATATGAGATTAGAAATTTACCTTGGGTTAGCATATATCTCTAGTATTTGTTCATATTTATCCGTGCTAGTAAAAGTATCAAGGAAATAGTTATATTCCTTCTCATTAGTATGGAATGGATGCTTGTGCAATTCATATTTGCAATAATGTTCCCATGGATTACCTGGTATGAATGTATCTAAGTTAGGCCCAGAGGAATTAAGGAATAGGACTAAGATAAGCCCTATTCCTATGTAATATAATGCTGTTCTCATAATTCGTTACAAATTAGTTTTATGTCAGTTAATTGATTCATGTATTCCTCTTCTGAGGATATATCCAGGGATTTACAGACTATGTAGTGACCGTACATTGATATACCTGATTCATAGCCTTGGTCATCGTTTAGGAAGTTAGCTAAGCCTTTCCTTTCGATTTCGATTACAGGATAGGGAGGTTCTCCATTGGTTGCTTCCTTATCGAAAGTAGCAAAGTCATAAGTATCTGTATCATCGGTCATAGTAGAGAATATTTCGATTAGCCAGTTAAAGTCCTCTAGAGGTACGTTGTCTAACCATTCCCATCCAATTGGATATTCGTTTACTGTTATGATTGGTTCCATGGCATTAGAATTCTAAGTTAAACAATTGAATGGTAAGCATACTTGGGAATTTCCCTCCTTCATAATGAGTATTCGAAGTATTGGAATAGTTGTGGAAATCACCCTTTAGTGATATCTTGAGAATATCCAATAGCAATGGATATAACTTGTACTGGTTAGCATCTAGCCATTCGTTATATTCCTGGATATCCGATTCTGAAGTAAAAATAGCAGAGAGTTGGATAAAGGGTTTATCCAAAGAATCTGGGTTATGGATATTTGTCTTAAGCCAAACCTTGGAAAGCATATGAGATTCCTTTTGCATTAGGTTGACTGAACCAGTATTTTGCCATTGTTCGTATTGGTAAATTGTGATACCGGTTTTAAGGGCTGTTGTAATGTTGTTCAAGTTCATGACTGCCTAAATTTTAAATGAATAATATATTTCTTTTCTCTGATGCAAATTTAATACTTTATTTTTAAATATGCAATATCCCTGATTACTTAGCTGAGGCTTCTATTAGGTATCTGATAGAGCCTTTTCTGGATAAGGAAAAGGCCATTAATGGATTTTACATATTTCGCATCTTTACGGAAAGCATCTGGATTCTTTTTCTTAAACTGATGCCACCAATCATCATATTCTTCAAGGGTTTTGAATACCTTGTTTAAATCCTTAGTGGGACCTGTTAATTGAATGGTCTTAGGCCATACTTTAACATCTATTCTCTTACCTTCATCGAAATATATACGAGATGGTATAATTACTTCATCTGGACCTGGGTATGGAGTTGTGCTCATAATTTCGTTATTGTAAAAGTTATGTAATTGTCTTTAGTTATCACAAATGTAATGATAGCATTACCTTGTATTGAAATAGATAGAGATTCAGGAGTATCTGCTAATATGTGGTAACTTAAGAAGTTAGCTCTAAGCAAATTAGTAAGTACTTCCCTTAGTCTGAACAAGATACAATTATCAGGATTACCATAGATTACTGATTGAAGATATTGGTCCCGATGATTAAGATGGTACCATCTTAATCTAGCCAAGTTTAGTTTCTCGGCTAGATCAAATTGTATGATATTTAAAAGTCTTCTTATGGGTGTCATACTGTAAAGGTAATTTGCATTATGTTTGAAGATATTCTGTTGATAGATTTGATATTAGCTTCTCCATCGGTAAAGTTCATGGCAAAATTTACTAGAGCATCTGCAGCACCATTAGAAGTATCGGGAGTTTGAAATAAGAAAGAGTATATTGCAAATCCGTCCTGTTTAGATATCATTGCAGATAATGCTAAGCATTGGTTTTCAACGTAGGCATTAACTAATAAATTCATTAGATTGTTGCTGTAATCTAGGATTTCCTCTAAGTCTAAGGAAAATAATTCTTGGATTTGAAGACCTAGGTTAGTAACTAACTTGTCTAGATGTTGTGGGGTTTGGAAGGTTTCATTATTTTTCATAAGTCTAAAATTTTAAAATGTTATTAATTATTTTTCTTATGCAAATATAACTACTTTATTTTATATATGCAAATTCTGGAATACTAAGCTGAGGATAGGTGTAAACGCTATGAAAGGCAGATGGTTAGTCTGCCTTTCGAATTTATACTCTGTATCGGATTAAATCCCATTTATCATTTATGAGCCTGAATATCCAGAGATAATGGTTAGTGAACTCTAATAGAGTACTGTATTCAGAGGTTTCAAATACCAAGAGATCTGAGTTCTTTTCTAGAATATTGAAATGGATGGTTTTATTAGTACCCTTTCGAAGGATTTCTCTGAGATCCTTCTTTAGAGTATCATCCGAAATGAACATATTATATTGTTCTCCCATATAATCCAGATATTTATCCCTGATATCTGGATATATTCTAGACTGGCTTACGTTAAATTGTTTCGTTTTCATCTTGATTTTCTTGATTTATGTTACGTTCGATAATGTTTTGAATATCCATAATCTTATTATTTATTTTGATGCAAATTTAAGAATAATAAATTAATTATGCAATAAACCTCGATTACCTGTTGAGGAATTGTTCAGCTATTGATGTAGGCTCTTTTTCTTCATATTGCTCCTCATCTAAATAGATATCCATTTCTGGGTCTGGATCCTCGGGATCTATGTTAGCTTCTATCTCTCTTCTTAATTCATGGTGTTCTCTTGAAGAGAGTTCCATAGCTCCCTTGTAATCATCGGTAATTTGCCTCATCTCTGCAGTATTCAAAGTAAGGCCCTCTTTGGTAGTATCAATTCCTTCTTGCTTAGTAGCAACTACCTCGGGTAAAGAAGATAAATCATAGTGATCGGCTAATAATTTGGCTTCCTGTGGCTTGTCCATTACTCTTTGAGATTCTAGGATAATCTTTCTGGCTTCCTCTATTGATATACCTTGGTTCTGATTTAATTGATTATTCTGGGTATCTCCAAATTGATTAAAGATATTGGTAGTTCCTCCACCCATAAATGTACGTATGATAGACTGTAATGAAGTAGAAGAATCCAGTTTCATCTTAAGAGCTTTATTCAATTCAGCCGATATGAATGGAGTGTAATGCCCTCCCTGAGATTCCCTTAGGATGTTTACCTGATGGGATATCTCCATTCTATCTTCTAAAGCCCATGCTACTTGTTCTCCCAATAGAGCCTGTAGCATTTCTTCCTGTCTTTCTTTATCCCAGAGCTTAGATTGTAATAACCTATCTCTCATAAATACTCGTATGTAATTGATATCTATACCTGTCTTTGTTGAGAAGGTATTAATATCATACATAATCCCACATAGCATACCATTACCCATCAACCAGTGATTGATAATGTAGTTGTATACCTTTTGTAAATCTTCAAGATTCTGACTCTTTTGGTATTCTGCTGCCATTGCAGTAGTTCCCATAGGTCTAGGAAATCTTTTTATGTTGTCTTTTGCCATTATACAAATATTCTTTTCTTATATCCTTAGATTCATCGTATCCAATCCTTTTAAGAGGACGAGCTACGTATAGTTGATAAATATTAGAATACCAATAACCAACTGCTATATTGAGTTCTTCGTTTAAAGCCAAAATAAATTGGGTATCGGTAATCCTATCCCTAGTAAATATCCAGGTATAATTTCCTTCAAGGTTGGGAACCTTGTTATAAAATTCCCAACCTTTAATTACCTTAAAAATATTGCCATGAAGGTCAACGATTTCCTTTGCCATAATTGCCTTTTTTACCTCTCGAGGATTTTTTGTCTTGTTCACTAGAGTTATTTTTCATTTCCTCTATCCTTTTTTGTGTTTCTGGGTACCAGAGTTTTCTTAGGGGCACTACCTGAGTTGCAAAGAATGCCTTCCATAAATTCTGGGATAAAGGTCTTATACTTTGCCGACTGATTTCATTAAATTTATCCTCGAAGTGTTTTACTACCTTTTTAAAATCTGAATAATATATGTGACCAGTTACTGGGTTTATCTTTTGTTGCCTTTGGCATACTTCTAGTAAATCTTCTCCCATTTTATTCATAAACTCCCCTCTATTAAATTGGAAGTTCTCTTGATCTAGTCTAAATATCTTTACGTAATCTTTTGTTTCCATTATATTATATCTCTGTTTCTAGGTGTTTAACATCATAAGGTAATACCTGAAATAAGTATCCCCTTTTATCATCCTCGTAATAGGATGACCATAATCTCCCTTTTAATCGGTATAAATCCAAGTCATAAGTTTTCTTGGGTATACCTGTAATAAATAGTTTGTGATTGCCTCCTGGGTTAACTTCGAATTCCCACTGGGTAAAATTTCCTATGGTACCATAATCTGGCAATTTATTTCCCAGTAAGGTTGGTAAGGCAATATCCTTTACCAGAGTTTCTTTGGGGACCCTTTTCCCATTTACCCAGATCCCCAGTTGTGATTTACCGATATATACATCTTTTACTATTTCTCGAAACATAATTCAATGATTATAAATTTAACACCTTGACCTAATTCTAAGTCATTTATTGCATTAATATCCCTAGTATTATGTTGAAGGTTTCTTAAAGAAATTCTAGATTCTTTCGATATCCTATAAGATCTTCTTACCAAGAGTAAAGCATTTCTCCAACAAGCAACCATAGAAGATACTGGCCCAGAAAATAATACCTTGCTGGTCTTATTTATCTCTACCATTTTTTCTTCGTATAGTTTTTGACTCTGAAGATACCATACTTTTATTTCTCTTATGTTTTCTTTTCTTCTTTCTAGAATCAGCTTTGACATAGTCTTCTATTTCTTCAAGTTTACCCAACAATAAAAACCTTACGAACATATCTATAGGCCTGAAAAAGTAATTTCTTATATTCTCAGTGCCTAGATAATAATCGTATACGATAAAGAATTTTTTAATCTTTCCGTGTTTGAGAGATCTTTGAACAAGGTAATTCTTTACACATCTCTTGTGAAGTTCTACCATGTCCTTTTCCTGTTTTTCCATCTCCTTATCGGAGAATATTCGATAGTCCATAACCAAAATAAATAGGGGACTGGGAATATTGATTGCCCTCAAGTGATTCCCAGTCCCGGGTTAACAAAGGATTAATTATACTGCTTCATCTACCTTCAGTACTTTTTTCTGGAAGGTAATATATTTATTTTGGGCAGACTTGTATTCTTTAGAGTTATGATCTTGGATTCGGAGCATTTCCCTTTCCAATTTACGAAGTTCATTACGGGTTTGTTGTCTCCATTTCTTTCTTGAAAGAGTATCAGTAACATCATCTGGGTAAATGTATTTCACTTCCCGATTGGAGATTACTTGTTCGATGATATTGGGTTTCTGTTGTTTGGCAACTTCCTTGACAACTTCTTCCTTTTTAGTAGAAGCTTTCTTGGTAGTAGTTTTTACCAATTTTGCTTTGGGTTCTTCCTTAGCCTTAGATTCTTTAGTTTCTTTTGGCTTTTGTGTTTTAGAAGCCTTAACTTCCTTCAATGAGTTAGATACTTGGTTGTTAATTAACTCGGTTACCTTGTTCAAATTTACTTTTTTCATAATTGACTAATTTAAAAATGTTACTTAATTAATTTCTCTATGCAAATATAAGAACAATATTTTAAATAAAAAAATAATTCTACTTTATTTTATCAATAGCTGAGGATCTCTAGTCGAGTAGGAAATCAAAGATTTCATCTGGGTTCTCATCTAGGTTTTCAGGATCATCATAGTAGGAATCTAGACCTTCAGTAAAGATATCATATTCTGAAATAGATGAAGATTTACCATATCTCTGATTATACTGTTCTACGGTTAATATAGTTACCTTACTGGGATCATGTTCATATTTTTCAGCATAAGCAGAAGCTTCCTCCGGTGATAAAGGTTTATCGGAAGTGAATACTTGGTAATATACTCTGGGTTTAGTATAATGAGCATCTAAAGTTACTTGTTGATAACCAGATTTCCTTGCGGTAAATATTATATTATCTGGAGTAACTCTTACTAGGAAAGCATATTGGTATAATCTCCGATTACTAAGAGAATCCTTTAGTTTCTTTATAGAATCTACTTTAGCAAAGAATATAGAATCTCTTCTTTTGCTTTCCTCATACCGTTTTACATTTCTAATAGAATCTTCTCTACTCTCCTTTACATAAGGAGGAGTTACCCTCCGGGTACTATTGGTGTTGGCAATAGTGAATCCCAAAAGAGTAACTCCCAGAATGGAAAACGGAAAAATAATATGTTTAGTTTTTGAGTTCATATCCTGTAGCTTCATATTGTCCTTTGATATGAGAATTAAGATATCTCCCTTTAGATTCGGCATTCATTAGTTCTTCGAAAGTTTTTCTGGGAACTAAATCATACCGGTAAACTTTGTTGCCCTTAAAAGCAACCCATAAGTGTTTGTTTTTGTTGTCATACCCAATACCTTCTATATTAGAAGATTCTACTGGATTCATTTTAATACCAGTATTCATGATAACTGATTCAAGATATTCTTCTCTGTCCATAATTTAAAGTTTTAAAAGTGTTAACTCCGGATGTAATACGTTGGTATATTTTTGAATGATTGCCCATGCTCCCAAAACTCCTTGAGAATTATCTGTTATCCATTCTTCCTCCATTTTCCATAGGATATGAGAGCAGACGTATAATTGATACTCTGTAAGAGTTTTTATAAGTTGAGGATATTCTATCATATCTGAATAGAGTTTTATCATATTATCTAATACTCCTCTTATTTCTCCTTCTTCAATCTGAAGAAGTTTTTTAAGAAGGTAATGATCGGTATCCTCTAAATTTTTAGAGATATGAGTTAGTGCCTCAACTTGGATTTGGGCAATGTTCTTAATAACCGTCTTGGTTTCTGCATCCATTTTTTCTTATTATTTATTTCGTTATACAAATATATAAATTTTATATATAATATGCAAATAATGCTGAGGTGGGTAGTGGATTATACTAATCTATTGAAAGATCTTAAGCTAGGGTTTACAATCCTTCTTATGGTCAATCTTGATACCTTGAATTCGTTAGCTAATCTACAAATCTTTTCCCTAGATTCATATCTAAATCTAATTTCTCTTCTTTGGGTTTTAGTTAATTTAGCGTTTGGATTAGCAGCTCCTCTCCTTGATATCCCGTACATTGGGTTTTTATTACCCTTTAAAGTTCTCCCATCATTAATACATTGCTGCATATTTTCAGCCTGTGTACCCCAGTAAAGGTTCCTATATCGATTATGAGTTACTACATTATCCTTATGACATACACAAGGTTTATTTTCTGGGTTTGGGATATAGGCTAAGGCTACTAACCTATGTAAATACCAACATTTACCCTTTTTCTGAACAAAAAGATATCCTTTTTGATTATGATTTGGTTTTACTTTATGCCATTCACTATGAGTTAATTTACCAGATTTATGATATCTGCTCCATAAAGTACCTAATCTACTTATATAATAACCTTCTAAACCTGGTATATTATCTTTTTTCATTTATAAGGTCATTCTTGAAAATTAATCCATCCCTACCTTTCAATTTCTCATATACTGAATTAGGCAATAATACATCCCTAGACCATCTCAAAAAGAATTTTGATGGCTTCTTTTCTTGATTAAGGATTAATTGTCTCTGTTCCGTAGAGAATTTTACCCTTTCCTCTTCCAACATAAATGTGGGTAGTTTAGTGAATTCTGCCTGAGAGAATGATATAGTTGATTTACCAATGGATGCTCTTAATGGTTTCTTCCTTTCTTTATAAAGGTACGGAACAATTTTCTTCGATGGTCCACCAAGGATGCTAAAACCGAAGATGACCATCGGATCGAATTTATCTGCCTTTGGATCTTTGGCCCGTTTGATACATCTTGCCATCCAGGAGTACGAATTTGGATATTGCTTATTGTTGGTGGGTTCTCCAACATCTTTCTTATCGAATTTAAATTCCGGGAAATGGTAAAGGAAATCCTCTGTAAGGATGAATACAAAGCCAAGATCTCTAAGATACTTAATAATATCTTGTTGGCTTTTACCTTCATTTACCATCTTTTCTACATCAGAAAGGATATCTTCTCTTGGAGATTCTAATTCTTTAGCTTGAGTATTAGAGGGTCTTCCTCTACCTGCAGATTCTTTGATTGGTAAATTACCAGATAATTTATCTAAGTATTCTTTGAATTGAGAAATATCTTGTTGATTAACAAGGGTTACTTCTATTCTTATGGGACCTTTATGTTGTACCTTTGGACCGGCATACATCTCAGTGCAAGCATCTACTAATCTATCAGATAAAGGATTACCATTTTCTGAAAGTGTAGTGATACGCAGTTTGGGTTTGAATATTTCTTTTTCTTCTTTCATAAGTTTAGAGATAAAAAGGGCCTGGACAAAGATTATTGCCAGGCCCAAAACTACTAATAACTAACAAAACAAATATAAGAATGGAATTAATCCTCGTCTTTGGCCTTTTTCTTCTTAGAATCTTTGGCCTTTTTATCTTTCTTAGAAGGCTTATCCTTTTTGGATTCCTTCTTAGGTTCTTCCTTCGGCTTAGATTCTTTTGGAGTCTTACCTGCAGCCAATTTTCTCTGAGCCATACGATATTTCTTCTTTTCTTCGGAAGTCATTTCTCTTCCGTCTACCAAAGGATAATCGTATTTAGTTGCTGTTCTACCTGAACTAGCTTTTTCCTTTTTCTCTTTTGCTTTAGCTTCCTTCTTAGCTTTCTTTTCATCTTCAGAAGCCTTTTTCATTTTTACCAGCTTTTTCTGATTAGAAGTGTCTTTCTCAGGATATTGGGCAGCAACTTTATCTCTTTCCTTGTTAAGTTTTGCCATAAGTTCTTTTACTGCCTTACCATGAGTTTTGTCCTTTGACCAATCCTTTGCAGGATCCAGGTTATTTTCTTTCAGGTAGTTTTCCAAAGCCTTTGCAGCTTTTGTGATTTCCGGAGTCTTATCAGCCGGTTTCTTTGCTTTTTTAGCAGGTTTTACTTTCTTTGTCATATCCTTATTAATTTATGAGTTTATATTTACCTATAGAACTGAATCCGAATTAAAGGTAGGGATTTCCTTGATTTCTAGGATTTTTAATTCAATCCCTTTTACCATTGCACAAGTATGAAGATAATCAGATATCTCTCTTTGAGTTAATCCTGAGAAAATACTGGTTTTAGTTTCATTTCCCCATATATATTTCACTTCTAGAACTGGATTGTTAAGAATATCTTTTACTCTTTGTGATAAAGAATAAAGTTTTCTTTTCTGATACATAATATGGGCTTGGTGTTTCCTATATTCACCCATCTTACTTTGCTGCAAGGATATATGGGCTTGGTATTTATAGTATTTGATATCCTTGTATATTTCGACAATCTGTGAAATTAAGGATGAGAAAGATCTTTTTTCCATTGTGGCCTTTTTATTTGGGATTGATATTCTAAAATCATTTCCTTAGCTTCTGATATTATGTTTTCTGTTAATTCCCTTTCTGAGGGATTTTTGCATACTTCTAGAAATGAAGTATAATCTTCTATCAGATTATTAAGTGCAATGATTTGTATATTCTTTCTTATCTCTTCTTTGGTTATCATAGGTTATGAAAATAAAAAAGCCCATCACCTTTGTGAGGCAATGGGCTTTGGATAATTGATATAATGTATAATCGTTATGGAGTTTAATCTTCGTTTTCTTCAGAAGTTTCTTCTTCATCTACTTCCTCGTCAGTGTCTTTTTCTTTCTTTGACTTCGGAGTAGTGATAATACCATGTCCTTTCTTTGACTTAATTGCCAATTCTCCGGGAACAAAAGCAACCGAGGTGTTTACTGGAGCACCATCTACTACCAATACTGAAGTTACCAATACTCCCTGAGCACCTTTCTTGGTTTTGATTGCATAACCGAAATTCTGAACTTCTGAATTATCAGAAATCTTGATAACATCGATTTGTTTACCGTTCGGTCTCTGACCTGCAGGACGGTTTTTAATAGCTTCCATACGAGCTTTGCGTTTAGCTTCTTTTTCGGGATCTTTTTCCTTAGCACCCTTTTTCTTGGTGTCTTCTTTTTTCTTTGCCATAATCTTAATAAGTTTTTAAAAGTTGTGTTATAAATAAGTTGTGACTTCTACATAACCTAATAGTAGTTAATTTTTAGGGTAGGAGATGATTCCTACCCTTTATGCTAGGTAAATGGATTATTTTTTACCCTTTTTACCTTTACCCTTAGCTTCTTTTTTAGCGGGCAATTTGATACCTAATTCCTTGGCAATTGCTTTACGGAGTTTCTCAATGTCTTCTTCATCGAAGTCGTCTGGATCAGTATCAAGGTCTTTGTCATCGCAAACATCTTCCAATTCTTCGAAGTCCATTTCAGCAAGAGCTTCTCCAGTCAGTTCTTCCTCTTCTTCCTCCTCGTCTTCATCGGAATCATCCTCGTCCTCATCTTCTTCGTCTTCCTCATCCTCTTCAGAATCATCTTCATCTTCGTCATCTTCCGATTCTTCTTCGTCCTCATCGTCATCAGATTCTTCCTCCTCGTCTTCTTCGTCTTCTGAACCGAAGATTTCAGATGCCTGATCTGCAGTCAGCATAATTGGAGCCGGAATAATCTTTACCGAGCCATCTTCGTAAGTAATAATGATGTTACCATTGATTTCTACTCTAGATACTTCTTTAAGTTCAACTTTCTTAGTTTCTTTTTTCTTAGCCATAATTGTTTAATTTTAATGGTTTGTTAATGAATATAGTTAATCACTCAGTTATAAGCTTTTTATACTTCTTTAGGAATGGTCCCAAAGATTCATGTGCATTATTAAATTGTTTTATGTTTTCTAGAACGGTATTAAACTGTTCCTGTGAAGTTATTTCAACTACTTCAGAGTTTATAACTTGGTCCACTTGATTATAGGTCATAATCTTAAAGGATTTGCCCTCAAATGGATTATATGGTCCATGTTGTTCTAATTTAGTGTTCATCGCTATATGATATTTTAGTTAAACCTGGAAAACCCAATTTACCCATCATTTCTGTGTATGATTGATATTTCCCTTTTTTCGAAATTTCATAGTTATCAGAAAATCTTATTGGGTAGACCCAAATTTCTGAATCTAGTTTCCTATTGGTCATGAAGTAAGCATACTTATTCCTTATTTTATAATCAGATAGAGGTTTCCATAGTTCCCATTGTAATTCTCTTATGAGATATTTATCTGGGATAATAACCTGATTCTGAAATTTCAGAGAAGCTTCTCCAAAGTCATCTAAGAAATCGTAGGCCTTTTTGAATAAGATACGATTAAACTTAATATGATATACCTTGGTAAGGAACAGGGCTATTTGCCAAATCCTAGGAGGATGATTCAAGCAATCAAGGTTAAATTGGTTCTTTTCCCCTTGACTCAGCTTGTTGTATCTCCTGTAGGATAGCAGAATGGACCTGTAATCTCTTTTGCTTTCGATATTCAGGTGAGAATTCATCCCTATACCCGTATAATGCAATTTGGTATGCCCTGTTGAATGCCCTTCTTCCATGTTTCTTATAAATTTTATTCATTCTTACTACAAAATGCCTTCTCCTATGTTTATCCATTCTTGCTTCAGCAGGAAAGATAAATCTTCGTATTTTAGTTGGCTTACCCTTAAAGAATATCGATTGATGACCTTTCTTGGGTAAATCAGTTATGCCTTGTTTTATAAGATTCTTACCCTTGATAGTATGAATGTATAAATTGGCATCTACTCCTAATAAAAGAGTTATGGTTCTTCTAGCATGGTATCTTGAAAAGAATCCTAAACCACATATATGTTTTTTGTATAATAACTTCTCGGTTCGGTATTTGCTTTCTGTTGCATATTGATATTTGGTCCATCCCCAATATTCATCAGGCCTCCAAGTCCATACATATATTAAGTCTGGGTATATTTTTCGGTTATCCCTTGCTAGCTTTACCATTTAGTTTTCTTTTTGCAGCCCTGTACCAGAGTTGAATGGATTTCTCATTAGCATCAGGGAATTTCTTTTTCATTCTCCTTACTATTCTCTCTTGGTCAAATCCCTTTTCGGTTAATTCATAACAGTAGGATTTCTTAGTACCCTTGATTAGATTAAAAGAATCTCTTTCTCTTGGAGGTTTCTTTTCTTTGGGTTTCTTTATACCTGGTACTCTTTTTAATTTTCGAATACCATCTTCTCCCTCTTCTCCTAAGAATCCTAATCTTAATCTTGAATTACGGATTGGGTCAGTTTTATCATAACCAATTGCTTCCAATTGTTTATCTGCCCATTCATCATACTGGTCAATTAGAGATTTATCTGGTTTGTTAGTGGAGTTACTGATATACTTGATTAAATCAAATACTCCTGCAGCACAAGCATCAGGAAAAGGCATACCAAGGATTACTGCCTTTCTTTTGAGATCCTTGTACTTCATGTTTCTACCGGCGGCTCCTAGGAAATTTTGTTTTTCCTTTGATGGAGCTGGTTTATCTTTTTTCTTTTTTGCCATAGTTTTAAAATCTTTGATTGTAATAGGTTTGAGTTAATTCTTCATGAGTTACATACTCATAGGGAACTAATCCCATGTTATCAATCTTATCGAAGAGATCATTAGGTAAATCATAAGTGATTAACCATAAGTAATTCTCTTGAGTAATGTGGTTTGATACCATATCCTTAATTTTTGGGAAATTAGGTAATAGGTTCAATTTATCATCCTCCCAGCTATCACCGAATTGGCTGAGGATATTATTTGCTTTGTTAAAGCGGATGTCTAAGTTGGTATTCTTCATATTGTCTATAATTAAAATTTTGTCTAATTTCTTTTCTAATGCAAATATAATACTTATATATTATATAGAAAAATATTCTACTTATTATTTTAATATTAGCTGAGGATCAATAGAAGGAGTCTTCTTTCACTCTAGCAGCTCCTGGTTGAGGTTTCTTCTTTGGTTTTCGTTTTATGTGAGTGTTATAGGCCATATCCAATTGCTTCACATTGAAATCCATGTTATTTACCCGATTGTAATTCAAAGCCTTTTCGATACATAATCTATATTCTGGCCAAAACTTCTGACCTAGTTTTACAGTAGTAGTCTTGGCATTGAATTTAGATACCATGAATCCAAATGTATCTGCATCATCCTTATACTCGAATATATACATGTAGAATTTACTGAATTCCCTCATTACCTCATCTGTGGGTCTTACGGGAAGTAATAAATATCCATCAGTATATAAATCTTCAGATATTAAACATACCCACCATTTCTTTATACTAGGCTTTACCTTATACTTAAACCTTTCTCTTAGTTTAGTATGAACCCATTCTGGTACTTTCTCTAATAAGTAGTTGATATAAATCTTTTCTTTCTTATTGGCTCTTCTTTTGAAAGCAGAGGGTTGCTGTACTTGCCTGGGTAATATCCTAAAGTTATTCCATCTATCGAATTCTAATATCAAACCTAGAGAATGTTTATCCCATTCATTATCTGAACCTTGTAGTCTTCTTATATTTCTTTCTAGATTACGAGTATTTACCTTAGGAACTAATTGGGAGGCATCTCCAGTATTTAGTAGAGCCTCTTTCCTTTTCATCCTTTTTTCTATGCAAGCCTCGATATAATCCTGGAAGTTTCTTTCACATGGGCAATCTGGTCTAAATATTGACTCATGTATTTCGAAGAAATCCGAAAATAATCGGAAGAACTTTTCAGACCTTTCTTTTATTTCTAGGTACTTATAATGAGATAATTTTAATATCTCTCCAGCTTCCCAAGAGGATTTACTCTCTGATAACTGAAGAAAAAGGGACTGCTGCTCGGTTGGAGTCAAACAGTCCCATGCTTTCTTTTGGTATTCATTCATATTAACGCCTCCTTTTATTAATGTTCTCTTCTATCTTTTCAGAAGTAATAGAATTTGGGTCATAGTCAAAGTTATTACAATGTAATTTATCTGGATCTGAATCCTGATATACACTGTAAAGAACACTATCAAAATCAAGAGTTACTTCCATTTTACCCTGTTCTGGGTAAATTAGTACTTTTACTGTTCTATTTGAGTAATTTACATCTAATACCGTAGCATCTATACCTTCATAGGGATACCCTTTTAAAACGATGTAATCACCCGGTTTTACATTCATAAGGTCATCAACAGAATATTTCTTATTTGCTTTTGCTAATCTTATGAATCTCCTTACATCTTTTCTAGAACAAGTTGCAACTAATGAAAAATCATCGAAGTCTTCAGCATTATCTATACGTACCTTCTTTTTTCTTTCGTGCATTGTTTCAGTAGATTTAAGAAAGGTTCTTATACCTGAGATATTTCGTTTTAGTTTATTTAAAAAAGGCCTTGAGAAAGCATTCTCTGTAGGCATTCTCATAAAACCATAATTGAAAAGTATAGGAACAGATTCAAATACCATCTTACCCTTTACTGTTCTCTTAAGTATATCTAGAGTTGGGATAATAACCTTGATATTTTCGTATCCCTTTTCTTTTAACTCTTTCTCGATAAGGTGATAATACTTTCTTTCTAGGTAGAAGATTACATAGGAGTATGGGATACGTTTTTTCATATTACTGATTTTTTACGATTAACTTAGCTTGTTTGTGAATCATCTTGTATGGTACTTTTAATACCTCACTAGCCATGAATACCATAAGAGTATTACCGGGAACTTGAATATACATGGACTTAGTAATGTACTGAGCTATAATACTACCGAGTTTATAATCTACTACAAAGAAAAACTCATTTGCAGGCATTGAATTGTATCTCATACATAAGATGGGTACCTTCTTTGCCCTTTTAGCATCTTTACTTGCTTGTTCCCAGAATTTTAATATATCACAGGATTTATTACCAAGTAATACATGCTCAAATTTGATATCCTTGTAGTTTTTACATTCTACTGAGATTTTACATCTGTGAGCATGTCTTTCATCCTGACACATAATATCAGAAGACAAATCCCTACTCTGATGATTTGCACCAGAGTAGGGTGTTCTGCCGAATTTGAAAGAAGTCCATTCCGTAAACCATTTTGAGACTTTGAGTTCAAATCTTGAACCTTTCTTTTTACTATTTGCCATAATTTCATTGTATTGTTTATGGATCATAGTGGTTTATAATAACTAAGGCCCTTGATTTTCTCTACTTGCAGGATCTTAGTATTTGATAAAGGTAATGAGTCGTGATGTGTTATTAAAAATAATGATTTACCGTTGAATATGTGTTTTATTAGGTTTATTACCAATTCTATGTTATCAGAACTTAGAGATTCAAATACTTCATCTAAGAATGCCAGATTAATACCCTTACTTGCAGTTAAAGATTCGTGCATTGCGAAAGCCATACATAGATTTACCAAAGTCTTTTCACCTCCTGACAGTTCATCATAATCAATAATGTGATTATCCCTTTCTATAAGGGTAACAAAATCCTTTCTAGTTGAATTGAGGTCGATATTAAACTCAATTCTAAAACCTAATACTTCTGAATAACTAGCTAGAGTACGATTTAATAAATGTAGGGATGAATCAAATAGATATGCCTTGATTCCATTGTTACCAAGAGGGTCATTTATCAACCAATTATAATTCTCTAACTCTAGTTCTCGGTTATGGTAATCTTCATCTACCTTTCTTAAATCCTTACGAATCTTTTTTAGTCTTTCTTTGTATTTAGTAGACATTACCTTTAGTTTCTGATTCTTAAGGTCTTTTATTTCCTGGTCTATATCTGCCAAATCTGAAGCAATATCGGAACATTCTTTAACTAGAGTCTTATACTTACTGCAGTTAAATTCTAGTTCATCTAATCTCTCTACGGATTCTTCATATAAGCTTTGAAGTTCTTCCCTTTCTTTAAATGCTTTACTGATGGGAGTAAGCATTTTCAAGGCTTTCTTATATTGTTTATTCTTTATTAATTCTATGGACTCATCCACCAGTTCATTTAAGGGAGTACTTAGAGTTTCCTTGTTTATCTTAATTCGATTCTTTATCTCTTGTACTGCTTTGGTTTGATTTCTTACCTTTTGTTCTATTGCTACATCTACTTCATCTGAAATATGTTTTTGTTTTGCAATAAGTAACGCAGTTAGGTCTTTCCGTTCTTCCTTTAGTTTCCTAGATTTTTCTCTGAGATCTTTCTTAAAGGATTTCTCCCTTGACCTCAAATCGAAGTAAGCTTCTTTATTGGCCTCTAATTCTTTCTTTAGTGAAAGGGATTCGGATTCTAATTGATTAATCTCATTTAAGATAACTGCCTTATCTTGATTAGCTATACCCTTTGCTAAATTTAGGTATTCTAAATCGAATACTTCCTCAAAAAGCTTTTTCTTATCCGAATTAGATTCTTGGATTAATCTCTTAATACCCTGACCGAACATAATTGAGTTCATGAATAACAGATAGGATAATCCTAGTTCTTTATTGATGGCATTCTGTAATTCATTCTTACCCTTGATATTAATAATCTCGGCATTTTTAATAATTATGAGTCTATCATTTCCCTTAGCACCATCCTCTAGGTAATCTTTGAATTTTTGACATCTGATTACCTTATAGGAATCTTGGTTTTTCTGAAAAAATACTTCTACCATGGTTCCCTTATAATCTTTAGGTTGGTATTCTTTCCAAGTATTTACCTCAGATACTCCCTTTATATTTTTCCCATATAATGCCCATACCAAGGCATTCAGTAAAGTTGATTTCCCAAAACCATTAGGAGCTTTGATAAGAACCGTACAATCTTGGTTTAATTGTAAACTGAAGGAATCTATAGAACAGAATCCCTGTATATTTAACCTTGTAAATGTCAACATGATTCAGCTTTGTTTAAAGTATCAATTAAAAGTTGTTTCTTAGCATCATCCTTTATGCCTTTTTCCCTTAAGTATCTTTTTGCTAGAGTTTTCTTAGAAACTTGCTTAGTAATCTTATGGTTTATATTTACTTGAATACTAGTTTTCTTGGGTAAAATGGTATAATAATTGCCATCATCCTTAATTTCATCTTCGGATTCAACATCTACGAATTTTGGGAATCCCTTTAGTTCTATAAATTCCATAGATAAATCCGAATAAAGTTTCCAATATCCCAGTTTACAATCTTTATCGGTTCTTCTCTGTTGATAAGGAGCACCAATCATATAAACCTTCTTTGATAATCTTTGTGGTTTATGTATATGCCCACATAACACCAAATCAAACTTATTTAAAGTGTTTACATTAAGATTTTCTACAGAACCTATTTCTCTCCCATCGGTATCTCTTGCTCCCGGATAATCAGTATGAAGCATAAGGATATTTTTCTTTTTAGGATTAAGTTTTATACTTTTTATATACTCTGATAAACCAATATTATTATCTATATAGGGTATCCCATAAACTACATGTTTATGATAGTTTAACCTAAAATGTTCATAATCTAATGAATAGAAAAGGTTAGGAAAAGCTTTAACAATAGCTTTATCATAGGATATAAATTCCCTATCACCTATTCTATGAATAACCGGGCTACCATGATTACCTGAGATAGTCAGTATTATAAAGTCTTTTTTAGATAATCTACTAAATACTTCCATAACCCTAGATAATAAATCTGGGGATATCTTATCAGAACTATGAAATAAATCCCCACAATGTAATAAAGGAACTCTCTCCTTTATACAAAGTTTTGATAACTTTATTAATACTTGGAAAGCTGTTTCAGTTCTACTAGTAAATTTACCATATTCTCCAATATGTAAATCTGAGATAACATAGGATATTACTTGCTTCCTTACTACCTTTCTATTCTTCTTAATACAGTCTCTTATATTATCCAAAGTAGTTCCCCATTTGAGATTCTCTACGGAATTATTCTTAGGATTATCATCCAAGTGCATTACTATAGGATAATTATTAGGATTAGGTATATAAGCTTCAGCTACTAACCTATGAGCATAAAGTTGAGTTTTTATTTTTCTAAATCTTAAACAAAATCCATATTTTATATACCCATTAGTAGATACTGTAGGCTTACGAATTTTCCAAGTATTAGGAGTAAGCCTACCCTTATTATCATACCTACTATATAACAAACCTTCCCGGGTAATATGATACCCGGGAAAGCCATTGATATTATCTTCCATTACTTGTTTCTTCATATTAATCCAATCTTGACATTATCATGTGTATTCTGTCGTAGAAATCTAATTGGGGTACTACTAATATATTATCTATTACACTTAAAGTACTCCACTGAGTTAACAGGTTACCCATTATATCTGACATCTGAGCCTGATAATATCTATTTATGATTCTCTTCTTATTGTCTTCCATTGGCCATTCTTTCATATTGTACATACTCAAGGGAAGGTATATTAATAAATCACATTGTTGAACTGTAAGATCTTTGCATATATCTAAGAAAGCATCTACTTCACATTCGGGGATATTAGTAGATTGTTTATATATGAAATAAGCTGCTAAATCTACATAACTACGGTCTGTTACAAAAGTTTCTTTATCCTTGAAAAGCTTATTTCTCAGATTCAACAATTGATAATCCTTGTTTATGAGTTCTCCACATTCTTGGTGTAAAAACTCAGCATGGTGCATCTCTTTTGTATCTGGCATTAAATCTGACATACTACCAGATATAAAGGGTATACCATATTTGGTTTCTATGAACTTTGCCAAAGTGGTTTTTCCTATTCCACTTGGCCCTACAAACATAATTCTTTTCATGATAACAAATCTTTAAATGGTTTCATAAATTCATTTGTCATAAAGGATGCTAAAGAGTATTCGATACAGACTTCTTTGAATTTCTTGTATTTTATCTCCTTATTAGCAAACTTTTTCATAGGTAACTTGGATAATGGTACTTCTTTTTGAAATAATCTTAAATCTATAAGCTTCTTATTCCTTTCTGCAATCTCTACATGAGAAGTTTGATGATGATGCTCTAGAAATTTATCCAAAGTACCATATTCGTCCAATATTTTCCTAGCTTTTACAGGACCAATACCTGGTATACCTTTAATATCATCCGAAGTATCTCCCACCATTGAAAGGTAATCTACTGTTTCTTCAGGGGAGTATCCGAATAGTTCCTTACAATTACCCTGATGAATCATCTCATCCTTTCTTGGATTGTGTATTTTTACATCCTTACTGATAAGCTGATTAAAGTCCTTATCGGATGATATTATGATTACCTTCTCAGTGGGTTTTTTATTTAAAACTAGGTATGCTAAGAAATCATCTCCTTCATATTTAGTAGAATTATGCTTATCAAAAACATATTTAATTCTTAGGAGCTTGAGCATACCCATAATAACACGTTTTTGAGATTGCAGAGATTCATAATCTACCGATATATTTTTTCTATGTCCTTTGTAATCTGGTAACAAAGCATTCCTATAAGGAGAGTGACCATTATCAAATATTATGATTACATCGTCTGGGTCCCATCTATGTAGGAACCCATGTAATGATCTAAAAAATCCGAATATTGCTCCACTTGGTTTTCCATCGGTAGATTTAAGCTTTTCAAACTTGTGAAAACTTTGGTGAAGTAAATTACATCCGTCGATAATTAATATTGTTTTCTTACTCATATTTCTTAAGCTTTTGTTTTAAGTGATAATTGATACACTTTAATAAGTAATTCTCCCTGACTGTATTTAGATGAGCTTCTAAGAGTTCATAATACTTATTCATCATCTCCCTCCTCTTCATCTTCGGATTCTCCTTGAACATCTTCTACAGGGAATAAGTTAATGGTTAATGAGTCTAACTTCTTCTTAGTAGTTCCAATAGTATTTATTCCTGCTTTTCTTAATAGCTTACGTCTCAACTCATCATTTTCTTCTAGTAAAGCCAGAAACTTCTCTTCACCCCTACAAAGGGTTTCACCCTTATATTTATAAACTCCACCATTGGATTTTTCTATGATCTCTTCTTCTATGAGAATTTCATTTAACCAATATACTTTATCAAAACCCACATCATGATATTTTGGATTATTATATACTGGAGCAGCTTTTATGGTTCCTCTTGGAGGAGCCACTTTATTTTTCATGGTTCGTATTGAAGTTACTCTGCCTATTTTTCTTTCTTTACCCTTTATTTTTTTAGTTAAAGATTTACCTCCGTATAAACCTATTCTCTGAGAAGCATAAAATTTTAAAGCAGCTCCTCCAGGAGTAGTATCGGGATTTTCAAACATACCAGCTTTTAGATTAGTACGTAACTGATTAATATAAATCTGAGTAACTCCCAATGAGTATAACATCTCATTTCTTATACGAAAATATTTATATATGGCTTTTGCTCTATTACCCATATCTGCAGAAGCATTACTCATTTCAGAATTAATATTGATCTCAGTATCCAAAGCCGAAACTGAATCTAATATTAATAATATTGGCTCATTGTTTACTAGCTGACTTCTCCAATATAATGCCATTGATGCTACCCAATCTGATATTTTTTCTATAGCAGTTTCTCTATAGATTATTACTCTATTTAAGTCTAATCCATTAATCTCAGCCCAAGAATTAGTAAAAGATTGTTCTGCATCTATCCACAAAACTACACCATTTAGGTATTGGCATGAATATGCAAAGTCATAGGCCATTAAACTTTTACCTGATGATTCAGTACCAAATAATTCCAGGATTTTCCCATAAGGGATTCCTCCACCCAATATATGATTAAAAGCTAAAAACCTGGATGGTAACCAAGGTAATTTAGAATCATCTTCTTCTGCTGCTATAGAAAAACCCGAGAATTTCTTTTTAAGCTCATTCAATGAAGGAACCTTTATCTTCTTTCTTGCCATAATTCTTTAAATTTTAATTGAATACTCTTTTGAACAATATGCCTACTTATACCTAAGCTTTTAGCTATATCAATAATACCCTTACCCTCTGCAAACATTTGAGAAATCTTTTCAAAATCTCGATCTTTCCAAGCAGGATTCTTTTCTCCTCTTAATGACCTACCATCTCGAATCATTTGCTTCATGTTCTCTTCTTGTGTACACCAATATAAATTACTAACCCTATTATTCAGTGGATTATTATCTTTATGACCCACACAAGGTAAATTTTCTGGATTTGGTAACCAAACAAAAGCAACTAATCTATGTACATACCATTTCTTACCTTGTATTTCTACCCGATAATATTTAACATATCTACCGTTTGATAATGAGTATCTGTTTCTTAGTACCCATCTATCTTTATACAAACCTCCTTTAGTATTACCTGATATGTGTCTAGTATATAATTTCCCATTACGAGAAATATAATATCCTGGGTGTCCAGGGATGTTATCGTACTTTGCCATACTGTAGTGTATTAACGTAAATAAAGGAGATAACCAATTTCTTGAATTACCTCCTCTACCAACCATTTATAAAACCAATTTATCAAATATCTGACTTATACTTTCTCTTTTTCTTCTTTGGTTTTTCATCATCCATGTAGTGATCCTTATGAATGCCTTTCTTTTTCTTCTTTGGTTTTTCATCCTCTTCATCAGAATCTCTTCCTTCTTTTAAGAATGATGCCAAAATTTCTTCCAGTTCATCGTAATCTTTAATCTGAGATCTTACTATGGATTCCAAATCTACGTTACCTGAATACTTCTTGTCAAGTTTAGTAGGTTTACATGCACGAGCAGAATATGTAGTATCATTCTTACCTGAACCAGAACGGATAATTTTTATATCGTATCCAGTTCTTGGGTCTGTCATATCTCCAGCTTCGTCTTCATCCAAGTAAAGGTCGATAATATCCTGGTATACTGATCTTGGGATTAATACTCCCTTATCTTTTCCCTCATAATCTACCTTAGTACCTTTCTCATCTGAATATACTATTCCACCCACTACGTATTTTATTCTGGGTACTAGCATCTTTGCAAGTTCCTGGTCATCTGGATCTTTTGAGTTTTTCAGTTCTTGGTACTTTTCCATAAATGGGCATGGTTCATCAAAAGTAGCCGGAGAAATAACTCCTCCCAAATCTTTATTCAGATAGAACTGAATTAATTCAATACCCAATTCCTGGTCATCTCCTGGAGATTTGATTCTCATTCTTAAGGTTCCCTCTTTAGGGAATACCAATCCACTACCATTACCCTTGGATTCTAATTGTTTTTTCCGGGCTAACATCTTATCTTTAGTAGTCATGCCACTAGAAGATAATTTCTTTTTCTTTTTGTCCTTATCTTTAATCATATCAATCTAAATTATTTGGTTCTGAGTATGATATCTCATTTAAAGCTAATACGGTGAACAGACCCTTTTCATAAAAAGGTTGTAATTCCTGAGGTAAACAGTTTTTATCGAATTGATGTTCTTTACCAGCATACAGTCCATACTCGATTATACGACCGATTTCTACGTGGTCCTTGTAAGTTTGATATTCTTCTGTGATTACACCAGATTTAATAATAACACCCTTACGAGGAACTCCTTCCTTTACCATATCTGGGATAATAATCCCAGAAGCAGTGGTATTAATCTCTTTGGGAGAATATACCAAGATTTTATTTTCTACAGGCAAACCTGGAATACTATTACTAAGCTTCTTAGCTACTAGAGTTGATATAAGTTGTAAATTATACATATATTTATAAAATTTAGTTAGTAATCTTTTATAGTTCCTACTGTAACTTACGGATATTGGCATTAAGAGTTCTTAAGATGCCCTCTCTACTCTCATAAGCTTTACAGATAGCTATAAATTTATTAGCTTTAGCTGCAGCCTTTAGATACCTTTTGCAAATAGATTTATATTTGGGATTTATATTAGCCTTATGAGATACGTAATCATTATTGAACCTCTCATTAGAATCTTTTATAAATACCCATGCAGCAGAATATGCTTCCTCTTTTTCTCTTGCTAAAGCATCTCTTTGTTTTATATACTTATCTCTTAATGAAGCAAGTATATAATAACTAGAGGGAGAATCCTTTAGCTGAGAATTTAATAAGTTCTCATTGATAGATAATTCCTTTTGAATATCTATTTCTAAGGTTCTACCCTCAAATACTACCTTAAGTTTATTTATCTCGGTTTTCATCTTTCAACTTAAAAACGTTTTTCATATCTTCTGCAGAATACTGACCACTTTCGATATCTCTCTTAACTTGTAGGAAAGCAATCTTAGCCCTAGAATCTAATTTGGGATAACTAGTAAGAGATTGATATTTATCCAACAGATTATATAAAGAGTATAATCGTAAATCGCAAAGGTAATCTATACCAGCAACTTCAAGTAATTTCATGAAGATTACATAAAATCTAAGAATAGTATCATCAAAGCATTCTACTGTTTCTTCATCCATCTTAGAAAGTGAATGAGTTCTGAGTGATTCTATGTTTGAATTGAGAAACCTTATGTGTTTTCGGATAGAGTTTATTAACCTTCGGTCTTCATGATGAAGTGTTTTGTGTAATCTATCCAAAATTTCATCCATTTCTTGGAATGATTGTTCTAATACTCCGGATAACATGTAAGTTACATTGATTACCTTGTCAGCCTCTTTCTTTAATGTGTCATTTTCCATAATCTAAAATTTATTTTATTTATGTGGACATAGTATCCTCTTTCTTCACTTCTGTAGGTGATTTTGTATTTTCTTTATGACTTATCTTAAATTTACAGCTTGGGCATTCTACTACTCGTATAATCTCATAATCCGTAGGAGATTCTAAAAATTCACTACGTATTTCACAAGCATCGTATTCAAATTCGCAATCACATACTGGGCATTTAGCTCTCCATACCGTGGGTCCGTTTAAAATCTTCTTCATGATTTTCGTAGTTTAACATTATGTTTTCTTAAAATACTATAAAGTAGTTTAGTGGATATCCTAAATTCCTCTAATATATCTTTTCTGGGTATTCCAATATTGTATTGATATATCAACTTATTTTCATCCACCTTTTTCTTCTTACGAAATGGGAATCTACCATCTCTTATACACTGTTGAGTATTATCTCTTGGAGTACACCAATATAAATTACTAACCCTATTATTCAGTGGATTATTATCTTTATGACATACTACTAAAGTATGATTATCATTTGGTAAATAAACTTCTGCAACTAATCTATGTCGATATAAATTAGCTCTTTTACCAGAATCAGATATTAGATTATTAGATATATACCCAGTACTCTTTGCTACTGGTTTTATCAATCTCCAAGTACCACTATGAATAGAATATAATCGGCCATTCTTACATATGTGATATTTAGAGAATCCTTCAATAGGCATATTACTAATGTACTTTCTTTTCATATCCCTCTTTATATTTCTTTATCTCCTTCTTGAATATTTTAGGGTAATCTTTTATCTTTATATGCTTATATTTCTTATGCTCTTCCATGTACTCTTCTACTGAAAAATCGGGTTCGAGCATTTTTCTATAATCATATCCAGGAATAAAAGGTAGTTCTTCTGCCATCGATCTACCTATAACAAAGTCCATTTCCATATCTAGATCATCTATCTGAAAACCAAAATAGGGTTTAGTTAATGGGTTTCGATAAATTTGCCACATCTCATAAATACTCCATGTGTTTATATTTTCTGGTTTAGTGATTTGATAATTAGCATCATGAACCAAGCATACTGATTTTGTAGGAGGTAATTTTCCTTGTCTCATAAGGTAGTATATTAATATACTTCCAAATAAACACATATCTGATGCTGCAGATTGACAAGGGAAATTCAAGGCTAATCGTAAAGCATAAGCTTCTTCTCCTCTATCTGAAGAATAAATTTGGGGTAATCTTCGTTTTCTACCAAATAAAGAAACTAAGTACCCATTCTTTCTAAGGAACTTCTCTTGTTTCTTTAAGAAGGTTTTTAACTTGGGATGTTGACCAAAGAATATATCCATTTCCTTTTGGGCTTCTTCTGGTGTAACTATGATACCCGATTTGGGGTCAGATAATTTTACTGCTAGTAATTTAGCACCAATACCATAAATAAGTCCAAATGCAATCTGTTTAGCTTGCTTTCTCCTTACCTTCCATATCTTATGATCTGGGTGATTTTCATCCTCATATATTTTTAAAGCTTCTTCATAAGGAACATGATATTTGGTAGCAGCAATTGCCAAGTGAGGGTCCTGACCAGAGTTAAAAGCATTCAGATAAGTTTCATCTCCAGATAAGTGAGCCATGATTCTTAACTCTGCTTGACTAAAGTCACTAGCAATATATAGAGTTCCTTTTGGAGCAACTAATTGCTTCTTTATATTTGGGTCTACTGAAGTCTTAGGTATTTGTTGAGCATTTGGTTCTGCTGAAGATAACCTTCCCGATGTAGTTCCATGAATAAGGAATCTTCCATGTAATCTATCATCATCTTGGGTTTTCTCATGCCAACCTTCAATATAGGTTTTATACATTTTCTCTAAACCTCTCAACTCTAATAAACTATCCAAGAATACTGCCTTTGGTGAATCAGGTTTTTTGACAGTTAATCTTAAGTTAGTAAGAGTTTCTTCATCAGTACTTGGTTTACCAGAATCATTCTTTTTGATTACCTCAAAATTAAATCCTTCCTCTGAATACATTAATTGAGGTAAATCTACTGAACTACCTAAACTTACAGGTCTAATTAACTCTAATTCCTTTTTCGTAGTAAAAACTCCTGCTCGTATATTAGCAATCTTTTGTTCCCTAGATTGTATCTTTCTCTTATCTACTCTAGGGTCTAAATTTTCTATCTCTTCCTCTAATTTAGCAATGTATTTTTCAATCTTGGATTGATTATATAGTTTAGTAAACTTCTTTACTTTAGGCAAATTATATATTGCTTCCTTAGCTGCTTCTATCTTTGGTAAGTAGGAATCTAACAATTCTTGGTTGAATGCCCTATCTACATATAAACCATTCTTTTCTACAGAAGTTAATACCCTAGAAGCAGTCATGATTAAATTACGGTAAGTATTATATAATCCCAAGTCAATTAGCTTCTTTTCGAAGAAAAGCATTAATCTAAGAGTATAATCAGTATCTTGACATCCATAGTGGCAAAGAGGTTCCATTTCTTTTTTATCCCATGGAATCTTATCGAATTTATCTTGCTTTTCATAATCTCCATATTCTGGTAAATACCTTCTTACCATGGACTTCAAATCATTGGGTTTTTCTTCATTCAAGAGATATTTAGCAAGCATACCATCCAAACATACTCCCCGATAATAGATATTATACTTCTGAAATATCTGGTCATCAAACTTGTAGTTCCAAGCAACTTTAACTACTTCAGGATTTTCGATTATCTCTTCACCAAATTTACGAAGCATCTTTTTCCAATTCCAACCACTAGAAGTATACTTCTTTGTTTCGAAATGATCTAAAGGTATAGAACATCCAAAACCTGGTTGAAAAGTTACTGATAGTATAGTGGGTTTAAAAGATTTGTTATATATTGGCTCGGCATTTGTTTCAAAGTCTACGGAAGCATAACCAGTTTGCTTACAGCATTGGATAAGTTTCTTTAGCTCTTGTTTATTGGTTATAATCTTATATTTCGTTTCCATACTAGAAGTTTTTTAAATAAAATAAGGAAGTATATCTTCCCAGACCTACTTCCTTAAACCTGATATGAGTTACTTTAAATCATTTTGCGAAAATGACATCAAAACAAAATAGAAATAAAGCATGTATTATATGATAGTATCCTCAAATACTCTTAGAGAACTGGCTAACTTATCCCAGTCTTTTTGATAAGTATGTAATGAGTCTATGGTGTGATACAAATAACCGGGTTTTACTCCAACCTCTTTAGCTACATATTCCATTAGTCTCCATGCAAGGTATACATCATTACCAAAGTGAATAACAAAGTCCGAACTTCTTTGGTGATAGCAAATGTGTAATACCTTCTCTCCCTTACTATTCTCTCGGATAAGGAAATCATAGTACATAGAGCAGGGTATACGTTTATTACCATGATAATAAAGAGTATCATCTTCACCATTACCATTAAATATAGGTAATACCGCTTTACGAGTATCAGAATCTGATCTTAGTAATTGTATGGTATAGGGAAGAATTACCATCCTTTCGTTATAGGTATAATCAAATTTACCATCTACCAAAAACTGTTCCCATAAGTCTTTTCTTAATTCCCAAGCTTTGCCCGGGTTAATTACCTCAGAAGTATTAATCCTTTCTTGGAACTCAGCATCTGCCCATTCCCTAGACCTTGAATAGAAGAATAACCACGTTGGATCTTGCAAAGAAGTTAAGCAATATTGTTGGCAAATGATCTCTTTAGTTACAAAATCTTCATTACCTTCAATATTCTTATTCTGGTAAGTCTTTGGTTTTACAGTTTGACCATAACTGTTGAGTTCTCTGCCCATTTCAGACATTAACTCATAACTACTGCTATAAATTCTCATTTCTTCTGTTTTAAAAGTTTCTTCTTATATGCTTTACGTTGAGAGTAAGAGATTACATTCTCGGGATATTCGATATCTTCATATTCAAGAAGTAATTCCTTTGCTTTCATAGATTTATATGTTTCCTTATATAAATCTGGTCGAAGCACTTTAAAACTTCTAAAGAATACCTTAAAACTAGAGAAATCTTTCTCTTTACCGTTTTGAAATTTATCAAATACCTCATTCAACCTCTTTATCCAAGAATTTTCCTTATCAGTTCCCTTTAATACCTTCTTCAAAGGTTTATGAGTATGATACATCAGAAGTGTTTCTACATTCCCATACATTTGAGTGGCAAATAAATTGATTTGTACTGATTGTTCTGGTCCGTACACATATTCCGCCATTCGTTGTATTAGTAAGAAGTCGAAGATTAACCTTTTTGTTATCTCGGATGCCCTGATTACCATTGTAATAACAGGTATGTCTTCCCCAAATCGTTTGGAGAATGTAGCAGCAATTAAACATTGTTTACCGTTATCGTGATGATTATTAAACATATAAGTAACGTTGTAATTCTGATTATACTTGGTTTTTAGTACTCTCAGCTTACTACGCAATAAATCAAGCTTATTGAAATCAATGTAATTGTTCAGTAAGCTTGTCCACTTAGTCTCTTTATAATTGAAACATCTACCATAATCAAAGTCTGGGTCTACCCAAGCTTTATGTATTTTTATAAATACGTTATATACCACAGCTACTCCACTGTTTGCGGTAGCACCTTTTGCAAATAAAGATGGTTCTAGTCTTAGAAATCCTTCATTTAACTTTTCCCATGCTTCTTGTGAAGTAGCAAATTCTAATGAATGGATTTGCTCTTCTGTATTAAGCTCTAAGCCATTTAATTGTTTATTCCAACCTGACACAAATACCTCCTTTCATTAATATTGTGTAGTGATTCTCCATTCATTCAACCGTTCTTTCTTGAAATACAGCTCGTATATACCCAATGGAGTAAATCCCATTATTGATAGGAATCCCATATAATAATAGAATGCCTCTACCAGCCTATCCTGGAATTCTAGTTCTTTAGTTATTACTGGTGACTGTTTCCATGTACGATTCTTAAGAGTATTTCTAGCAAGATTCAAAACATACACTATCTGAAACAAAATATTTTTCTCATCAGTATGCAAATTTGGACTCATTTCCTTGAATCCCTTTATATACTCGGAAGTTTTATCCTCAATTGTTTCGGATATTAGCTTGAAATTTTTGAATATACTACTAATGGCATCTATCTCTAAAATCATATGAATGCCGAATGCCATTACGTCTTCTAAATTTTCTACTGCCTTTTGCCCTTTAGTCAGTTCTTTGTTTGCCCAACTATAGATATCCTCTGGCAATATATTAGCATATATCAGAGCTGATAAGAAGAATCCTATTGCATCTGCTTGTTCTTCATTAGCATTCTGTAGATTGTTGATTATCTGAATCTCTTCTATGTCGGTATATAAATTGGTATTCCATCCCTTGTTTTCTAGAATATCATTTATATTAGAAGTAGATTCATAACCCTCCATTAACTCCTCTACTACTTGAGATATAAGGGTTTTCATAAGAGATTGATTTTTAGTACTGTTAATATCCATGGGATATTCTGGTAACCTTTCTAAGGGTTTATAACAGTCTAATTGACGATAGCCAATCTCATACATATTCTCAAGTTCAAGCCCCTGTTTGATTTCAGGGGCTTTTTCTTTCAGATTAGAAATATCCATAGTAACTATTCTTTTTCTGGTACTGTATGATAAGAGAATAAATGTAATACTTGAACCAATACGCTTCCAGCTTCGATTCCAATGATTTCAGAAGTTGGGTTGAATACACTTACCACTACTTCATCTCCTGGAACTTGACCAAGTACTTCTATACCGTATACTAACCCACTGTTGATGGAATTAGTTTCTTCATTTGCAGCTTTCAGTACGGATTTAACTGGAGTGAATTCTTCAATATGAATACCGGTTGGGATCAATAATCTGGTGTTCTGACCAAGAACAATAGTTTTAATATGACCCTCACTGTTTCTATCTAAGTCGAAAGATACTTTACCGAATCCTTGTGGATTGAAGATTCTATTCAACCAGTTCCATTTCTGTTTGATTACTCCGTTATTGTATTCCATGAGAATATCAATCGTAAGATCTTCAGGAAGATACAGATAGAATCCCTGGTCTGCTTTCTTGGGATATTTTACCTTTCTTGATACGGTATACTTTATATGAGAGTTCTCTATCAGTTGTAGTCTTCTTTCGTGATCTTCTACTTTAACTTCTAGAGTTTTAATCCGTCCCTCATGATTATCCAGTTTAGATTCTGCAGTATCTAATCTAGTATCAAGATTATGTATCTCAGTAGTATGTTGATTTACTGTACTGTTTAAAGTTGAATATCGGTTCTCTAATACCGATATCCTATTTGCTAGTTCGTCTAATGTTGGCATAGTTTTAATATTTAAGAATTAATACCTGTTGATCCGAATCCGTTGTTACCTCTTGTTCCCCAATCTGAAGCATCATTATTGAATTCTCCATTAGTTACTTCTTCTGGTTCTGTAAGATATATGGGTACATGAATAAACTGTACTAACTTGGTTCCAGCTTCTATTATTTGAAACTCATGAGAAGTATTATATATACCGATATGAATCTCTCCAGTATAGGGAGAATCTACTATCTCGGCAGTATAGATAAGCCCTTTCTTAGTTGATATACCAGATTTGTTTGCTGCCATCAGCATAGAATCTCTTGGTTCTAATAAACCTTTGATACCCGATGGGATAAGTATTCTGGTAAATGGAGAAATGTAAATTACTTGTACCTGGTTATTTGAATTATATTCAAGTGTTACTTTACCAGGTTCAGGTATTTCACAATGGAATATTAACTGTGGATTAGCTTTTACTAAATCCTGTAGAGTTAAGTCTTCAGGGATATAGAAATCTAAACCTGCATCTCCTTCGTTTCCTCTTGATGGAGATTTTACGTCTCTTACTTTGATAAATCTTAATCTGTTCATATTATATTGCATTGTTTTAAAAGTTGTCCATAAGTTAATGTTGATGGATCTCCCTTGTAAATACCAAGAGAGTTCATTATCTTTCTTACATCTCTGCTTCCATTGCCGCATACATTAGCAAGTATATCCTCTTGTTTCACATAGTAATTTGGGTTGTTAAGGTATACCTTGAACATAGCCCATATCATTTCTATTTTTTGCATTCTTTATAAAGTTCTCTAATACGTTTTCTTGGTACTTCGAATTTCTCAACGGTTTTGGTAATAACTTCTTTTCTTTCTTTCCCTTTTCGAATCAAGCCTCGGATGTATTTCTTGATTCCAACCGTGTCTTCTAATACATCCAAATCCTTGTATTGATTCTTCTGTTCTAGCTCTTTCCTTGTGATATTCATATTCTGTGACATCTTGAATGCACATAATTCTGAGTCTCCGCATAGTTTACATTCTTTAGTTGATAAGTCATAACCAATACCAAAACAGGGGTCTGAATTAGAACCCAGTTCTGCAATATTAATAGGTTCTAAAGGATCCTGATTCTTGATATCAGGTAAAGTTTGTTTCTTCTTTGCCATAATTCCCAATTTAAAATTCTTTATGATAATATCTTATGATTTGAACATCCATCATCTCATCTTGATACAGAGTAATATATGAATGTCCTATACCATTTATAAATAGTTCCCTGATAGACAGAAGAATGGGTGGTACTTCTATTTCAGAAGTATATATCTGAACTTTGATTACTAACCCAGATTGAAAATGAATCATAAAATAATATCGAATTTCATCAAGCTTATCTCTTGATTTTTTGATAGGAGATATATATTCTATTCCTATGCCATTGAATATATGTTCTGGAGGTATTACAGAACAATTGAATAATGATTTGATTTTTTGTAGAATCTTCATTGTTTATGATTATTAATGGTTAATGCCTCTTAACGTAACATGTAATATACCTTTCCTCCTACGGAGAAAAAGTATATACTCATAGTCAGAAATTATTATCCTTGAAAAGGCTTATGTCTAGGGTACTTATCCCAGAGCTTACTTAACCGGATAACTTTAAGTCCTTGATCTTGATAATACTTTCTTCTATGATTCCCATGCCTACTTAAATAATTCCCGGGATAATGTAAATCATCTAGGTAAACTTTGGATTTGGATTCATCCTTTCTTACCAATCGTCCTAAGAACTGAATTGATTTTTCTTGAGAATCCATACTGGCAGTATTCAACAAATATCTGAGCTTAGGGAAGTTTTTACCTCGAGCAATAATTGTAGTTGATACCAGGATATCTATTTTACCTTCCCTAAAATCTTTCATTATCTGTTGTCTTAATTTAGTATGAGTATTAACATGAACACAGGCAATATTATATTTATTATCTAGCTTCTTTTTAAAGAATTTGCATAGATTTTCACAGTGTGCAATATGCTTACATACTACGAGAGCAGGATATCTACCTTGATTAAGGTTCCATTTCAACCTATCTAAGGCCATATTCCAGGCAATCTTATTATTAGTAATCGAATCGTCATATATTTCATTATAGGCCATACAATCCGATTCCCAATTACCAAACCAAGGTTTACCTTCTACGGTTTTTACAATTGTCTTTGTTGAGTACCCTTTCTTAATTGAGTCCTTAAGTTTAAACTCTGCTAGTACATCACCAAAGAAACAACGTAAATTCATATTCTTAACTTTATCCTTGGCAAGCTTACTCATATAAATGGTACCAGATAATCCGATTCTAACTCGGGTATTAAATAACCTAGTGATCACATTCTGATATTGCTTACTACCTCCTTGGTCAGCTTCATCGATTAATACCATATCAATCTTAGCAAGTTCATTCTGATAATATTTCATATTCCGAGAAATAGATTGAACCATACCGATGGTAAAATTACTCCAGTTTAAAACTTTACCTTGAACAAAGGTAATATCTTCTCCCGGTAGATATTGCTTAAATTCATCTCTAGCTTGATTTAACCAATCGGAGTCATTAGTTATAAGCAAAGTCTTTAACTGCTTCTTATAGGATAAATATAAAGCAGACATAATCAGAGTTTTACCTGCATTTACTGTATAATCTAATACCCCAATCTGAAAAGGTGTTTCACCTAGTTTATTAGATAAGATTGCCTTAACAGCTTTCTCTTGTTCGGGTCTTAATTTATACTTACCTATCTGAGTTACAACTTTACTGACTTTAGGTAAAGGTTGTCTCATATCTACTATGATAGGCTTAATTCCAAGTTCAATACATCTTTTATATACTGAAGGAAGTAAGCCTATCTTAAATTGACCAGTCTTGGTTATATACTTTATTTTGCCATCCCAGTTTTGCATACCCCGTTGCCTAGTACGGAGGTAAAAGGCATTGGGGTGTCTGATAGCAAATTCGTTATATAACTTAGTTGCATATTTTAGAGGTATATCTAATTCTGCAACGTTACAATTACGAATTATGATTTTCATATGATTACTGTTACTGATTTACATTTCTTGGGTTCGTCATCGGAATCCTCGTATTCTTGTATAAATCATACAAGGGTAATATTATTTCCTTAGGCCATTTCTGAATTATAGAAATATCGGGGTATTCTACTTTGCTATCGGAATAATCCAAAGCATTTATAGTGGCTTCTGCCATCTCCTCTAAACGATTTTTAAAAGCTTTCATAATTTATTAATTTTTGACCAGAGGCTTCCCTCTACTTTAGGTTCCTCTGATTGTGAATGATTCTTATGTTTAAATAGGTATTTATTATACCTTTCGATAGCCTTGTCATTATACATCTGACTTGGTTCAGGTAAACCATTACACCATGCAAGGGATTCAAATTGAGCATCGATGAACCAAATAGAGTTCCAATCTCTTTCTCCCATAAGTTTACCTAACCTCATGAAGTGTACATACTTCTCTGGTTGGTTTTCATAGGATTCATAAATACCAGTAGCATTAGCTATCTTCTTAATAAAGTAATCATGAATATCCTTAGTATAACCTGGGTCATTGTCTTCGGCTAATTCCATTTCAGCACTTACTTGATTGGTAATGTTGTCCTGCATGGATATTAACCTCTGCATTAGGTTCCGATAATCGGTCATTCTCTTTAACCCAATCTCTATGTATTTGATAAATCCTTCTCGGGTATCAAATTTAAAATCTTCACAGAAGGTATTACATATCTCTGCAAGCTTTTTACAATTTGCCCATTCTCGAGAATTACTTTCGTTTATTTTACGAACTCCCCTATGCTTTAACTTTATACGAGTTGCATATAAAATATCAGCAACAAGGGCAGCATCTCCTTTAGATGCTAGTAATATGTTCTTAACTCGCTTAGTATTCTTATTGTTAGAAACTAAAACTGCTCTATGATTTATTGCCTCTTTTCGTGCAATAACAAAAAAAGCCTCAACTGGGAAGTTATCTACCTCTAAGGTATTTAATATTTCCTCAAATTGAGACTTAGTTATATGGATAGATGGGGAACGTTTAGTATTCATAATCCTGAGGTTTATTAAGTACTCTATTAATGGTATTTGGGTGTAATAACAAGATACGACTTAAACTTCGTTTATTATAACCTAACCGATGTAAATACATGATACAAGTATGAACTTCTTTAGTAACTACCGACCGAGGGGATTTAGAACCTCTTTTACCATATAGATTATTCTCTTTACCATACCGAGGCTTGGGTAAAAAGAAATTCCCATTACGTATACAATCAGAAGTATTCATCTTAGGAGTACCCCATCTTAAATTAGATAATTTATTATTTAAGGGATTATCATCTAAATGTCTAACTGTATTATACTCATTGGGTTTGGGGTTTATAATCCAAGCTAAAGCTAATAATCTATGTAATGGCCAATTTTTTCCTCGAATGGTAAGTCTTAACCTACCTTTATTAATCTTAGGTATTATTTCATACCAAACACCCCGTTCTTTCAAAAATACTCTACCAGAACGAGTAATTAAAGAATCTTGAATACCCGGAATGGGTTTGACAGCTTTAGGTATATTTGATATGGATACCTTAATTCGATTTTTTATATTCATGTTATTAATATATTATTTTATAATATAATAGGAAATCCTTACTCCAAAGAGTTTCTGATTTGAATTAAATCTTGATAACTTTGATACCTTGTTTGATATACTAGCTTAAGTGTTTGTTTTCTTCCCAAATCATTTACATCAAAACCATCAGGAAGAAATACTACCTTGACCTTTTTATAGGCAACAATTTTGAGAGCAAGATTGATGGCATACCTCTTGGCATCAGGGTCTAAAAGGATAATGAATCTTTGGCATGATGATTTAAGTAACTCATTGACTTGGTAGGCACTAATGGCTTTACCCATTGTGGCAATAGCTCTATCTCCGAGGGTGAGAGCATTAAGTGCTCCCTCGCAAATGAATACCGACCTGTACATCTCCAATGCGTCATAATTAAATATGATAAACTCTTTTCCAAGGCCTGTGATATCTTTGTTGGGGTTATTATACCGAGGACCGTTTCCAATAACCTTTCTGGCATTATAATACCTGAGTTGGCCATGATAATAGAACGGTATAATAAGGTACCCGAAGAAAGGTTCCTTCGTCGCATAGCCAACTCCATGTTTACATAATTCTTCGATACTAAATCCGCGGCCTTTGACATAGCTTCTAATGCTCCTTGCAATTTGTGAATCTCCGATACTAAGGAGTCTGAAACTATCAGGTAAATACAAAGGTTTGGCTTCGGCAAGTTCAATCTTTTCATCGTGAAATTCAAGTTCTTCGAATTGTCCATTATTTAAGAAATTTATAAGTTCATGGTAAGTATCGAATCCCTCAACATCCATAACTAATTGTGAAGGATTCGGATGGGCATTACACCTAAAGCAATTAGTTCTGTACATGGAAAGATTAACTCCCATTTTTAATTCCCTGTGACAGTAAGGGCAAGTTGGGAGTTTCATCCAGCCTCTTCGATATTCAAAAGCTCCTAACCTCTTGATAAAATAAGTTTTGAGCTTAGACTTAAACTGATTTGTTATTTTCATGTTCCTTTATAGCTTTACGAATTACTTTTCGGATTCTCTTTAAATCCTCTAAATCCAGGTTACTGATGGAAGTTGTTTGCCAACCATTATGGGATATTTCTAAAGCTAATCCATCAGTCCATCTATCTTTTACTACTTCTACTTTCTTTGTTCTCATTCTTCTTTTTACCACAAATTCTACAATAGGTTCTGGTACGATATTTCTTATAATATTGAACTCTCTTCCTACCTCCTTTCCTTGTAAGGGTATTTCTAGGTCTCTGCCTAAGTTCCCACCAATGCTCTGTTATCCAATCATGAATACCAAGTTTACATTTATATATCTCCACAGTTATTAGCCATTTTCTTGGAATCAGCATCTGGATTATCTTTCTTTTTAAATTGCTCATCCAATTTACTACCGTATACTTCATCATATTGCTTTCGTTGTTCTTTAGTAAATTCTGTACATCTTTGTCTTTCGACATCACATTTGAATAAAGCTCTACCAGAAGGAAGACCATCTCTTTGTACTACAATCTCAACTCGAAGAATATTATCCTTCTCTTCTTGCTCGGTAGAATTAAGACCCATGATAACTTGGGCATTACGTACAATAGCAATTGACCCAGAGATATCATTCTCATCATATCGAGTAAGTCTATGTTTTTTACCTTCACGAGTAATATGGTGAGCAGTCCATATAATATCCAAGTGTAATTCTTCTGCTAAGTTTTGCAGGTCTACATATACATTGGATATTCTTTCGAAATCTTCTCTGTCTCTAGATATTGATGCAAGTTTACCTGCGTAGTCAACCATTAGTACCCTTATATCTATACCCTGGTTACGCAATTGAATTATCTTTTCCCTGATATATGTGACATCGGTAATCATTGCAGGAACCCTTTCAACTACCAATTCAACTCCGAACCTTGCAAGCTTTCTTAAATGCTTTGCCTCGAGTTTATCATATTCACCTGAGTATAATTCTTTCTTGGTTTTATTAATACTTGATTGAATGAAACGGTCCATGATTTGGTCCTGACCATTTTCTGTATCTATGTATAATACTGACTTCTTCATTCTGAGATAACCTCTTGCAAGGTTTACCATGAAAAATGTCTTCTTTGCTTTAGGTTTATCCAATATCACATTTACAGAATGTTCTGGGTAACCTCCTGCATTGGTAAGGTCATTCAATTGCCTAAATGGACATGGAACTACGGATGGTTCTGATTGTCTTTTGAATTGTCTCTCCGTAACATCCCGAATCATATATAAGGGTTCATCCTCTTTCTTAGGTTTACTTTTCTGAAGTACCTTCTCAATCTTCCTTGAATATTCTTCATATTGTTCGAAGTTATCCAAGTCGAAGGAATCATTTAGGTTCTTCATTTCAACGTAAGTAGAGAACTGATATATCCTTTCCTTGATATATTCCGAATCAGATAAGGGAATATGATACAAATTGCTTATCAATTTTTGAATACTTGGCAAGTCATCCTTAGTTACTAAATCGACGTATGCCTTTGATTCTAGCAATTCTTTTATAACCTGCTTCAGAATATTTTCTGAAGGCATCTTGCCTTGCTTTTTAAAATACTTTGATATGCCCTCGAATATAAGAGCATGTTCTATGAGAACCAGATAACTTGATTTAACCCGACGCAGGACTAAACCACCTTCTTTATCCCTTAGAATGAACCGGAGTATCTCTAACTGGAAGTCCGGAGTAAAACTAAATTTAACTGAGTCTTTAAACTTTTTCATATCTATATTGCAATATTTATAAACTAATAGATTTTGATAGTACCGAGATAGTTCTGAGCATGTTGACAACTATCTAGAAACATACTAATCCACTACCTTAAGCTCAAGTATATTTAATATTATTATTTTATATAAGAAAAAATACTTATATTTGCATAACGAATATTTAAAAGAACATGGGAAAAAGTAAAGGAAATAATGGCTCAGAGCTTCATAGATTAAAACCTATGCAGGAATATGATGAAGCTACATTCAACAGACTTTATAAAGTCTGTAAGCCAGTAATCAGAAATCTTACCCGACAGATTGATTATAAAAGGTTTAACCTTACACCTGATATCATTCAATCTTATTTCTGGGATAAGATGCTATTTGTTTTCAACAAATACTATGGTGAATGTACTGAAGAACATCTTAAAGCAAGAATCCTTGCATCACTTAGTACATTCAAAAATAAATTGCTTCGTTCGGCATACGGAGAACAAGCAGAGTATAATCAAAGTCTCTTTAAGCTTGATGATTTATTCGATAATGATAAAGAGTTAGAGGATGATAGTGAACAAGAGAAAGCTAAATCCGAAATGCTTGATATGATGTATAAATATATGAAGGATAAACTTTCTCCCGATGCCTATCTCTTATTTGAGGTATTACTAACTCCTCCTCCTTTTATTAAAGAGAGACTTGGGGATAGTACTCGAATTACCAACATAATGCTTATAGAGTTTTTTGAAATGCCTAAGACTAATGATTCCATGAGATATATCTCAGAACTTAGACAAGATATCCAATACTGGGAAGATAGAGCTAAGGAAGAACTTAAGTATTAACACAAAAGAAAAGGGGCGTTTCCCAACGTCCCTTTCCCAACAGATTTTCAAAATCAACTATGCAAACACGATTTGTAAAGTGTCCTAATACTAATAACTAATTCAATCTATATTATGAAGTGGAATGAAGTTACTTATGATGATATCTTTTGGATATATCGTAATGTAATAGTCGGTGGTAATTTTTCGATATTCAAAGTCTCTACCGAAGTCTCTTGTAAGAAACTTTCACCAAGCAAATTCCAGCTCACTACAATAGCACCATCTTGGATTCCCTTAGTTGGAGTTCCTCTACCAAAGTCACCATTCAAACCTGTCTCTCTATTAAAGAAGGACTGAGGACGAACGTTCTCCCAGTTGTTAGCATTATCCTGCTTACCTTTAGATACACCAAGAGCATGTCTATGTTTAGGCAAATCATCCCCCTTAATCTGGATAAGAAAATTACCTTGAGTAGGTGTATAGTAATCACCCACATTCTGTAACATAGTTTCATCACCAATCTGAATACCTCCTGCTTGGTAACCAATAACTATTCTACCAGAAGCCTTGGTGTATTCTGCCCATCCTTCTGGGATTACATCAGTTTCCCAGAGGATAATAGAACCGATTGGGAGATTAGCAGTACTCAGAGACTCGGCAAATTCTTTTCTGATTGCCTCAAGTTGAGCATCAATGTATTGTTTGATGTTCAATGAATTGCCTGCTTCATCTACTACTGGGAACCCAGTATTCATTTCTTCGGTTCTCTTTATAGATTCTTTGAATGAACTATAGGTTGCAGTAGTAAAAGGTATCTCTTGGAATTTACCTTGGTAGGGTACGATTGCAAAGTTCTCATTTCGTTTTGTCATTGCATCTGTACCCTTACCATAGATACCGATAAGAACAACCGAATTCTTATTATTAGAGTAATAAGGGCAAGCACTCTCTACCATCTCTAGAAGATTGCTATAGGTCATATTATAATCGGAATATACATCACTATTGAGTATACTCGGAGTACGATTTGCCTCGGCAATCGGGTAATAGATATCGTTAGCCTTCTTGAATAAATCATAGAAGCTTTCTGAGGATTCATTCCAATAGGCTACGAAGTCTACTGGGTTATCTACTGGTTCTGAGATAGTAGTATGTACTGCAAAGAGTAATACCTCTTCGGTTGAGCCTTGAGTACCTTGAATATTTTCGACAGTAAGAGTTTGCTCATCAGAGATAAATACATATCCATCTCTTGAGATACAACCAAAGTTTACATCGGGTAATTCTCCATCTTCTGAAGCCTTTGCCATGTACCTTGCCATGATACGGTCCTTGATTACATTAGCATACTTACTCCCAGATACTCCTTGAGGAGATACCGTTAACCTACTACCATTTATGGTGGCTGAGCCGAAACCACAGAATGGCCCTAAACCAGAGGGAGCAGCAATTGCCTCTGCTGCTTCCTTTGATTTAATGATACCTTCATACTTAAAGTACGTCTTCATTATTGTTATTTTTAAAGTTATTCTTTTGTTCTGCCATATCCTTAAATGCTTCACCCAAGTCCTTGAACTTGAGGGTTAACAATTTAAAGAGAATCTTCCATATACTGTACTTCTTTTTGATACCATGTATTTCGCAGATATGCCCATATATACTATCTACTTCGAAGCAATAGCATAACACCATTACAGTTATGGATACTACGATTGGGTCCATCCCATAAGGTTCACCTATAGCCTTACCAAGTACAGCTCCCAATAAAACATAGCAGATATAATCTACTACTTTATTTAGAGTTCTTCTTCCAGCCCTAGATTTTCGAATTTCTATACCTTGAACTCTACTCGCAGATATACCAAACCATAAGTCGGATAGAATTAGTATTATTGCTAATACTATCATCCATCTCAGGTCATGGAGGATTTGAGTACATTCTCCCAATATGCCCACAGTAAATGCCTTGAATAAAGACTGAGTTGTGGTCTCAGTGATTCTATCGATTGTGTTTATCATTGTTCTACTATTTGCCAAGATTGATTACTGTAGGTTGTAATGGTGAAAGTCTTTTCCGATAGGTCATCGAAATCCCATTCCAACTTTTGAGGACTAACACTTAAGAGATCTGCATCTACTACTGTGAACTTAGTTCTCTTAGAAGTATCTGCAACTGATTCAAAGATATATTCTCCTGCTTGAGCAGTGATGAATTCATAGCCTTGTCCACCAGCATCGTAGGTATTAACCTTACCTACTTCCCTAATTCTACTATCGAAATCTGGTTTATTCGAAGTACACTTGATTAGGGTAGATACTTGTTTAACAGTACCCTTTAGTTCGGCATACTCTGGAGTACAAGATATCTCAATGATAGTTGGATAATCTTCTAGGATTACTTGGCATCTTAGAGAAGAACCATCATCAGCTACAAAGGTATAGGTACCTGCCTTGGTAAGAGTAATCTCTTCACCCAGGTTATAGGTTTCCCCAGTCTCATCACAAGTAGCAGTACCATTTACATTTACCCCATTCTTCATCTCTTCCAGTGAGAACTTACAAGCAGACTTCTCATCTACCAAAGCATATACTGCATAGGTATCATCAATCTGGTCTTCAGGTAAAGTCCAATCGGGTTCTTGCCAATGTTCATCGGTAGTATCTGAAGGAACTATCTTTAACTTATTCTGATATACTGTTGGAGAATTGCTTACAGTCCAGATAGTCCTTGCAGAGGGGTATGCTACGGATTGGAAAGTATAAGTTCCTGACCTATTAGTAGTATATACATAACCACTCTTAGCATCAAATACTTCCCCAGTCTCTATCACTCTTACTCTATAATCATCTCCATTACCTGAGATACGTTGAATACTTACTGCGGTCTTGGCTGAGCCATTGAACAAAGTAGAGGATGGTGGGTTAATACTAACTCGATAGATTGCAGTCTTACCAGAAGTTACTTCGAAGATACCTACACCTTCTTCAGTTTCTCTTTTATCAAGAGTACACCTAAACTTATAGGTACCATAACTGCTGGCAGTAAACTTATCACCATTCTTAAATAACTTAGTGTCACCTACCAACCTACAGTATAAGTCCCCGGTAAATGATTCTGGGTAATTGGATTCGATGGTTAGGGTAGTAGTTGCATCCCGTATACTTTGTTTATCCCCAACTCGAAACTCAGAGGGAGTACATCTTACCTTATAAGTAATCTCTTGTCTGGTTACTACAAAGGAAGTTTGCTTTACTGGGAACTCTACAATCTCAAAGTAATAAGTACCTGGTTCTTTAAATTCCCAAGTTGCTCCTGATACCTTTACTTGGTCAGTCCCTGACAGTCGAACATTACAAGTTTTGATTTGTCCCTTATAAGATACGTTAGCCCTTACTACCGTATATACACTTAGCTTTGATGGAGTTATCTCTGCAGTAACTGGGTCACAGGTAATTGAATATACCCTATTATAGGATTCTTGACCTACTGTGATTTGGGTTATCTTAGAGTTATCCCCAACACTTCTGAAATAATAAGTACCAGCCCTTGGTATATTAAATATGGAATCACTTGGATGTTTTGTGTATCCCCAGTTTATCTTATCACTTGATATCTGAAATCTTAAATCTGCATTAGGCCAATCAGCAGTTACCATTACCCTAACTGGTACTTCGTATACTTCAGAAGTTATCAGATTTGGTTGGTCTGGGTTTACCAATTCTGCTTTGATTGCATACCCATCGTTTACCGTAAATCCATATTGGATATTGAAGGATACGTGGTAAGGTATGAATCTTCGGAAGAAACTTTCTACTGCTTCCCTAAATCTCTTGAATGCCTCCGAATTCGAAGTATACCCATGACCTGTAAGACTAAAGGTTACCGGTATACATTGAGAACAATCAAATGTATTATCATAGGAATACTTGTCGTCGTACAAGAAGTATTGGTCGAAGTAAGGATGGCCTTTTATCCAACCATCGTAAGAATCTGCCTTAGCAGGGTCTGAGACTGTACAGGTTAACCCATATAGCCTCATCATTATTTCGAAGAACTCAGAAGTACCTCGTATCTTGAATAGAGATACCGAGTATCTTAGAATGTTTCTTACTTGAGTACTGGTTAAGGTAAAAGGTCCCTCCTTGGGTATTATCCAAAGCTTTGATAATTCCTGGAGTTTACTGTCTGAGTAGAAACCATTAAAGTACTCTGACCACTTCTGGGCATCTATTGTGTTCCCATAAGCGAAGGGCATTTCTCCGAGGAATTGCCAAAGAAAGTTGAGATACATGTCTGGAGTTTTATCTATATCAATAATATCCAGAATGTTATCAATGTCCTTAGTAATATAATCTTCAAAATGCTCTCCACAAATTTCTAGAAACCTCTCCAGAATGCCCTTACCATTTACCTTATAAGTATCTTGGTCCTTATATTCGAATGGTAAAAAATCGATTAGGTTTTTGAGGTTTATCATACTATCTCATTTACGGTTAGTGTTAACTGTGAAGCATTTTCGAATACTGGTAAATTAAAACCAGGGTCTTCATAATCATGGTTGGGTTCTGATACTGTAATTGAATAACGGTACCCAGATTGGTAACTGTTGTTCTGTATATCCAGGGAGAAGTCAAAACCATTTGCCTTGTCTACTACCTGAAGTGAACCACCAACAGAGCCCGTAGCTACATAACCATTCGATACTGAACGTACTGTGAAAGTCGTAGATGAATTGAAGGTTATGAAGTAGGTCATAGACCCAGTAGCCTTATTCAATTTGAATTGTCCCAATGCAAGTTCTTTGTTGCCATAGATAGTAGTAGGCCAAGGCTTGATATAGAACTTGGTAAGGTGTAGGTAATCTACAGTAGACAAATTATCAATCAGAGCATAGATATCAGATACCCTTACGCTTCCCCCAATCTCTGCTTGTTCTGGAGAGTAGGCATTATACAAAGCAGTAAGGATTTGAGTCTGTATCTCGGCAGTCTTATATGATTTCTTTCCAGTGACATCCATTTCCAAAATGATTTGAACTTTGCCTGCAGATTTAACCTTGAGCCAAGTAGTCATTGGAGCCCTTTGAGATAATAGATTATATACTCTACTGATTAACTCAGAAGAAGCTACTGCTCCACCATCTGGGCTAATATATACCGTAAGTTTTCTACCACATTCGTAATCTGCTTTTGCCTTATTAACCCCATCAACTAACATTGCCAGGCTTTCGAAATCCTCTTTGGTAATAGCTACTCCCAGAGTCTTAACACTCAAAGGTATATGTTCCTTGAGCATAGTGAAGTTCTCATAATTAGAACCGCCTCCGGCATCATAAGCATTACTTACAGTGGCATCTGTAATTGATGAGGATATAACGGAAGGTACTGAGGTAATTGTATTACTCTTTACATTACCCTGAGAACCATTGGTTAAGTAGAATACTACATTGGTTATCTTTGCACCTGCTGCAGGTTTCTTACCAAAGGTACCATCCCCAAACATAATATAGGGGTTTAGAGACTCATCTACTGACACCATAAAATGTTTATCAGTAGGTTTAGACTTTGCAAAGGTTTCTACCAGTACCCAAGATTCCCCACCTATTTGTAAAGACATAGAGCCATGTTCATAATACTTACCGTTGGGTAATGTACCAAGATTAAGTTGTACTCTATCTCCTGTGGGTATTACCATGTTATTGAGAGCACTTGTAGTATACTTCTCGTGTTGAATAATTGGTACCCTGCAGGTAGTTACATTTGAATACCAAGTAACGTCTCGGGCAGATAACCAGCTATTACCACTCTGGTCTGTAAATAGAGTTCCTTGTGGTATGGTTAACTTTGCACCAATGGAGTTACCAGTAATACTTCTAGATAAGATTACATCTACCGTAGCGGCAATTGCTGCTCGAGCATGGTAATCTACCAATGCACCATGTTTAACTACCGAATCATATCTACGAGCCGTAGATAAGAAAGTTTCTCTTGCCATATTGTCTACATAGTAATGCAGTACTTCGGCAATTGCTGCAAACAAGGAGAGAATGATAATAAGGATGTTTCCCTCCGAATAGTCCGTTATGAGTTTCTGACCATCCTTGTCCTTAAGACCCATAAGGGATTCTACCAGCTTGGCCTTAATTTGTTGGTAAGACCTCTGGTATGGGTTAAGCCATTTATTTGTGATTCCCATATTATTGTGTATTTAATGAATTATCCGAGTGATCATAGGTGATGTCGAGGTACTGACTAGAATTTGTTCCATTTACTACATAAGCTACTTCTATATGTATTTTTGCATCAACTCTAGTAACGGTAATGCTTTGGAAGGTTATTCTCTGTTCCCATGCACCTATGGCTTGTTTTAAAAACTCTTTAATTATAAAACTTAGGGCTTGTGAGTTTGGTTCCTCGATACATTGCCAAAGTTTACTACCAAAGTTTTCTTGTCGAAATCTCTGGCCAATCATGTAATATAGGATAGCACTTATATTATCCCGGATAAGTTTGAAATCCCCATTGACTGGGTACCAACCGGTCTCTCCCTTTTCGTTTCGAGTAAGTTGAATAGGGAATGTTACACCTATACCAACTATATCTGTGAAGTAATTCTTTTCCATTAGTGTATACAAGATTTATCCTCATAATCATCAATCTGAAATTGTGAGAATGGTTTAGTTACTTGAGTTACTGTAGGACCTGAAGAACCAGGTCCAGTAGTTACACCTGAGTGTACATGAGAGTTGAACATACTTCTTAGTTGTTCAAGTTCCTTAATCGTTTGATTTAGTTTCTCAGTTAACTGTTCGATGTTAATGATTCCCCTATTACTACCCTCATTTAGTACTACAGTATCACCAGAATTAATACCAATGCTTTTCTTAGAAGCCACTACCACATCTGATTCTGAGTATACCGATACAGTACCATTGAAGTATAAATTCAGAGTTCCTTCATCATCATTGATAACAATCAAATTACCTTCGGGAGTAACCAACCCCATCTTATTGGGACCATTCAATGGCTCAGGAATTTGTTGTAATCCCCACCCATGATATTCCCAAAGAGGTTTAGTTGGGTCTCCGAACTCGAAGGTAACAAAAACTATATCGCCTATCTTAGGAGCTAAGAACTTGAAACCAGTACTGATTGAACCGTGTTGTCCTTTAGGTAAAGCCCATGCAAAAGTACCGCCCATTACTTCTGGGATACATACTTTCACCCTATTCATATTCTTCTCAGTATCTTCATTGTCTACGACTATACCTCGATAAACTGAGTAGTACCTACCAAGACCTTCTAGGCCTTCTTCGGTTATTATCTTTGCAGTTTCGTATCCCATAATTATTTTAATTTATTCTTTCTTATGTACTCTGTGAAATTCTTCTGAGCTACTTTTGAATAATCGAACTTAACCCAATAATCATCTGGTACTTGAACTTCCTTGATGGATATCTTGCCTGGGATATACTTACCTGTAGAAGTAGTAGTATTACCTGAACTAATAACTATACCTTCTGATTTAGCTATTGGGTCTTTAGCAACTACTTCAGTATAATAAGCTTTCTTACGAACAAATTCAGAAGCACCTTTTTTATCAACTACCTCACCATTCTTACCCATGAAGTTCTCTACAAAGTATACTACTTCATTATAGGTGAAGTCAAGTACTAATTCATTGGTATTACTCAAGGCTTTCTTATCTTTACCCTTATCGGTTTTACTATTCGACTTAGCATCATTAGCCACAATAGTTTGAGTAGATAAACCAGATTTCGATGTAACTGAGCCTGACTTACCAGCATTCTTAACCAGCTCTAAGTTAGTTACATAACCTTGACCTGCATCCATGGAATGAGTACATTGCTTAATGTACCAAGGTCCCGACCAACGTCTACCCACGTTATCAATTATAACAATCTGGGAAGATGCTAGAGAAGGTCTGCCCACTACTTGCATTTTGCATACGAGCCGTTTTTCGGTATGCTTTAAACCACCATTGGCATTAGCATTAGCTGCCCAAGCATACTTATCTGCCCCACCATATCTACCAAAGAGATTATGATAGAGTTTATAGATAGGTACTTTAACATTAGATTTCTTCCAATGTTGTACTTTTACCTTCTTACCATATTGACCTTGACCATAATGTTTAGAAGTATCAGTTTCCATATCACTAAGGACAATGGTATAGGGGTCATTCTTTAGAGCAGCATACCCTCTTTTAGAAGCAGGTAATACTCCCATCTGATAGTTTATACCGGAAGCAATTCCAGCACCTGCTTGATTAGAAGCGTAGCCTTCTGGGTCATAATCCATGGGGTCCACATATTCTATGGTCATATAGGTCATCTGGTCATCGCCTTCAAATAGGTATCTTTCATTTTTAAGGATGTTGTAAAGATTAGCCTCCAATTCCTTACCATTCTTTGAATTACGTAAAGCTTGTTGTACTGCTCTCTTACGGTCACTGGGCAAATTAGAAACTGCTTGATTAATGGTCTCTCTTAATTCATCCATATTCATTTCATCCAGATGTTTCTGCTTCCCCTTTTCATAAGCTTCTGCAGGATTAGAAGCATTGAATTCCTGAAGTGCTTGCCTATGAGTTAAGTACCTATCGAAGCTTTTATTCTGAGCATCCCATTCTCCAATATGGTTAGTTGTGGGATGACTTCGATAATCTTCTACATTATCACTACCATAATTAACCACCATTGTATTATCTACTCTGGCTATATATTGGTCATTCTCATTCGAAGTTTTTTCCTCTTCTGGTTCTTTTATACCAGTAGTGATTACATTTAAGTCCTTAGTTTCTGGACTTACCAAAGGAGATAGAGTTGCCTTAACTCTCTTAGTAATGTTCTCCATAGTAAAGGATACACTGAGTACCTCACCGTTTTCTCCTTGGTAAGTATAAGTATGAACTGGTTCCTCATTGAACTTACGATTGTGTATGTAGATAACTCCATCTCTGGAATCTACATACCAAGGCCCATTGGTATAACCTTTCATCTTCTGTTCTAATTGAACCAAGATATTCTTACCCACCAAACCAAAGTCGCTATCAATCAGAGCCTTCAAATCCTCAGGCATAGCTACTTGAGCTACTCCACTAAACCGGTTAGCATAAAGCACCTTTCCAGTAGTAGTTCGAGTATTTTCTGTAGGCACCTGTAGTGACTCGTATACTTTATTACTTATTATCTGTTGTTCCATTACTGAAAGATTTCTATGATTACACCAGTAGCATTATCACAACCATTGTCCAAGAAGGTAGATAACTTATAACCTTCCATATCCGAAAAGTTATAGGCTGGTTGGTACCTTAAATCACCCGTTGAATCAATGCACTTAATAGTTACATGAGTACCCGTGGAATCGAAAGTAGCATCGAAGTCTCTCACCTTGATTATCTTAACTGGACCCGATACGAATTGACCGTCTGGATAAATATAACCCCACTGAAGGCAGATTACCTGACCCTCTTGCAAAGCTTCAATATCTACGGTATCTGGATTACCAGTATCAAAAGTGATAGTAGCTAAATTCTCTTTCTCCTCATCATATCTATAAGTCCAGGTACTTATATACGCTCCAAGAGGAATGCCCGTAAGAGGATTCTTAATGGGCATTCCTTGAAAATCGAAAAGGGCCAAGTAGGGTTGGCCCATTCCATTATATAATATGGGTTTTTGTTTAGCCGGCATACACAGGAATTTTTATAAGGGTTCCACTTTCTAATTCCTTAAAAGGATTGAGGATAGTATTGGCTTCAGCAATTAGAAACCATTTACCAGAATCCCCATAATACCGATAAGCAATATTCTGCAAAGTCTCACCATCCTTAACTGTATGTTGGATGTCATCACTTGATGAGGGTACTGATGTACGTACTGCCTCTAAAGAATAATCTCCATCACCATAGTTTAAAACATAGGCTTGGTCATAGGGACTTGCACCTTTTAAATATTGAGATGTATCAATCATATTTAATGCCCTCCGTCTTCTTAAGTGAATCAGAATTAATAAAATCTCCATAGGATAAGTTATAGGCACTTACTCTCTTGAAGATTAATTCCTGAGTTGCTGCTGCAGGCAATAATTTACCATTGCCAAATGTAGCAGGTTTACCAGGTACCCTTATCCTATAACCATTCTGAAAGTTCTTCAGAGTATAGGTTGCAGAGGTAAGGATATAATAATGGTTTTCGAATATACCGGAATCTCCCCACTCTATTTGGATTATAGGAGGTGCTGCTTGGTAACCATTTGCCTTCGTCCAGGCTTCAAGTAATCTACATTTATTTATCACTTCCTCTGGGTTATCCAAAGTAGTTGAGAACCAAGATACATTGAATTGAATGATATCTTCTGCTCCCGTGAAATGATACATAGGTGTATTACGACCCATAGACTTAATGGTTGCCCAAGTAGTTTCCCCTCTAAAATCTAATTCAGGAGGTCGATTCTGTAAAGTAATATATTGGGTTGGGTTAGCAGACATGTTATAAATCCGTACTTCGTTTTGATACCGGATGTCTGCCTTTACTTCGAAGTTTCTGTAATTAGTGGTATTCTTATTACCCTTTGCTGGGTCTACTCCTTCCCCTTCCTCTTGACGTGGGAATTGTAATTCCATTCTCCACTTTGCCTGGAGTTGTTTGTTTAGAGTTGGGTTCTTAGAAGATATCTGAGCTTCTCCGGGTACCCCATTTGGGTCATAGATCTTACCCTTGAGAGCACTATCTTTTGGAAGAGTAGAAGTAGCTCGGTTAAGTAATATCCGAGCTCTCCAAAGTTTATTCAAAGGGCCAGTAAGAACACCAGCTGTATCTCGAGTAAGGTCATTGTATTTTTCAATAACTTTACCAGCTGCCTGTCCTAATATTTTAGCCATAATATTTTAGTTTATAATCCTAATACTACTCCAGTATAATCCTGTTGACTACCAAGGGTATAGTCTCCCACGGATTGCCCATCTATACTAATGCCAATCTTGCCTTCTTTTAAGCCATCCCTAATTGCAGACTTTATAGCATTAACAAATTTCTCTTCATTCTGAGCCCTAATGGTTAATGGGTCATCTTCTTTGTTATTCTGGGCATCAGTATTCCTATCTACCGAGCTTATCAATCTACTACCCACTTCAATTAATAAGGGTAAACCGATAGTAATTGCTAAACCCCAGGATCCTCCTAAGAATCCCATAAATCTGCTAAGCATACCGGTTAAACCTCTAGTAGCAATCTGACCTGCTGCTCTACCACCTGCATTAGCAGCGGCTCCCCCAACGGCACCGCCCATGAGATTACCCGCCATAGTAGTTGCCATTGGTACACCAGGATTTGGTGTCTTAACATACCTACCGTTTGACATATTGTAGAATCGACCTTTGCTATTCATTCCGATACCACTTGACATCATCTGGAGTTGAACCATAGTTCTCATGAGATTAACCATACTTACCATGTGAGCTTCCATGATGGCAAATTGGGTATTAGTCTTTATAGCTGCAGCTGACATACCATTGGTTTCAGTAGTAGTTAAGGCCTGAAGATAAGAGGTCATCCTCATGATACCTCTCAAAGTCCTAAAGCCTGCCACTATAGTACCAACTACTACACCCGTAGCAGCTACTCTTAAGGCAAAGCTACCTCCCCAAGTTTCTGAAATAGTATTAACTATGTCTACAAACTTAGTTCCGAATTGGAGAACGGGAGTAAATACTCTACCCATTGCAGCACCTGCAGTTACCGTTAAGTTCTCAAGTGAAGATTCCCATTGGTCAATTACACCGGCATCTGTCTTAAGTCTTTCTTCGTTCATCTGGTTTACTGCACCCATATTCTTATTATAGGTAGCAAGTATCTGTCCCATCTTATCCCTACCAGAGGCAATATCTCTAAGTACTGGGAGCATACCACGATTACCACGAACACCGAAGATATTGAAGAATGTTGGAGTTTCAACACGAGAAGGCATATCTACTGCTGCCTTAGCAAACTTTTGATATACAGAATATAAGTCAATAAGATTACCCTGAGCATCGAAGAAGTCATCGGGACTTAAGCCCATGTTTGCTAAAGCGTTATAGCCTTTCTTTTTTTGGTTAACAAGAGATAGTTGTAAATAACGTATCATATTTGCCAGAGAGGTACCAGCCATAGAACCTTGTATACCCATATCTCCCAATACACCAATGGCCGCAGCAGTTTGCCTAAGATCTACTCCTGCAGTTGCCATATCTGCTCCTGCATAAGATATGGACTGGGCTAAGTCCTGCAAAGATATATTTGCATTAGTTACTGCAGTATATAAATCATCAGTTACTCTAGCGGCTTCGGTCATTGGGATTTGGTACATTGACATGATATTAGTCATCAAGTCAGCTACACCACCTTTACCTCCCACTGGCATTGTAAAGATTGAAGCCAGCTTAGAAGCCGGCCCAATCATTTCCTTAATAGCATCGAATTTATTACCTGCCATAGCCAGGTATCTTTGTCCTGATGCAACATCCGAAGCAGTAAGAGGTGTTATAGCATTGACGTCTTTTGCCAATTGTAACATCTCCTTCTGTTCTGCAATGGTAGCACCAGCAATCTTCGAAGCAGTCCAAACTTCATTCTGAACACCTGCAGAGTATTTATAGGCCCTGGCCATTCCCCCTACGAGCTGCATTCCGAAGTCTAGTGAATTAGAAGCTGACATCTGAATACCTCTGTTCCAGGTATTCATATCATTCATCATAGTTCTAAATGAACCAGATATCTTACCAGCTTCTTGAGAGAATCGGTCTCTTAAAACCATGGCAACACCGACCTCTATTACACTCCTACTGGCATTTATCATTTCGTTTTCTTTTTAATCTGTTTATAATATTGCTCGGCCATATCCTTGAATATTTTTCTTATTCTGTACGGAAGACGTAAAAAGCCGAAATAATCTAAAGTTATCTCGGCTCTAGTGATATAAACAAAATCACTTTCTAAACTTACTCTTCCGTCAGGTAGAAAAAATTAGGTGCCCAAGCTATAGGATAGTTTCTTTCCTCTCCAGTCTGTGGATGGGTGATATGAGAATCCCCTTTGAATACCGGGTCGATAGATAGAATATACTTTCTCATCTCAGCCATATCTTTTGCACTAAAAGGTGTAAAGTTTGAAACCTTTTCCCAGTTACCATCTACATCTAAGTAAAGGTTACGGCAAAGGAGAGGAGCATTCTTTGTTTGTTTCTCCATAGGCAAAGCCATGAACATCTGTTCACCCTTACCGGTCATGCAATCGAATTTGATAAGCTTACCTGAAGAGAGAGTGTACTCATGGTCCGTAAGTTTCTTACCTTCCGGATAGAAAGGAATGGCATCTGGTTTTTCCTTGAGCTCTTCTTCAGAAGGAACCTGACTGTAATCGAAAAGATACTCGTGAAGATCTTGGCCATACATAACCTTCCCTCCTTCTTTTCCCCAATCATATTCGAATTCTACTTCGTCTCCCAAAGAGAAAATTCGAGAATTGAAGATAATACAGTACCGGTCATTAACTGGTAAGTTAAGTGCATCCTCAATGGTTAACTTCCCACTGGGTGTTGCATCTGTAGTTACTACAATTGCTGCAATGAACTTAGTAAGGTTCATCAAAGTTTTCATGTCTGAAAGGTTACTGAGAATATCTTCGTCAGCACCATTCTGTTCTCTAATCTGGTATTTATAACCAGACGGTCCGATAAATCCAAATGTTCTAAATTCCATATAATTACTTTTTATGTTTACAAATGTTCATAGTATTCCCTATAACAACAAGAAAGGGGTGAGACATCCTATCTCAGGAATCCCACCCCTCCACCGAATCTTAGTGAAAATAGACTAAGGAATTAGTATTTATCTGCAGTACCAACTGAGAACTCAATGGACTCAATGGTATTCTCTGAAGCCATTCTGTCCAAGTCTAAGCCAGTAACTTTACAGGGCCAAACCTCTTCGAAGATATGGGTGTTAAGAACTGAGACTCCGTCTTCAGCAAGTTCATTTACGATTGCAGTTTCCCATATCTGAGCAGGAGGTAATCCCCCACCGGCAATCATATCTTGGCAAGCATATAGCCAATCATGAAGCCAGGTATCTGAACCTGCAGTAGTCATAAGTTTCTCTACGATAAGATTACCAACTGAAACCCTACCTGGAGTTTTAACGTCTCTATTGACGTCCCCATGAGCAACCTGGTCAATCTCTACATCTGGCAAAGTACAAGTTTGGAACAGATAAGTATTGATAGGGTGCTTGGGGAACATGATACTCCACAAGAACTTCTTCCGTGGATTTTTTACTTTTGCTCCCATCGTTATAATTGTTTAAGCGTTATTACTTGATTCCACAATTGATACAGACTTGGAAGCTGCATCAATTACAATTTCCATAGTTACCTCTTGCATAGGAACTACGTCCTTATACTTAAGGATAGCACGGTACTTACCTTGACGAGCATCTGCCTCGTTGTTAACCGAGAGATCATCCCAAGAGGTTGCATCTTGGTCACCCATCCAGGTATATTCGGTCATGGCATCTTCATCTACCAAAGAGTCTAGTGTGGGTTTAACCTCCAACCAAATTCTCTTCCAAGTACTCCAAACGTTAGGCTCTTCGATGTACTTGTTAAGTACAGGACGAAGGAACTTCTTCAAATACAAGTTCAATCTTACGATTGAAAGGAACCGTTCTGAATCCTGTTTTACCTGAGAAGAGAAGCAATGCCAAAGCATTGTCTGTTTGCCTGCATCAGGAGTATCCTTGATTACCATCTCATTGATGTAATTTTGGGCCAGAGTATTCAATTCTGAATACCGAGAGGGAGAACCATAGTTCGGGCATACTGGTCCAACGGCATCCCCAATAACTCCTCGGTTCATACCTGCAAAAGATTTCCAAGGTCCATATTGAGTAGCAGAAGCATCACCCAAACCTGCAATGGTACCCACTACATCGGAATCTTGAAGATTACCGTTTTCATTGTAGTACTTAAGTCCACCACCGAAATAGGCAATATACTTAGAGTTACCCACAGTACCCAAACAAGTCTGTACCCAAGTTACCTGAGCTTTGTAATCTCTGGCCTGAGTACCCTGAGTATAATGAGTAAGGTGTTTCGGAACTTCGATATAGAGTACCCATTCCATCAGTTCCTTTGCCATATCCGCAGCAGCCTTGTATACCTTGAGTACATCTGCATCAGCAGTAAGGTGTTGAGAGATATGAGAAATGAATAACTGATAGAAGTCAGTGTAATCCTTTACGAAGTCCAAAGAAGCAATCCATTCATCGGCAGTAGGAGTAGAACCTGCAGAACCGATAGTACCGGTAAACTTCTTTTCATCTTCTGTAGGAGCAGCACCACCTACAGTTAATGTAACGGCATTCTTTGTACCATCTACACTATCAGTAAGCCATTTGATAAGATTCTCGAAAGAAGAACCAGCAACTACTACCGGCTTAATATATTCTGAGTTCTTAGCAAATGCACTAAGAGCAAGGTAATCTACCGAAGTATCATTATTTTTATCGGCAGTTTTGTAAGTGATTACTGGACCTTGTTCAAGTACTTGACCATTGCCAGAATAGATTTTGTAATACAAGGTGTTAGCTTGTTTGTAGAAACCCACCTGGAAACTATCAGTACTACCGATTGGGTCCCCATAACCTTTAGTTACCAAGCCTAAGCTATAAGTAACTCCACTTGAGGTAATGGTAATGAGTGCTGCAGGTGTAGCTGGGTCTGGGGCAGCAGAAGCCGGTACTATGCCTTCCTCTTCGGATTTAGCAGCAGCCTTTGTTTTACTTGCTGCAGTTGCAGCCACTGTACCCTGGGTAGCTCCCTTACCAAGTACTCGAATAACACGAAGCTTAGAACCACCTGTCAAGGCTTTTTCGATATTTGATACAGAACCATCTGGCACAATCTCAGAACCATAAATTCTTTGAAACTGAGAGAAAGTAGAGATGATTTCTGAGGGGTCATCGTATGGGCCCTTAGTAGTTCTAGCCAATACACAAGAAACTCCTAACATAGGAGTAGTTTGAAGAACATTGTTGTTCTTAAACTTAAAATCTACATGAGGTGAAGTTGGCATAATTCTATTGTGATTAAAGTTAATTACTTGTTTAATTTATACCCTAGAGTATTGTACCTATTCCTTAGGTATCTTCAACTCTAGCATTTCATTTTCGTTTTGTTCGAACAATCCAATGAGAGCAGTAATATCTTTGATAGGTGTAAGTGTACCTTCTTCCAAAAGCTTTTCTGGGAGAATACCATCTTTACATACGTAAGTATATACCTTCTCAAGTATACCCTGTTCTACATCTGGATGGTCATAATAATTACCAATTTCAATGAATAGGTTTCCGGTTGGGTCAAGCCTGCCCTTGCTCCATTCCTCTAAGTCATTAAAGTATGGTCTTACATATCCTCTAGCAGGTAAGCCAGCATATAAGATTGTATGCAATAATCTCATATCGGCTTGTGTTTGAGAAACGAGGTGTATATCAACTGTGATATCTTTAGTCTCATAGGGAAACTCTGAAGCTTGGTAATTACCGTCTTCTAACTTATCACCAATGATATATTTGTTCACTCCAATATCACCAGCATAATAACCTTGCAGTTCGATTGTTATTCTGGGGAGAGTCTTGGGTCCTTTTACCTGATTGTTTCCTATACCAAACAAGGGTATAAACTTAGGCATACCCTTGATAGCCTCTGCAAAACGTTTTTCGTTTTCTTGAGACAAGGGCAAGAAGTCTTCTGGATTTAAGGTAAGACCCATTTCTAACATGGTGCTGAGGAGACATATATAGAATGTTCTCTCAACTACTTCTTCTGAATTTACCATAATTAAGCTTGATCAGGAATAACTCTAAGTCCTTCATTAGCATTTACCCAATTTACTGTACCATCTCCTACTTGTATTTGAGCCTCTACTACTAAGGTATATAAAATTCCAAAAAACCTACAGTCATAATGGATAGTACAGGTTAATTCATCAACACTGGTCGTTGCTGCTGAGGGGTAATTCGTAAACCATAGTTTCCAAGGAATAGGGTCTCCACTTGGGTTTGGGATAGTACCATTAACTGTTTCCCCAATCTTAGGTACTCTGAAGGGTCTAATAAACGTAGCTACCTCTTCTCCATTTATGGTGTACACTATGTAACCCCTAAAGGTAGCAGTCTTCACAGCGGGATTATTTGCTACAGAGTGACCTAGTCCTGCTACTGGCCTAATTTCATAGGTAACTACTCGAACACTTGGAGATTGGGTTATATTGATAGCTTTCTCAAATTTTTCACTCTGAATTATCTTAACTACTCCAGTCCTTTCAATTGGGTTATAGGTACCCGACTGATACTCCCCATTTCTTGATAGAGTTTTAATAATAGCCTTTCCTGGTTTATTACCTTCGCCTACCTCTTGGGTTACTTCTAACCAGTCTACGGTAGTTTCGATTTTCCAATCTACAGCTCTATATTCATCCTGAGGTACATTGTTGAGGAACTTTTGTTGATAGCTGTATACCTCTATCTCTAAAGTCTCACCCTTTTTAGTACCATCAAAGGTATGGGCAGTTACGTCTGGAGAAATACTCCAGTATGTATTCCAGGATTCTGCAGGGGTAGTGTTAGCTTTCTGAACCAAGGTTACTTCCCTTTCTACTCCCTGTACTACTACCTTGAGGATCTGTTCTTTGATATTATCTCGGTCTTCATTTATTGCCTTCGGTTTTACACGAATAGTGGCAGTACCTGTTCCGGATAATGCGGATATTTCAAAATCTGCTGCCATTATTTTACCCTCCTTATTTCTTTTCTGATTTCATTTCGTATTTCCTTTTGTAAGGCTACCTTTCCACCTGCAGCCTTAAATGCAGGACCCCAGAGAGGACGAGGTGGTAAGTTACCATCTCTGCTACCATACTCGAGCATGATAGCAATCTGATTCAAAGTTTTTCTTGAAGTCTTACCTGTGTAGGTAATCTTCCTGATTCCAATTGGTAATCCTACGAAAGTCCTCTTCTTACCTTTTACTATGGTAACGGACTTTGCATATTGACCAGTAAGGTTTAGCATTGTATGTTCTCCATACTTCTTAATGGTACCTGGAGAATGTTTTGGCCAAGATACTCCAGAACCCTTTGGAGGTATACCAGTATTTAAACTACGCCTTACTATACGAAGAAGTTGATTGCCAAACTTCTCGGTACCTTTCGCATAGCCTTTTGTTAAGATACTTGGAGTCTGAGCAATCAACCTTTCTGCACGAGCTTGTTCTCGTTTATCTACGTATATTTCTAGTGGACCAATTGGAGTCGATATATTAATATTAACCGACTTACTTGGCATGTTACTTGTCTTTAAATAATCCCAGCTCTTCGGCAATTTTTTCCAGGAGTGCTTCTGACCTATTTAATCGGACATCCACATTACCCATGTAGGCTTTAAATTCTTCGAACTCAGGAGCTGGTTTACTGGGTTCTTTGTAATTGATAGAGCCTAAAATTTTATCACATTCCGATACAATCGCCTCATACCTTTCCCGGTTATTAAGGATGTTCACTGCATTCTGTTTCTGATTAGAAACTTCGCTGACAATGTTGTCCAGGTTAGTGGTATAATAAATACCATTGTAAATACCTTCCTCTGCCTGAGATGGCAAATAGATTGTGATTTGAGATACTGAATCCTGTATCACAAGTTCAAGGCTATTTACAAATCCATCCTTAACCATGGATGCCATGGGTTTACTTTCACCTACCTTCAGAATCCTTGCTTGGTCAAAGATAGGATAGAGAGCACGTCTGTCTCTTTCTAAGGAGAAGATTATATCCCCTTTCTGCAACTTTTGAAAAATCATCTTATCGTCCATGTTACTTCTTATTTATTAAATTTAAACCAAATGAAACTGCACCTGGATTCTTCTGCATGAAGTCTACCAGGTTTAAGAATTGATAGTATCCAAATTGATTTATGAGTACCTGAGCTTTGTTTGCTACTTCTTGTGCAATCTCTATATTAGGAGCGGGTAATGCCAATTGTATCTTAAATTCGGTGAGTTGTTCTTGTTCCATAATTCCTTAGTTATTGGGTTAAAACGAAAAAAGGAGTACACCGGTTAGATGCACTCCTTTTCAATCATCTTAGTTTTTGGCAAATTTAAGCCGGTGTAGTAGTGGTGCCTTTCAATGCAGCAACTACCTGGCTAATGATGTTCTGGTCTCTTTGAGCATCAACTACCCGGTTAAGGCGAGCAATCTCCTGGTCTTTGGCAGTGTTCTCGATGAGGCACTTGATTTCCTGTTGACCATTCTTGATGTCACAGCAGCAACGTTCCAACTGAAGAGCCAGATCGGATTTCACTTCCTTAATCAAGCCCTTAGTTTCACAGCAACAGTTTTGCTGTTCGTGTTCCATGTTGCAATCATTGCAACCTCTATCCGCGATTACTACGCCATCGCCAGCACCTTTAACTTCGACTCCCATAACGGTTTAGTTTTAGGTTTTTGATTTCTCTAATACATTATAAAATACTATGGTGTTGTATTTTAAACACTAAAGTAATATTCATAGGTAATCACTGCAGCATTCTGAGTTATGTTGACTGTAAGCTCCCAACCGTCATCATCGTTTTCTGCTTGCCTTAATTTAATGGTACCTGACCTTGTTGATTCTACGGTATTCTCTGTTAAGGTTAAGGTTAACCCATAGTTTCCATTATCGCTTGATAACGTTGTAATTGCTACATCTGTAACCCAACTTGGTTTTGAGGTTACAGTTAAAGCTAATGGGTATCTTGTACTTATTTCAGAACCGTTTATTACCTTAGTCTTAAAAGAATAAGCTACATCAACTGTAAAATTATTACCTCCCAAAGCTGATAATCCGGTTCTGGAAGTAGTTCTAGAACCAGTAGGGGAAGTAAATGCCAAGTAATACTTATAAGATACTGAAGCAGCACTCTGAGTAACTGTGATGGTTTTAGTAGTTGCCTCACTATAGGATGCAGTTACTGTACAACTTCTACTTGAAGTACCCGTGTTCTCTGTAGCAGTAAGTACCGTCTTAGCTGAATTCAAACTAAATCCAGTACCACTTGCACTAACCGTAGGTGTAGCACTCTTCGAAGAACCTGCACTTGTTGACCCTGAACTCCAATGGTTGGTAGTAGGTATACTTACACTGGCATAAATATTAACACTACCTCCTGAATTAGAGATAGAGTATGAATTTGCCGATAAACTTATTACTGGTGTACCATCGGTAGTACTGGTAATTGAATTCGCTGCCTGATATACATCAAGGGTTATAGATTTCGATTTACCATTCAGGGATACTGTACAAGTAAGGGAGCCTACTCTTGTTCTAGCCTTAGATGTAGTTCCCAAAGAACTTGCACTAACGGCAGTACCATAAGAAATACTAGCATCAGTTGTAACTGTACCTCCTCCCGTAGTAGAACCATTCCATCCCCAAGTCTGTGAATAACTTGGAGCTGTTGTAAATGAACTCCTTGTTCCTCCTGATGCTGGGATATCTGATACTGCTCCACCACTTACTGTGATTTCACTATAGGTTCTATAACCTGCAGATTGAGAACAACTAATGGTTAACTTCTTATTGGTTTCTGCTTGAGTTAATACTACACTACCAGACTTTGCCGAAGTAGAAGTATTATTGGCCATAGTTACCGAAGTACCAGTACCAGTAACTCCTGTATTAGCCCGGGTATAACTTAAAGAAACCCGACTACCATAAGTATGCCCATTTCTGTACTCTTGTTCGTAAGAAGTTACAGTAAATGTTTTCGTTCCTCCAGTTGCCCCAAATGACATAGATGTTGGATTCACTGAGAAAGTCTGAGTCCAACTTTGAGATGCTGCTGCCTGAGACCAACCGATAGCAAAAGTTTTACCAGAGCCCTGTTGGAGTATTACTCCATCAGTCTTGGACCTTGCAGTTAAATCTAAGTTCTCTTGAGCAACCCAACCTCCGGCATCGGACCAAGATATCCAAGAAGGTAATCCAGAAGTAGAGTAATTTACATCCTCTTTAATACCAGTAGCTACACCATCTAAGTACTTTTCCCGATTAGAGGTTCCTCCAAAGCCTTTATTTGCATTGGTAGGAGACCCACCTAAAGCAGTAAAGTTTAGAGTAGTATTAGCAAGGGTAAAAGTATACTTATAGGTTACCTTATGAATATCTTCGAGTTTAACACCCTCGTTATTTCCATAGGAACTAGCATTGGAGATTTCCAAGCCAACGTAATTTTCCCCCGTTCCTGTAGGGGTGAGTGCTAACAATTCAGCCTTGGTAGGGCAGTCGTTACCTGTCTTACCAAGGCCTACTTTAGTTTTGACAGCACTCCATGTTGCTATCTCTCCCATATTAATCTACATCTTTAAGATTTCTGAGTTCTGAGATTTCAGCCTTCAAAGCCTTAATCTCATCGTAAAGAAGTTTGATACCTTCGATTGCCAGAGTAGACATCTTATGGTACTTAACTTGTTTTACCAATACGTATTCTTCACCGTCGATAACAACTGTTTCGAATTCCTCAGGATTAGGAACTGAATCCTTAGTTCTTGGGTCTTCTTCTACGTAGTTATTAAACCCAGCTGCTTCCAAACCTTGTGCAATGGTACCTTCATCTTCCTTACCATCCATGATAAAGGATTCTGTAGGTATACTGCAAATTTGTTCCAGAGTATGGGTTAACGGTTTGATGTTAGATTTCAATCTTTCATCGGAAGACTCTTTCCAGAAACCAGAAGGAGCAGTAGTCTTAGCAAATACTACCTGGTCGGTAGTTGCCAATCCCAACTGGGTTCTAGTTACTGAATGAGGATTATCCTTTCTACCTGCATGGTTACTGATAGAAGTCTGAGCAGCAGTACCAGCAGCCTTAGCATCGGCAATGGCAGAAGCTTGAGCGGTAGATACTGGTTTGTTAGCATCCGAGGTATTATCGGCATTACCTAAACCTACCTGAGCCTTGGTTACTCCATGAGGATTGCTCTTATTGGCAATATGCTGATTTACCTTGGTTTCCAATGCCGTTAAATCGGTATCAGTATTACCTACTGCTTCATCGATGTAAGTTTTCAATTCTGTTCTAAGAGAATTGATAGCATTGGTTCTGTTAGTAATTTCATTTGCCAACCCAGTAACTGTGTTATCCAGGTTCTTCTTGTCGGCTGCAGTCATTACACCGGCTACGGTTTGTGTAGCTGCAGGAATATCGAAAGTATGTTGAGTTTTGTTTACCTGGAAACTACCATCCTCTTTCCTTTCTGTCCACCAATAACCTATGGTTAATTTAGTAGCAGAAGTAATCAGATTAATTAAATTACCTGAGTTCTTCAAATCTCTACCAAGGATATGGTCAGGGAAACTGTTAATCTTAGCCGTAATTGCATTATCGGCATTAGTACGATTGGTAGTTTCGGTAGCTATCTGATTAGGTAGGGTAGTGTCAAGCTTAACCTTATCAGCAGCAGTCATTACACCAGCCTGAGAAGCTGTAGCAGCAGTAATCTGAGAAGAATGATCTTGAACATTACCATTACCAAACCAACATTTGAAATTCAGTTGTACTGTACTTGCTTGGTAAGTGTTATTATTAAAATGAGATGCACCATTAGCCTTCAGAGAAGCTACCTGGTCTTCCAATTCTTTACCTCTACCACCATCGAAAGCAGTACCTGTAATTTGTCCAAGGATAAGTACCTGAGCATCTGCCCTTGCAAAGATAGTACCTGTCCAACGGAATTGGTAAGGAGGTTCACCATTGGTAATATTGATATAAATCTTACCTGCCTCTCCAGTGATAGCATTCTGATGAGCAGCATCCGAATACAATTTGATATTCGTAAGTTCTCCAGTAGCAGATTTATCATAAGTAGCATATACATCAATGATGTCATCTACGTATGATGGCAATTGGTTAGCCGGTACCGTACCATTTGCATCAAGGGAAGCAAAACCATTAGCTTTACCTTTCGTAGCAACAAAGGCATCATGCTTAGCTTCTAGAGCATCGATATTTGCCTGCAACTTAGTATCAAGTGCAGTATCTGCTGCTGTTCTATCGGAAACCTCTTTGTCGATTCTTGCACCCAATGCAGTATCAGCATCCGTACGGGCTTTTGCTTCATCGGCTACTGCTTTAGTGAACTTAGTATCAAGTGCCGTATCTGCATCTTTACGGTCTTGGATTTCTTTGTTCAGGGCAGCTGTAGAAGAATTAGTCAAAGTCTCGATGGCATCCTTGCGGTCTTGAACCTCTTGAGCAATAGCATCAGGTAAGGTTTCATCGAGATTTACCTTATCAGTAGCAGTCATTACACCTGCAAGAGTTTCAGTAGCAGCGGGTATATAAGTAGTCTTAAAATCTCCAGCTTCACTGGTATAAATACCACTCTCTTTTTTAGAAGAGAACTTATGAGTTAAAGTAACATGGCTACTCTGTTGAACTACCTCAACTGGTTTATCACCAGATAGGATGATGACCTTATCTGGTATAGAATCGAACAACTTCTTATCAGCTGCTGATTGTACACCAGCCTTTTCGGGAGTAGATGAAGGCAGAGTAATGGGATTCTGAACTGTAGTACCATCTTCAACATTAGTCTTAGTAGCAGCAATTCCTACAGTAGTTTCATTAGGAGTAACTGCACCCAAAGCAAAGTTAGCGGTATTGATTCTGTCCAATTCTACTTTATCTTTCGCAGTCATAGTACCAGCCTTATCTGCTGATACTACCGGTAAATCGAAAGTATCCGTAGTGTCATCATTCAAGCCATTATCCTTAGTTACTGTAACTGTAACCTTATCAGCATCAGAAGCTGCTGAGATTTCGGTAATAGCATTGGGGTCTAAGCCATCAAGTTTAACCTTGTCTGCAGCAGACATAACTCCGGCAAGAGTTTGAGTAACTGGCAAAAGGTTCTTAGTTGCCTCTACCTCATCACCATACTGATTATTCTCTTGGTCTTTAGTAGAAGTTTTTACCTTGAATGTAAGTTGAGTAGCGTTACGAGTTACAGCACTTACATCTGTAACCATGGTACCAGGCAAAGCATCAGAAGTACCTTCCTCAGCTACCAATCTTTCCTCATGGTCATTGGTAATTGCAGTGAATTTATTATCCAATGCAGTATCGGCATCGGTTCTGTCTTGGATTTCTTTATCGATACGAGCATTGATTTTCTTATCTTCTGCAATACGAGCAGCTTCCTCTGCATCGATATTATCCTGGAGAACTTTATCGGCAGCAATTCTTTCTTCTCTTTCTGTATTGAGGTCAGAAGTATTCTGGTCGATTTTTGCCTCCAATCGGATATCTTCGGATTTACGAGCAGCAATTTCACTTTCCAACAAATCCTTGATGGCAGTGTAATTACCATTAACGCCATCTTGAATACCCTGGATTAGTTCCAAGTTACGTTGGATATTTGCCGAATTCTGATTTACCAAAGCATTGGTAGCATTCAGAGAAGTTAACAACTCTGTACGAGTTTCACTAACGAAAGTTCTCAAATCATTTACCGTTGTGGTAAGAGTAGTACTCAGGTTAGTGAAAGATTGTTGCAGGTTATCGTCTCCTTGTTCACGCAAGTTCTTTTCAGCAGTAAGCTTATTTTCTAATTCAGTAAGCTTAGCAGTCATAGTTGCAGCGAAATTTGGGTCATCCCCTAATGCCTTAGCAATCTCTGCTAGAGTATCAAGTACTTCAGGTGCAGAACCAATAATCTTTTGGATAGCTGCCTCTACTTGTTCTGCATTCTGGAAATCAGAATCATTGAGTAATTCTGATACCTTCGTAATGTAGTTAGCATGTTCTTCGATGCCATCAAGTTTAGCATACAGAAGGTCGGTAAAATCATTTGCAGAAAGACCCTTGCCATCTACTTTGTCTACCTTCTTATTATCCATTGCCTGGTCTGCAGCAGTACGGTCTGCCTTTTCCTGAGCAATAGCATTATTAATAAGGGTATCTTGATTAGCACGTTCTGTGGCCTCCTTATCGATATTGGTTTGCAACAGAGTATCACCTGCCAAACGTTCGTTCTTCTCAGTAAGGATATCCTGGTTGATAGCAGCCATGTCATCCTTGTGATTCTGAAGATTGGTATCAATCTTTGCCTCAAGAGAAGTTTCCTTGGCAATTGCCCGGTCTTTCTCTGTATTGATTGCAGTGGTATTATTCTTAACCTGCTCTTTGAGGTCATTCATAGCAGTCGTATTGCCTGCCTCTAGAGTATCAATACGAGCTCCCAATGCAGTATCAGCCGCAGCTCTGTCCGTTTTTTCTTGGTCAATCTTGGTATTCAATTTACCTACCTCTGATTCCAAAGCTTGTTTGGTATTATCCAACTTAGCAGTGAATTCTGTAGACAAGGCTTTATCTGCAGCAGTACGGTCTGCTACTTCTTTATCGAGATTTACCTGAAGAACTTGGTCTGCAGCTGTTCTCTCAACACGTTCAGTGTTAAGGTCGATATTTACATTATCAATACGAGAACTCAAACCACTGTCAGCATTAGTACGGTCAACGATTTCCTCGTTAATCATATCCTTAACCTCCTTGTAGTTATCACCTACTGTCTTGGTTAAGTTAGTGATGGCTTCTGAGTTTCTTTCGATATCGTGCTGATTAGTAGCGATAGCAGTAGTATTCGCATTAACCTGTTCCGTAAGTTCATTACGAAGAGTGTTAATAGAATCCTGAATGCTCAAAGCCAATTCTGAAACACGTTTGTTTACGTTATTCAAACTTACAGTGTAAGCCTCATCAGCAGTCTTTCTGTCGGCAATTTCCTTATCCAAGCTTGCCTGGATTGCGGCATCTGCATCTTTACGGTCTTGGATTTCTTTGTTCAAGTTATCCTTAACTACATTAAGAGCAGCATCACCAGCAGTGGATTTATTGTCGATATATTCTTTCAGTTTAGTTTCAAGAGCAGTATCTGCAGCAATTCGGTCTGCCTTTTCTGTAGCTACCTCTGCACTGTTTGCAGCATCACCAGCAATACGGTCTTCCTTCTCTTGGTTAATCTCCTCGGTTAAGGCAGCTAACTTCTTGGTGATAGTTGTTGCAAAGTTGGGGTCATTACCAAGAGCATCGGCAATTTCCTTCAAGGTATCAAGTACCTCGGGAGCAGAACCTACAATTTTCTGAATAGCAGCATTAACTTGCTCTTCATTTTGGAAGTCCATATCATTAATCAACTCAGAGAGCTTGGTAATGTAATTGGCTTTCTCTTCAATACCGTCAAGCTTAGCTTTGAGAATATCCGTAAAGTCATTCTTAGTCAATGAATAACCTTCACGTTTATCTACCTTCTTATTATCAAGAGCAGTATCTGCATCTTTACGAGCCTGAGTTTCAGTAGCAATAGCTTCTAACAGTTGAGTCTTATCTGCTTGACCTTGGAGTTTTACATCCTCAATCTTATGATCCAAAACCAAATCCTGAGCAGCACGAGCAGTAGCTTCGGAATCAATATTATTCTGAAGTACCTGGTCTGCAGAGGTACGAGCTTGAGCCTCTTGGTCAATTTTACCTTGCAAAGCATTATCTGCATTAGTACGGTCAGCTACCTCTTTAGAAATTTCATTATGAAGAACTTGGTCCTCAGAATGACGGTCTACTGCTTCCTGGTCAATCTTACTCTGCAATGCTTGAGTATCTGATTGGCGATTAGTGATTTCCTCATTAATCTTAGAATCCAGAATAGTATCTGCATTCGTACGATTAGATACCTCTTCAGCAATCTTGGCTTCAAGAGCAGCCTTGTCATTGATGTGAAGAGTTTTGAGTTCATTTACACTTTCCTTGATTTCGTTATCGGCAGCGATACGTTCGTCCTTTTCTTGTTGGATGAGGCTCTTAAGTTCATCCTTAATCTCATCGCTCTTATCGTTTACCTTATCATTGAGATCCTTAATGTCTTCGGCATTTTTATCTGCCTTAGCTTCTACCCGAGCAATATCAGCTTTCAAGTCTGCCTTAACAGTATCAATTTTGTTGATTAACTGTTCAGCAGCATATTTCAAGTTATCATCTACCGCAGCAATAGCAGCACCCAATGCAGCTTCTGCTTCCTTAGCACGACTTACTTCCTCGCTAAGAGAAGTACGAAGCTCGGTAAGTTTATTTGTGATAGTTGTTGCAAAGTTGGGGTCATTGCCCAAGGCTTCTGCCAACTCCTTAAGAGTATCAAGAGCATCATCAGCACCATCAACCAGGTCACTGATTGCCTTCTTAACATCCTCTTCAGTTTGGAACTTGAGATCATTTTCAAGCTCTGAAACTTTAGTGATGTAGTTTGCTTTCTCCTCGATTCCATCCAACTTAGCCTTAAGCTCGTCGGTAAAATCGTTTTTAGATAAGCCATAACCTTCTTTCTTATCTACCTTATCCTTGATAGAAAGTACGAAGGCCCAGAACTCATTAATAGTTCCGGCAAAGCCAGCACGAACAAAGTCATCATAGTAACCTTGTAACAACCGCTGGTCAATTTCTTCGCAGGTATAATACTTACTTATATACATAAATTTTTAAAAATTTAAGGATTAATTACTGCACGTTGACGACCCAGTAAGAATTCAGAGTCGATATCTCTGAAAGGTTCTTCTTCTGAACCACAGAAAGCATTTTGTGGTACATCTGGATTTTCTGGGTCTACATCTCCACCGTCCTCAATATCTCCCCGTATGCAAGCATAATCAGGAAGCCTATTTACCCGGAACTTAATTACCTGGCCAATACCAGGATGAGGTATTATCTTATCCCAAATATCCCCGAAGTAATCTTGAAAGCAGGTGACAAATTTGTTTCCGGTCATCGATTGAAATGCCGTTACATCATTGCCATTACCTTTCATTTCAATATGAACTCCAGAGGTACCGTTAAGGATAACCAAGTTACTATCAAACCAAATTCCATTGTTGGTAGTAATTGGTGTCCACCTCAGTACTAACATCTTTGCCATATACTTTATTTTTATTCTACAAATTCTACTTTTGTATCTCGGTCTCTCTTTAGGATAACCATGAAAACCAAAGCCTCATCCTTAGCTTGAGCCGTTTGAGTATCACCTGATGGCTTATAAACTATACCGTTGATTACAAACCTATCTTGTTCCCAATTAAAATCCCAATAACCTTCCGGTGTAAGATAACCGATTTGTTCTATATAAGATTTAGAAATTAGTATTGATAAGTTTTCGTCATCCAATTCCCCAGTGATAGTTGCCTTGTTGATAGGCCAGTTTCTGAAAGCATTGTAGTAACATAATGCTTCGATTTGGATGTTATAATATTTAGGTATACTATCCTCAGCATGGCTGAGAAGTTGGTTAACGTTTTTTGCCCAAGTGATTGTTTGTCTACCGGCATCCCAATCTAAGAAGTCAGTGATAATTTTCTTGTACCTATCCCAAGAGCGGTTCTTTACCATTCTCCAGGGTTCTTTTGTCATAACTCAGTAAGGATTGATTTATTACCACCTTTCACAGGAGTACTTGGATTAGGTCCATCCAATACACCCGGTTGCCTTCGGTTAACTACTCGAGGAACTACGGTTCGTGATACAGAATCACAGAACGGCAGGTATATTTCTAATCTTGAAGCTAACATACAAAGGTTCTTTCTTAATTCATCTATTAAGCCACCTGGTTGCATTGCTTGAGAAAGTGTTTTCCATAATGAGCTTGCAGCTTCTGCCAGAGTGTCATAATATTGAACTTCAGTGGGCCCAGTAGTGATTTGTTTAATCCTATCACCTCGGGCAAGTTCAGGTTTAGAAGTACCATCACCAGTTTGCTCTTTGGTAGATGTAATTTGACTTAGGTATTCGGAAGTACTTGTCAATAGATTAAGTATCTTCACATTAAGAAAGTCCCATGCTGCCAATTCCATTATTAATTGGTTTTCTAGTGCTTCATACCATAATTCATCAGTATATTTATCTGGTGCTATTGCATGGTTTACTAGCGGTCCAATATAATATTGCCATTTAGTGATGTATATAGATTTCTCTTCCCTGGTCATACCATCGGATATTTCTGAAGGTATGTAGTAATCGATTAAGTTATATATTGTATCGGCTAATGCCGTATGCCCATAATCACAAACTACCAGAGTCTTATCTACGGTAAGGTCTAAACCGGCAGAGTTAGTTACGTGTAGGGTAACTGTATAAAAACCGGGAGTTTCATAAGAATAGGAAACATGTCTTCCACCATTGAAAACCTCTCCCTTATCATCGCCAAAGTCCCAGTCAAAAATAGATTTGGCCGGGACTTTGGATATGACTCTGAATGAAACTTCCAGACCTGACGTAACGTACAAAAAGTCTAGATTGTCTTTCATATTAGTCTGTCTTATGTAATTTTCATAGACTACCCTTTAGAAGAGGATTCAAAATCTTCCAGCAAAGCCTGCAACAGAGTCTCTACTGTATCGTTCGGTTCTGCTTCGATTTCGTGGAGTTTTGCAACCAACTTCAGTTCCTCAAGTGAGTAAGCCTTGGCAATTTTTTCCAAAGTCATACCTTTCTTGAACTGAGCAGTCAATCTCTTGTCCATCTTTTCGATGTCGGCTTCCGAATACTTTTCGATATCGGTTTTGTCGGCAACGATAATCAAATGACCTGCAGCGATAGCCTTTTGGATTTTCGGTGATCTCCATTGACGGCGGCTGAGTTCTTTGTCTTCTCCTTTACATACGGTAATCCCCGTTGATTGGTCATGAAAACTGTAAGCTCTTGGTCCCACAGTTACGGTATATTTTTCTTTAGCCATATTTTCTAAGATTTAAAAAGTGATAAAGAGAGGATAGGCTTTTTAGTTCCTACCCTCCCTTGGGAATTTATATAGATAAAACCGGACTACCTTATTCAAGGTTTACCATCAAGTAAGGGTCAACGTTCATGAATTCGGGGAATCCATTTTCGCTGAATTTCTTGTCGGCAGCCAGCAACAGAGTTGCATCCTGGTACATCTTAGAGAAACCAGTAGTCAAGCTAGCGTAGATAGCCTGAGTTTGGTTAGAAACGATTCTCTCTGATTCCAGCATCAACTGACGAGCAGTCAGCTTAATCAAAGCGGCAGATGTATCAATCAACAGCAACTGTTGGTCTGGAGTACCCGGATGGATGTAGAAGTCGGCATTCTTGGGAACCGGAGACTTCACATTCAGTGTAGCTTCAGTTGTACCAGAGTGGCGGTCTTTGAATTCCGGCAAGTTCAACATTTCGATTGCTTGGTCTTCACCACCAATCATTGTCTGGAAGTTGCGTCCCATACGAGCAGCACGTACCCAGATATGCAAAAGGTCTTTGTAAGTGATACCGTTGGTTGTTTCGTATACACCGATTACCGGGGCAGACTCAGAGCCATCAGGGTTGTTACCATTGATAGCCACGTCCATAGCCAGAGTATCCAGAGCATAACCCAACTGAACACCAAAGTCACGAAGATAGATTCCCAAGACATCGAGTGAAACGTAGTTGCGAACTTCGTCAGTAAGTTTGAAACCTTTTCCGATTTTGAAGAGGCTAACTGATTTCTGTCCGAAGCTAACATCACCCAATGGGATAGTTTCTGCCTCGTTAACCTTTGCAGGTGCAGCATCCGACATGTTAACCATCGGCATGATTGCTTGCAAACCATTGATAGGTTGGTCTGATGCAATGATTTCCGGATAGAACGGTGCCTGGCGCATACCCAGAGTGATAGCCGAGCGAATGATTTCCGGAACAATCCAACGGACATTCTGCTGAGGCATAGTGAAGATATTCTGCATGGTATCAACTTTCGGATTGATTCCCATCTTTTCAAACAATTCATCTTCGGAAATACCCCATTTACCGGTAACCAACTCTCCCAAGGTAATTTCTACAGGCTTCTTTTCCTGTGAACCGGAACGTACAGCTTCCAAGCTTCTTACCATTTCCGGCAGCTCATTCATAAAATCCTGAGCCTTCATTTTTGTAATATCAATTTGTCCCATAATTTCTTTTTGGTTTAACGGATGAGTACTTGAATTACATCATTTGCCTCATCTGCGGGAGTGATGGCAATGAACTGTGATTCATCTTCACCTGTAGCGGCTTCAGCGATTGTGAAACGGTCATGCAAGAGGTCTGCAGTTGGGTTAATATAACCACAATCTAGAGCTTCTTTTGCAACCCAATTCAAAATCATATAACCTTGAACTGCTACGGTTACTTCTACTGGGAAGTTACGTTGAGGTTGGTAAGCAGGATTGACATTGTCAGTTACTGCTATACCCAGATATACCTGGCTACCAGCACCACCCGGGATAAACGGTTCAATCAAACCGTCAGTACCCAAAGCAACTGCCATGCCCTGTACAATCTTTGTGTCAGCCTTTACATTGAAGGCTTGATGCAATTTGTGTGATTCACTCTTGTAAATCACCGCTCTCGGAGTTCTTTCTCCAAAGAGAGTCATTTGCTGAGGATCGTTTACGATTTTAGTCATAACTCTAAATATTTATATGATAACTTACTTGATTTTCTTCTTGTACAGACTGTCGAGTACGCTGCCGGTTGAAGAAGGTTCTTGGTTCTGGGTAGTGTCTTCGGTTCCAGTCTTACCCTGAGTGTCATCTTCACTTACAGAAGAAGCACGGTTAACGTCCTTAGAACCGCATTTTGCACAAGTGAGAGGGAACTTCTCTTCCAAGCGAGCTTGGTAATCCTTAGTCAAGGAAATAAGAGTAGTGATGCCAGTAGTTTCTGCATTGAGCATCGTAACGATTGTCTCATCTGCATTTTCACCCATCAACTTCTTGTAGGTTCCTACGGCATTCTCACGGAGAGAAACAATGTGATTTTTACCTACTGTTGCCATTTCTGTCAAGTTTGCAACCTGAGCATTCAGATTAGTAACCTGTTCCGTAAGAGAATTTTTCTCTGTAGTAAGGTTATCAACAGAAGTTTGCAATTCGTTTCTGGATGATACCAAATTCTGAATCAAGGATACCGCAGCTTCCTGGGACATCTCTTGACCTTCTCCCAAGGTAAGCATATCCTTACCAAACAGAGATTCGAGAAATTCTTGTAATTCTTTGTTCATATTTTCTTTATTATTGGTTTTTGATTTCTCATCACCTTCTTGGTTATCATTAAAAGAACCTTGAGTATCGTCCTTTTCCTGGAAGGATGAAAAGTCTGATTTGTAATCAGTGAAGAAGTATTGCTTGGATTTATCATCCCGGTATTCTTCGTAGGATGACCAAGTCCTTTTGGCAAATGTAGGATTGATAATTTTACCATCAGAACCAATCTTCTGGGCAAATGAATCAGCACCGTGTGATACCAGAGAAGTTTCCCTATACCGAACCACTTCGGTAACAATTCTTCGTACCATTTCACCCTTTGAATCATAGGTACCGAGTTTTTGATAGAATTCACTCTCTTCCATACTTGGGTGAGATTTATCCCACTTAAATTGTACGGTAACCGAATTACTATGAATTGAAGGAGGTTCCATAAGGATGCCTCTAGCAATTCTTGGGTTTGCCTTACCATCAATCTTCAGAATACCGTTGATACCTCCAGGGATAGTGAAGCTACCATCCTTATAAGCCTCTTGCCACATCACTTGAGATACAGCACCGATTGCATTACCAATGCTAGTTTCATGGTCGCAATTTACTGTTTGCCCAAGTAACATTTTCATAGAAGCCTTGAGTACTCCATTCTGACCGAAGTCTGTCGGATTCCAGTTCTTAGATACAATCGTTTCTGAGAGTAATCTGAACATCGGTTCGATAAATTCTTCGTCCTTGGGAGTAAGTTCCGATTTATCCAGGTTAGGATAATAGGTATTATAATCTATATCCCCTCCCCAAAATCCAAATTGAGCAATGGTGTCCGGTGTAGGATTCTTCCATTTGTAATAATTCTCTGAGAAAGTCTGAGCCCCAACTGCTTCTGGGATATACCCAGCCATGATTGTATGGCCCTGACCTATCGTCATTGAATCAAGATGCTCTTTGTTTTTCTTTGTAAATTTACTCATCTTGGTTTAGTATTTTGGTCCCCTCGAGAAGGAGCCGGGTTATTCTTATCTCTTGACCTACGAGCAGATTGGTTTTTATCATTCTGCCTTTGTTTCTTCTTGGTACCTTCTTGTGGGTCACCTCCACCCTTAGAGAATTGGTCCTCAAGTGAAACTCTTGGTTCATCCTCATCAGGAGAATCGTATCCCATTTCCCAAGCATATTGCTCCTGGCTAATGATACCAGCTTTGTACAACAAATCAAGGTTCTGTATCTTATACTGACGACCTTGTTGGATTTTGACTTCATCAGAAACTGTAGAAGTTCCCCAATCAATCTTCATCCCCTTATTATTAAAGCCTGCCAGATGGAGTTCTAGAGAATAAAGTCTTTCCAATACATAAGCAACAAGCATTTGTATATTTTTTAACTGGCTAATCATCTTAGACAGCATTATGCCCGTTGCACCTTCACCAGTAGTGGCAGATACCCCAATGATAGAACCGTTAACTCCAAGGCCATTAGCAACTGATTGTTGATTCATATTCCAAGGCTTCTCTATATTACCCATTTCTTTGGTGGTAGAGTTGAGCTTGAATTCATGGTCATCAATGTAACCAGCTACTACTCCATCTTTCATACTATCCCGAATATTACGTTTAAGTAAATTAAGTTCTCGGTTCAATCTAGCTTCATAGGCTTGAATACTTTCATTGGGTCTTTGGTTAGATTTTTGCATCTTAGCTTCAACAAAACCAACCATACCACAAAGCTCCATGATATGTTTGAAGTTAATCTTCATATCATTTTGACCTTTTAAAGAATCCAATGCAGGCATGAAAGGTGGAACTCCATAAGGTTCATCGGTATCATTGAACATACCAACATAGAAGTAAGTTTCTGGGTTCAGCTTAATGTAATCTTGTTGCTTCATCCAGAAATTATTGTTCTTCTGGTAAGGAGAATACACTCCATTTAGTTCACGTTTAAACTTGATATATTCTGGCTTAAGGAATAATACTGTTGCCAAACCATCAAGCTTATCATTTGGAACTCCCTCTACTGATATTGCCCCACTTACAAGAAGTTGAACAATCATTTTGTTAACCAGACCATCTATACCTGCCGTATACCGAGTCCAACCTTTAGTAGCTTCTTTAAGATGTTCTCTCATCTTAGAGGCTTCGGCATCGGTATTATTAGGGAAAGTTACAGTATGACCGGTGTTAGCTAACTTAAACATATCCTGCAATGCAATTCCCATATCAGGATTTACCTTGTATAAATCTCTGATTAAAGGTATTACATCAACACGAAAAGAGGGTTCAACTATTTTAGTTAACCCTTGTAATGATGTTATTAAGTTATCGCTATCATCGTCAACTGAGACTCTACCAGGTGAGATAGTAGTAGATGGCTTTGCTTCCTTATTCTGGGAAGAATCATTCTTGGGAGGGTCCTTTTTACGGCCCCAACCCCAATTAAAATTGAAGTACTTTTTCATCTTGGTTGTACGATTACGTTAGTTTTTCCTTTCCTTATGTGATTAGTGATTGCTTTCCCAAAGATGTCATCATCGGAATATACATCACCTTCTAAGTCTACATCCACTGCAGAGTTATTTGCTCTGTGTTTACCCATTGCAACAGGTCTACCAATACCATCATATATGAAGGTATAAGCTTCTTGAACGAAGAATGGGTCTTTGATAATTACATTATCATTTCGGATATCCTCTTCTAGGTTCTCTATTATCACTGAACGATTCTTGGTGGTGGTTAACCAACCTGGAGACTTATCCATCTCTGGTCGGCTTTTGCCCTTTTTCTTGAGCATCTTTTGGTAGTAATACAAATTCGGATAACCTTCATCCTGGAGTTTAGAAGTTACTGCTAAACCAACGTCATTGGATTCTGGAGCTATCAATGCTTGATTAAATAACATCCCAGTATCACCAAGTAACTTAGCATAAGTACCCACTGCCATTCTTCCCTTGTATATACATTGTTCTTCTCCTTGCTTATCCATGCAGGTAAATGAAGAGTAGTCAGTAGCTCTACCTGTTGAAACGTCTGCACCAATGAAATATTCCTTGTCATCCTCTGGTTCACAGAACTGCCTATACTGACCATTGAATCTTCTCTTTATCACTGGGTAATCACTAAGGCAGTCCTCGATAGCTTTTATGTCAGCTAAGTCGAAGACTGTGTTACCTGATGATAAGAAGTCACCATCAATCTCTTGGGCAGTTCGTTTAGCTCCCAGGGCAGAAGACATCTGGTTATACCAATTGATATCTCGTTCTGGGTGCATTTGCCAGTATAATCGGATTGGGTTAAATGGGTTTCCTCCAGCGATAGCATCTACCCAAGTTGAGTGATAGAAGTTACCTACACCGTAAGGAGTTGAATTGACGATAGCAGCACCACCGGTGGATAGAGTTGGGAATGCGGCTGCCCAAATCTGAGCTGCCCACCGAACTACTGCTGCTTCGTCAATTACCAGGAGTGAAAGTGATTCAGAACGACCGGCTTCTGATGAGGTCGGAATCGATTCAATGAAAGAACCATTATCGAATTCTATCATTGAAGCAGAACCATATTCTCCAGTTCTACCATTTATGATTGGTGTTTGTAAGTACCATGGCAAGTTCTTGTACATGAATTTTATTTTCTTCAGTACCTTCTTTGCTGTGGTGTCCTTAATAGAGATGATGTTAATCTTCTTGTTAGGATGATACATAGCCAACCATAGGCAGTACATTGAAATAAGCTCTGTAATACCAGCCTGACGAAATTTCAGGATGATGTTAAATCTTTCGGCAATGAAATTATACAGAACTGATTTCTGGAATGGGTATAGGTCAAATCTTACCTTTCCCAATACTGGGTGTATCACATTACAGAAAAGGCTAAAATAGAAAACATCTACTGAAACCCTTGAGAGGTTTGCAAGCTCTTCTCGAGTTAAAGTATTTCGAATTTCTGAGATAGTCTTTGCCATATCTAAAAGTTATACGTTATTTGAAATTCGATGTCAGTACCTATCCCAGATTTTATCTTCGGATAGTAAAATGTATTGACCCCGAGTTTGTAATTAAATCTCTTAGTCTTGATTGAAAGACCAGCTCCCATATCGAAGAGATTATTGAAAGGTCTGTATTTGCCATAGACGTATGGACTAAGTGATAGCCTTGCAACTTTCTTTCGAGTTAATTGACCCTCATACCAGTTGTAGTTGTACTTATCCAAATCGATATTGAATAGTCTAGTTGAATAAGTTCCTAATTGTTGATTCAGGAAACTTAAGTTCAACTGATTCTTCTTTAAGACAACTTGAACCAGGGAATCTTGTTTACTGATAACTGGCTGTCTTATGGAATCAGGAAAGAGAGTTGACTGCTTCTTGTTATCGTAAACTAAGATTTTACCTGGTTGAGTTTCTTCAGAGTACTTCTTCTCTGGTTTGAAGGGTTTGTCTGAGTAGACTGTATCTGGGATTTCATTGACCGCTTGATTCAGAGAATAAACTTCTCGAGTCAGTTTGTAATTCCTGAAGCAAAGGTAAATAGTAAATCCTAGAAGTACAATGAACAAGGCCCATTTTAATTTCTTCATGGTTCAAAATTTTAGGAAGTTCGCGATTAATAACATACTATCTAATCGGTAATCGCTTAGCGATTACCTTTATCGAACGTAGTGAGATAATATCCCAATATACTACTACTGATATAGATGATATGATAGCTATATATACGCAGATAAATATATAGATATATATACGTAGTATATTATATATCTATATATTTCAAGGCAGTGTTTGGACTTATATAGAATACTTTCTATATAAAGCTAAAACTAGTGATTCCGTTTAAGGCATTTCTTAAACCAAATCCCCACCTCATAAACCGAACCCTTGGCAATTGTGTACCTTGCCTTGTTTAACCAATAATGGTGATTTTTAAAATCTCCTTCATAGGTATCACCTCTGGTAGTTTTGTAGAGGTAAATTTTAAATTTCTCTGGGAATCCCATGATTGCCTTGAAATCCTCAACTCCCAATGGGTACCCATCTGGTCTAAATTGCCTATCTGCAGGTCTCAAGGTTAATGGAGGTTTATCATCTTCCAATCGATATACTCCCGGGAGAGTACTCATCTTAGTTGTCTTGATAGGCCACTTCTTTTCCTTGTTGAAGTCTCTAACCCAGAGTCTATGTATCTTTGCTACTGTAAGATTCTTTTTCTCTGGTAGCTTTCGATAGTCATACATTGCCAGGGTTTTTGCCATAAATGGAATTTGGTTAGTATCAATTTCAGAGCTAAACGTTAGCGGCTTAAGCAACTCTCTAGTTGTCTTTAGTTCATTAACTTTAAATACTTCATCAAAAGCATTTAAGTATTTCTTACCGGTCTTCTTATGAACTCCAATGATGAGTAATCTCTTCCTTGACACTTGAGAGTTCCCATAGTCAGAAACTGACCTTTCATGAAAAACTAATTTATAGTCTTTCAGTGTTTCCTCAAAGAAATCCTTGGGTAGCAAGGATAGTAGTCTTGGTAGATTTTCTATAAGAAATACCTTAGGTTTATACTCTAATATTGCAGCAATTACTAGATTAAGACTACGATTATCCTGGGGATTGCCCAACTCCTTTACTTTTGATAACCTCATAACTGAGGATGCACCACAGTCTGGGGATGAAATTATGATATCTACTTTCTCATCAAATTCTTGTAAACAGAAACCCTTGTAGAATGGTATATCCCCAAAGTTGAGTTTCCATTGTTCTTCGCCCGGTGTATGGAATACTCCTCTAATCTCTATATTCCCTAACAAATTTTTCTTAAAAGGGAACAGGAGTGCACCCTGTCCAGCGCACACTCCCAATACCTTTAGATTCTTCATTTCTTATAACTTCTCAATTTTACGTACTTAAGCCATGCAAATGGTTTACGATTCTCCAAGTAGTATGGGTCTTTATCATTATTGTGAGCTTCCTCTTCGAAACTTACATCATGATACCTCTCATTCTGTTTGTTCCAACCGGCAAAGCACATGATAATAAGATATTCGATTCCATACCAAATGTAAAAGAATCCCAAACCAAGGATAGGAATCCACCAGAAGGATAGACCCAATGAGCAGAGAATGATTCCTAGAATCAGACCCACAATTGTACACTCAATCTGTTGTACTTGGTGAGTACGTTCGTGATCAATATCCTCTTGCAATAAATCCTCTTCTTTATCCTTGAAGAAGGAGTTATAGAGGAAGGTAATTGCCTTGTAACTGGGGAAAAGGAATACTTTTGCTACCCAGCTGTTAAAATGACATCTTTTCATATCTTATCTTTGAAGTTTTCGTAAGAATTTCTTAGCTTTTGGTCGTAAGCATTTTGTGCATATCCAGGACCATTGTACTTTCTTGCAAAGCCTGCCCAGTCCTTTTCCTTGAGATTCTTCAAACAACCAGAGGTATTCATGAAGTAGTACATCAATTCTAGTTGTTTTTCGTGAGATTCTGACATCTTATGAACGAATTCATAGACATCTTTACAGCTACAAAGATTGTGATTGAAGCCCATGATCTGGAACATTCCCCAACTTGCAGACTTTAAAGCACATTCTTCGTCAATTTCTTTGGCTAATTCGAGTCTTTTGTACTCATGAACACCTCCGAGATACTTCGATTTATCCCATTTAGGGAAAAATACTGTAGGATACTTCTTGCAAAGATAACCTAAATCTCTGTCAGGGAACTTTTTATGAAATTCCTTGTACATGATGTGACCTTCGAAGAGGATTTGAGGTCTACCGTCAGCCAAAAATCCATCTCTACCAGCTGCTTCTACTACTTGAACAGCTTTGAGTAGAGCTGGTTCTAGACCCAAGCGATTAGCAAGGTCTCTAATCATCTCCTTTGTTAATTTATCCATAACTTATCAGTTTTAATGGTTCAATTTTAGTAACGAAAGTATTGCTTATAACCCATTTTCGGGATGTTAGTTGGTTCTATTATCCTATATAATTCTAAAATATAATGCAATATGGAGAAGATTAAGAATGAAAATCGGTGCAAACTATGTAAAGAACCAATCAACCTGGATGATTTTGAATCCTCATTTGAGATACCCCAGTTGATGGCAAAGAAACACGTTTGCTTTAGTTGTGGTTTTTGGATAAAGAGGAAAGAATATGATGAGAAATTATGGAAAGAGTACTTCAATAGTGGTACTACCAACAGCTCAAGAATCCCGGTAGTTACTCCTAATTGGGAACATTGGATAGTAAAACCCTTTCAAAATCTACTAATTGAAACGGGTACTTTCTCAAGAGTAAAATTGGAAGCTACTCGTTATTATATGGCCGTAATAACCGATGCTTACCCCAACAAAGTTTGGTTTATTGATAACAATAACATGTCTCACCAGGGCACTATTCCAGAGCATCTAAGACATTTATATACTCCAAATGGTATATACCTTTCTCCCATGGAATGGAAACTCTTCCAGGACCGCAAAACAGTTACCTCGGATGAGATAAAAAATATGATTAATAATGCAATAATATAAAATAAATTTCGTATATTTGCATAAAGAATTAATTAACTAATTAGATATGAAAAAAGAAAAGAAAGAAATCAAAAAGCTCCGTGAAGGTGATGAACTACTCTTCCAACTTGGAGAAAGACAAATCGTAGAGAAGGTGAAAGTAGAATCCATTGATAAGAAAGGTGGGTTTGCAATCTTAAGCAATCGAGTAAAAGTTGCTAGAAGTTTGGGTCCTGATGATATCTATGCAAGGTTGGATGGGAAAGATGGAAAGGTATTACCTCTTACCGAGGAAAACGAGAAATACTTTCAGGCATTCAAGGCATATTTCTCAATTAAGAGAAATTCCGAGATACTGGATAAGGGTCTCAGAAATATGAGTAAGGAAGAACAAGTAGAAGTACTTATCGAATTCGATAAGAAGTTTACCAAGATTGTTAACAAATACTTCAACAAAGAGGAACAATGACTACAGTAATATTGACAATTTACCTGGTATGCTTACCGTTCACAGTATTCTTTGTAAAAGCAACATTAGAATACTTGCCTCAATCACATAAGGTGCATTCACTGGTATTATTCTTATCGGTCTGGTTTTTGCTACCTTTATTTCCGATTTACCTATTATTGAAATTCATAAAACATAAACTGGTATGAGATACTTTTTTGATAGAGATGGTAATTATGCTGGGTCATCAATGCAAGGGTGGGAGGTAATACTCCTACTCTGCCTCCCAGTTCTTATTGTATTATTCTTTGTATTCCTTCCCTTAATTATATTGCATAAATATGCCTCTAGAGAAGAAGATAAGAAATTCGAAGAAGAACATCCGCAAATATTAAAAGTAGATTCTTATATTACCGGCTGGTACCCTTGGCATAGATGTTCCCTTGCATATACCATCTCCCTTGTATGTTGGGTAATTGCAATGCTAATGGCTTTGACTAATTAATCTTGATTCTAAGCATAACCCTTTTAACATATCCGTTTATCTTATTGCCCAGTATAAGTTCTATAAGTATACCTCCGGAGAAATCTGAAGGAGAAAGGTTTCCTTTTTTAACGGTAATAGAACCATAACTATAGGAACCAGAGGGAGTCCAATCGGATGGGTCTACTGTATCTATCTTATAATTAATGGCTTGAGAATATTCTCTATCACAACCATAAAATAAACCTTGAGCATCATAGAGACTCATATTAAAATAGAAATCAGAATAAGGTACCAATTGACTACCTTTTAAGTAGAGCTCGAATATAGCAGTGGGTTCTGTATATGAACCATTATCAGACCAAGGGACCTTAGTTACAGGTATAAGTAAATATTCATCTTGAGATGCAGGTAAGGTACCTGAAGTTACATATTGACCATTATAGTTTAAGATATAGGGTAAGTCTTTATATGTAGTTAGAGAGTTCTTATCATACCTACCCCATATTTCTACATACATTGGGATATCTACTGCCTTCTGAGTGATTGTGATAGTGATAACTTTACCAGTAGTGGCTTGGGTAAGAGTGATAGTGGCTGCTCTACTTGAAGAACCTGAGTTTGCAGAAATGTCTACTTCTAAATTGTAAGATACTGCATCATTTGATGTCTTCTTAGTAAAAACCCAAGCATTACTTGATGAGATTGGTGGGTCATATGTGATACTTGTAGTAAAGTCAATAATATCTGACTTAGATACTTTACCATTCACTACAGTATCTCTATATGAGTGAATGGTAAAGGTCTTTTTGGTTGCATCTGAAGGTACTGTTATTTCCTGAGATGCGGCTCTGGTACTAAATACCAGATTTAGGGGGGGGGGATTTAAATTTTCCATATCTTTCTTTTAATATTGATACATGTCAATTCTGTTACTAGCTATAATGTCCCCATAACTAAATCGTATATAAAAATATCCAAAATAAGTTCCGGAACTTCCTCCCTTAGTAGAGATTACCATAGAATCAGTACCTTGAGTTTGGTCTAAAGCTATGGAGAAACCACCATTAAAGGGACTTTGTTGAGATATCTCAAAGGTATCAGTAGTTCCCATTCCTTCAGTTTCGATAGTACCATCAGAATAGATATCTGATTTGAAAACCTCGAAAATCATTCTGGACATAGTTGAACCTACATGGGTTTCATAAGTTTCTGTGTTGGCATCATAGATATAGTTTCCATTATCCGGATTACCTACACCGAAATATTTAGTTGAGATTATATATCTCTGAGGAACCTGAGAGTAATTAAGGGTAATCCTCTTACCGGATGAAGGTTGGAGAAGTACTATCTTACCACTTCGAGTGGAAGAGGTATTATTAGCTGGTACTGTAATGGTTAATTGGGAAGGAACCTCAGAAGTCTTAATAGTACTACCTGAGGGTAAATTCTGAGATTCCACTTTCCAATTAGCAGCATATTCTTGAGCTAAGTTACCATTGATGTACTTATAGGTAATAGATTCAACCATTACTACGGTAGTTTCTCCTGCCCCTGCAAAACTTAAATCAAGGGTGGTGACCTCCTCCCCCTACGGAATGATACTACATTTTTCTTTTCCATATCCTTGAAATTTATAAAGTGATTATTTGGTCTGATGAAGGCAATAGGAAAGTAGATATTAATTGCCAAGTTTGATTAGTAAATCTATAAGCTGATATACGATCACCTGGGTAAGCCATTTCAGTACTACCATTTTGTAAATTTACTCTTACACCCTCAGATTTTTTATACTTATGGACTGAGGTATCATCTAATATAGAGACAATAAAATAAGCTGTACCAGTACTATCAGTTTGAGGTGTTTGCCCCTCTTTGAAGAAAGCTCCTGAAAAAGTGTTCAGAGGCCAATTGATTGTAAGGGTGATATACTGTTCCGCAGCTTTCTGCCATATAGTCACTTCTCCACGTTGGTCACCACAGGTTACTAAGAGTGTTCCGGACCTTTCTGAAGAATCCGGGTTTGCTGCAGTTGCTTCAACTATAATTTGGTACCAATTAGGTGCACCTGCTATAATAGACCCATCTTTAACTGTAACCTTAGTTGCCCAAGAAGGAGTTACTCCTACGGATGGTTGTTTGGCCATTACCTCTCCATCACTTCGAGTCATATAAGATTGAACCATAATCGGAGTAGTATTACCTATATTAGCTCCTATGGTAACACTTACATTCAATACAACTAAGAAGTAGGTATAAGTGAAGTTGGGTTCTTGACTTATAGGGAAAGATATAGTTTGACCAGATTCTCTCTGCTTAAATACAAGAGTATGGGTTCTGGCAGAGGAACCTGTATTCTCTTGCAGGGTGGTAAAAGTTACTTTGCAATCATTGCCCTCAAAAGCATATTTCACGCTTACCCAAGAGGGGATGCTGGATTCTAGATCCCAATCTACATTAGTCTTCTGCCCAGTACTCTTGCCATTAATGTACTTGGTCTTATAGGAGTAGATATAGGTAGTCTTGGTATCCCCAACATTCTGACCTATCTCAAAGACCGATGCCCTGGGTGCAGCATTGGCTACTCTAAAGTTAAATTCGTTCATAATCTAATAAGTTTTATTGGTTTATAATTATTGCTCTCTTGATATTGTAGTCCTCTACCCATGGGATGCCATGAGTTCTATATATTTATATAAATGCTAAATGAATATGAGAAGTACAGATTACATAAGTAAGGGAACTGCAGTAGCAAGGCTATATAAGGCAAGGGAATACCTATTAATGGATAAAGATTGTAGGAAGGGCTTATGCTTTTACCTAAGGTCAGTAGATATCCTGGATTACCTCGAAGAGATTGGGATATGGAATTTAGATACCTTCAATATAGAAGTTCTATGGGCCTATGAGGATTTTATAAATAGAAGTTGTATAGTGGCTATGGGAAATGTGAAAGTAGTGGAGAGAAAGTTGAATACCATGTATAGTTGGAAGGATAGCTTTGATGCTAGGAGTTCATCCAAAGAGATATGGGGAATAGCAAGGGATTCTATCCCTGAGATTTCTCAAAAGAATTTCTATTGGTGGGACCCAAATGATAGAGAGGTAAGGGTGAAGGCAATCGATTTATTAATTTTATTAATTAATAGGGTAATGAAGTATGGTGAAGGAAAAGAAGATTAGGAAAGTGTTCGAAGAAATATACCAAGAGCAGTTAGCTAAACATAGGAGAGGAGGAACAATACAGAATCTTTGTAGGGTAATTAAAACCCATTGTGTTTTGAATGGGTATTCAACTTTATGGATAGAGATTCAGCAATGGTTTAAACCTGAAAGATATGGTTTAACGGAGTTATATTATACGATAGATGTTAATACCCCTACCCCGATTGAGATGATTCCTTATGAGGATAGAGATAGGTATTATTGGTTTCCTGTACATCAGGTATATAATTTGAAGAGATTGGAGATTCTTGAAATGGAGATAGATAATCAATTAAAGGAGGAAGGTTATGGTGAAGGTTGAGACTTTGAAGGAAGATGGGTTTGTTAGAATCCTAAGATGTAGGGAAGGTAATAGGATTTGGTATCAGATGTGGCTTACCGATTTGGAGAAGGGTTGCATTGATAGATATTTCCTTGATATGGAAGTTAAGGCTTGGTGGTTGATTAATCTTCAGAGATGGTATGTTTTCTTTTATGAGAAGAATGGTAGGAGAGTTAGGGGAGTATTGGGGAAAGATAGGACTAAGGATTTACTTAGGAGTATTTTGTAGGTATAGGCCCGGGATGGTTAATCTGTTCTGGGCTTCTTTGTGTGAGCATGTGTGGTGTGTGGATGTGGGGTACCCCTTAATACGAGGAGCCAAAATTTCCTGGTATTCAAAGGGCCGAACGGTTCCGTTAAATTTAACATTTAGAAATAAAAAGTAAGGGACAAAGATTTTTATTTCTTTGTCCCTTTATCTTTCTACTCTTTAACTTTTAAAGTCCGAATTATCATTTTTAAAAAAGTTTTTCACGTCTTTAATTATTTGAATTATCAAATAAATTAAACCAACAAATAACAATACATTCAATAACATATTACTTTGCGTTTTTCTTTACAATTTCTAAACCTTTTAAAAGAATTGCTTTCTTTTCGTCTTTTGTGTTTTCTGATGCAATAGAGTTAAAAGAAAAATCATTCAAAACATAGACTTGTTTATAGAAGTCTATGAAACCGTCTATTAGTTTTTTATCTGCATTTGTAGCAATAGACGAAAGAAAATTAAAAGTTACATTTCTGAACTTTTTACGCAAAGACTTTATTTGTTTTTCGTTTGCACCGTCGAAAAGTTCTTTTTTGTAAATCTCTGTTTTTGTCCCTAAAGAAGTTTTGAAAAGTCCTGCATTTTTTTCTTTTACTGATTTAAGAACGTCTAAAGCAATTAATTTATTTGCTTTACTGTTTGCACTTGCTACACTTGCAGAAACACCGTTAATTTGATTTTTAGCCATAATAAAAATACATTTAGTTTTTAGATTTATTTTATTATATCCTTTTCTCTATAAAACTAAATGATTTATAAGAAAAAGAGAAAAGGAATTATTTAATTTATTTAACAATACTTCAAATATCGCTTTGTTTTTCTCACATTGCAAAGATACATATAATAATTGAATTACGAAAGAATTTTGAGAAAAATTTTCGAGAAAATGAATATTTTATTTTCAAAATTATTTTAGTGAAAAAATGCAAAAATCATAAAAATGCTGCACTTAATTATTGCACTTAATTTTGGAGGTTCATAGGGGAAATCTTCGCACGCTTTGTAGTGGGGCGATATGATATATATATATAGATAATCCTATATGGCCCTTGCCTGCCCTCTTGAAAGTGTATTATATACCTGTATACTTACTTATATGATATATAGCCATTGGGTGTATATAGGTAGTAGTGTAGTGGGGCCTATTAGGTATATCCCTCTAATATCCCCTGGGAACCAAGTCTATAGGGCCCTTAATGGACTATGGTAAGCTTAGGTAAATTAGGAACCTAAGATAGCCTATAAGGGCTTACTAAGTTAGCGAAAGAAAGACCCAGTACTTAGGTAAGCCTGGGTCAAAGTTAGGATTAGAGAGTATAGGGATGGGTAACGATATATGTATTATTGATATAGGTTACTGTAGGGGCAAGAGGTGAAGCCTCATAATCGAGAGGGAATGCTTTGTGTAATTCGTAGGAGCAAAGCTGTTCTTGTCTAGTATTCAGTTCGTTATCTGAATAGAATATTAGTGTATGTAAGCCATCGCCTTCTTCTTCGTTCTCTGTTGAGGTAATTGAGATTAGGTGAAAGCCTTGTTTGAGAAATTCTGAGTCTTTGTCAAGAGAACCGAGATAGCAATTGAGGTATTCGGTATAGCCCTGTACTGAAGGATTAGAAGCATTAGAGATTACTAAGGCATTATTAGTAAGTTCTGATTCAGTGTTGAGAACGAGGTACTTAATATTATTTTTCATAATGTTTAAAAATTAAATTGTTAGTATTTCTTTTTCTTTCTACAAAGATACAAATAATAAATAATATATGCAATATGCCCCATTTGCCTTCGTAGGTTATTGATGGCCTTATAAATCCCCTGGGCCATTAATGGAGATTGCCTTAATCCTAATTTGCCCAGTACCTACTAATATATAATACTATATAAACTAACCTGAGGCAAAAGGCAATCAAGGCAATCGAAATCACCAAATTGTCCTAGAGTTCTGCAAATAATGCTAATATAAATACTAAGCCAATTACTTACATAGTTACTAGGAATATTGCCTAAATATTACCTATAAAAGCCCTAATTCCTATTTACCATTTAGCCTTAAAACCCTAATCCTATTTGCCTAATCCCCTACCTATAACTAATATATTATATATAATAAGCTGTATAAAGGGGCTCTTGGCAAATGAGGATTAGGGGCCATTAATGGTCGGATTTAATTGCCTCAATAGGCCTTTTTGTGATTGCCTTTAAAGTGATAGGGCTATGTGGTATGATAGCTAGATAGCTATAGAGTATAGTGTGTTGTATAGTAGTAGGTAGGTACCTAGATCTCATTCTCAATTTTTTCCCACCCCCGGCGAGGTACCCCAAGGGAAGGAAGGTAAGTATGTATTATGATTAGTATATGTTATATTGATGGTATATAGGATAGGTGTATTAGTTATATGTGTACCTTAGTTAGCGCTATTAAGATTTTGATTATTTGTTTTGTTTGGTGGGTAGTATGTGGATGGGTAGTATTATAGGATTACCTTGAATAGGTATTCGATTAGGATATTGTATAGTAATAGGTATATTAGGTACTTGGTTATTATGTAGGCTTTGGGATATTTTATTTGGTTTTCTTTGTGTTGGGAGTAGGTCTTCTCTACGTCTAGGATCCTTAGTAGGAAGTAGAGCCCTACTAAGGATTTGGATAATATGTATAGGATTTGTATCATAATTCTGGTATTCCTTGTTTCTGTATTACGGTTCCTCCTCGATTAAAGGATATCTCTTGGCATTCTAAGTGTATTGTCTCGAAGTATTCCTGGATGCCCTGAAGACTGAAGAAGGTTAATTTCTCGTTACCGTATATGTTATTTACCTGGTCTATGATTTCTTGTTTGGCTTTGGTAGGGTCCTCATTGAGGGAATGTATTATATCCTGTACTTCGTTATCTTCGATAATTACTAAGGTAGTGATTGTTATTTTCATGTTCTAGTCAATATATAGGTTATACTTAATGTTTTCTAGTGTGAAGGATATGAAGGGTTTTTCCTCTATTTCTTCCTTGGGATAGGCATTGAGGATTAGGTCATCCGTATTTAGGATTAGGTTTACTTCCTGTCCTCCATTAGTTGTGATGATGATGATATCTTCCTCAAGGTCTCTGTCTTTCTCATCGCCCAGTGAATTAAGGAGGATAGCCGACCATGGATAATCTTGGACCTGTGATATAAGGATGATAAGCAGTTGGTTAAAAGTTCTTGTTGTCATAATGTTAATGTGTTAGTGACCCGTTCGAGGTCGGTTAATATTATATTTTTATTTCTCTATTGCAAATATACGAAATAAATATAATACGTGCAAATTAATATAATAATATATGGGGTTAACTGGGTACCCTAATGAAGTCCAGTATTTCGATATCATAATAGGGCATTCCCATTAGTTCTCGGATTACCTGTTTGGTAAAATATACATGTAGGTGATTAGGATTTAATGTTTGCCTTGGATATCTGAGATATGGGTTTAATTCTTCAGTACGATATGTAACAAGGAAAGGCTCGCAAAAGCCTTCTCCTTGAATATTAAATGATACCAGGAATGTGTCTTTAGTTATCATATCAGTATGGGTATTAGTTGTGTATTTTCGATTGTTAAAACCGTATCTTTTGTTAAAGGTCGGGAACCGATACCGAATATAGTGATAGCGGTTCCCTGAGGTAGTCTAATCATTAATAGGAAGATGATGTAGTCTTTCACTTGTTACCCGAAATAGAATTTGCATAAGTCTTCTATGAAAGTCTCTTCTTCGTCCATGATTGTATCGGATTGTATGTATTCAAATTTGAATTGAGAATAGAGTGGTCCGAATATCAGTATCATTATGTTATCTTGCAGGTCGCATAATGATTGTTCCTCCTCTTCAGAGAGAGTAGATTGGTCCTTGTTAATGATATCAGAATAATTCTTAAGCAGAGCCTTGAGATTCTGAATACCTTCTGGGTTATTGGTTTCTATATCCAGCAATGTGGATTTCATTTCTTCTGTAATCATGATTGTATAGTTTTATAGGGTTTAGCAATTACTGATATGAACCCTTGTGGATATTGGGTATATAACAGTTGGAATGATACACCTTCTACGTTTGGTAAAAATACCCGTATGATATTTGCGAGCAATGGGTAGATTTTCCATTGGTTCTCGTCCAGGAATTGTTGCCATTCAGCATGTTCATCCTCGTCATAGTTACCTGTTAGTTGGATATGGTATCCCTCTGGTGGAGGTGTAGGAAGAAATAAGTTGGTTACAACTTCGATTTCGTTGGTTTCCTTTTTGTATTGAGAGATAGGATACCAGATACCTTCGGTTTTCCATTTGTCTAATTGGAACAGGGTCATTCCCTGTTCCAGTGCGTTAAGCAGTTTGTATAAGTTTACCATAGTTGATTAGAGTTTATTGATTGTTTCTGAAACTGAAAGACCTTCTGTGTAATCGAAAGTATGAAACTTGTTAGCATCGATTATCGATTTGAGTTCGGGGAGGGTTTTAATAATTTTTTCCATTTTGTCTATATTAAAAATTGTTTGAGAAATATTTCTCACTGCAAATATACAAAATTATTTTATAACTTGTATCACTATATAATATTATTTTTAAAAATAGAGAGGTACTCAGTTTTGGTTATGTACTGAGCACCTCTGAGGATATATAGAACTGGTTAGGGAATTATTGGTAGGCCATTATCTTCATTGAAATATCTTAATTTCCTTCGAGTTATTCGGCCTTCCTTTTCCTTTAATCCGTCTACCCACTTGGGATAGGATTTTATGGTAGTTTCGGTTTTATTACCATGATTATCTTTAATGATTACAAAAGAATCTTCTATGGTGATCTTATAAGTACTTCGATAGGTAGTAATGGTTTCTGGTATGCAGATGATTCCCTCTGATTTACGCATGCCTGCGTTTGTAGCCTTAGGATAATCTGTATATTTAATAATACCGTTCTCAGTAGTAGCATAATGTAACCTTCTTCGGGTTATTCTTTTACCGTATGAAAGTTTCAGCTTGCTATACCAGGTTTGGTATTCCTCTAGAGAATTAAGCATAATAATTTGACTTGTTCCTTTAGCAGGAGTCTTAGATTTACTTATGGCTTGCTGAATAAGGATTTTATCAGGTTGCATAGTTAGCGAATATACAACCCGTTTGTAATTAAAGCTGAATACTGAACCAGAGGAGCATTCTATTTCCTCTGGTACGATAATAGGTTTTTGTTCATTCATAATGTATACTCCTTTCTGATATCATCAAATTGTAGTAATGTCTTAAGTATCTTAGTTTTAGACCAAGTAGGTTCAAAGCCTATGCAAGGTATATATTCGTTATGAGGTACGAATAAAGTCATCCGACCTTGTTTTTGTAGGTCGGATTTTAGTTTCTTGTAATTAGTAGCCATAGTTATGATATTCTGAAGTTAAGTTGATAAATCCAATTATTGGAATCCATCTTAGTGAACGAGATGAATATACCATCGTTATCCGTGAACTTTTGCATGAATTTCAGAGCAGCATCAGCAGCTTGATTCTTTTTCTCGGTAGTATCAAGAGTTACCATACTCTCTAAGATGAAAGTGTAATAGGTAGTCTCATATTGACTGAAACAATTGATGTCTATCACCTGGAGATTGTGTAGTTCTGATAACTGGTATAGTTCAGTCATTAATAGGTTGTAGAGATTCTTTTTCTCATCTCGATCTAAATCAAAGTCGGATTTGTTCTTTATGAACTTAGTTACTACTTGAGCAAGTTGTTCATCCTGATTGTAAGTTACTGGGCTTCTCATATTTTTGTCTATTTTAAATTTGATATGCAAATATAATCATTTTTATTTATATTACAAAATAATACTCTTTTATTTTAAAATGAGCTGAGGATGTGTATACACACTAAAGAAGGCAGTGGATTAGACTGCCTTTCGAATTTAGACCTTATTGATTACAGTGTATAAGGCTGACCTAATTATTGATTCTCTGGTAGAGTTATCAAGCTTTTTCTCTACTTCATTTCTGAAGCATTCTTTTACGATATGACTCAATTCCTCTTTCAGTCTGGAAGCTATTTCATCTGTAAACTTTTGTACCTTGAATGCTTTAGTTAATTCCTCTTTAGCACCCTCTAAAGGCTTATTTTCTACTAATTGAATGGTCTCATTAAGATATACTTCAAAGGTTTCATAACCTATCCATTCTATATCATTTAACCAATTTTCAAATTCCTCGTATACCAAGAAGGTATCTGGTTCATGCCCAGTGCAGGCATCAAATATGGGCATGATATTTCTGAGGAGCTCAGTGCCCACTAACTGTGTTGGACTTACTTCGGTATGTATCTTATATAAACCGTGTTCATTCTTTAGACCCACTATCAAGTGAGTCACTAATGGGTTTTTCCTCTTGTTTATTAACATAACTAAGTTTTTGTATTATGAGTTGAACGTAGGTATTTTTCTCTTTGTATATGAACATTACCGATAAAAGTATATCATGTTTCGGTAATATCATCTGTATGAAATTGCCTGGAGCAATTACCGTAGCAACTACTGGAGAATCCTTTTGTGAGAAATTCTCCAGTATCATTTCTGTTCTTCTAATATGTTCAGGCTTTGTTGGGTCCAAAGTTAGGATGGGAGCAGTTAAACATTCTTTGATACCATTGGTTAAGGCATTGTATAACCATTCATCATTCTTTAAATCCTCAGCCTGGAGAGTCTTCATTATAATCATATCCGGAACCTATTTAGTATGGTATTATTGTTATCAATCTCGAATAACCATAATTCATGGTCCCGATAGGAGTTTGTTATCTTACTAAATTTGGATATCTGAAAGATAACATGAGTTGTTGTTCTTGAAAGCATACTTGCATGGCAAGTAACATTGTCCGAAGATAGTTTGTTCTTGAAAGCTTTTAGCAAGTCTTCATCACTTTTATTAGCATTGTCTTCTAAAGTTTTGATAAACTCTATTTCGACATTTTCTGTCATACTTACCTTTCGGAAAGCGAATTTCTCTTTATTTTCCATGTTCTTCATTGTTTTTACCGATAGTCTCTTCTGTAATTTCTTCAAGAGTCCTTTCGATGATGTTTTTAACTATTATGGTTTGATTCTCTACTTTAGCATAACTATAGATTAGGTCCAGCTGACTGCTTATGTAAGCATCTACCATTGATAAGTCCTTGAATAGTTCCCATTCTTTTAGGAAATTGAGCCTAATTATATTAGTAAACATATTCTCATCATAAGGAATTTCAATGTAAGCACCTACCCTATTGAAGATATGTATTAAATGTTCTTCGATATACTTGGGTAATTCAAAGCAAGATGGTATTTTAGAATAAGTAATCCTACTCGGTATTAAATACTCGAAGATAAAACGTTTAGAGAGTGTTATTCCTGGGAAACGTTTACCAAATATCAAGGGTATCTTATACTGTAATAACTGAGGAGTAGTATCATATATTACATAATGTTTAAGATATTCATTGTACATATCAAAGTATAACCGTTCGTCAAATTTACCAGACTCTATCATGCAGAGTTCAAGAATCCGGTAAATAGATTTCACTGGCCCTTTGAATACCAGGTTACCCTTATCAAGGTAGATAAGGTTTTTAGAGCATTTCTTTCGTTTAAATAGGTTCATGTGCTTAGAATGTAAAATTTATGTATATTTCTCTGTTTCCCTTGAGGAATTTCTCATGATTAGTATCTTCGTACTTATAGCAAGAATAAGTCTTAGAGGCTTTGTCATATTCGCCTCTTACCCATACCGGAGCAGTTTCTGTTGGTCTGAGTTTAAAATAAGTCCCTTGATTAACCTTGTTAACTTGGGTTTTCTTGTATTCTAAATTGATATCCATATCAGTATACGATTAAACCTGGGAACCCAAGTTGATTTGTTTCTAAGTTTATGGGTGTTTTGTATACCTTAACACTGCCATAGTAATTCCTAAGGTCATCATAGGAATGATGTTCATAGATGTCTGAATAAAGATCATCCTCTCCCTCCTGATATAGGTCGATTAAACGTTTCTCGGCTTGTTCATCGGATGTTTCCATTACTTGGAATAGGAAGTCTCCGGTAATAAGCGTGTAGATGTAACAATCTGTTTTCATATTTTTGTCTATTTTAAAATTGATATGCAAATATATAAATTTTCAATATAATATGCAATGAACCTATTTAACTACTAGAGCCTCTTACTACGTAAGAATTGAGATGCAAAGGAGCCCATATCTTCCTCCTCTGGTACTTCCTCATATTGATACAATTCTGGGTCCTCCTCATCTGGGTCAATACGCATTTCTATTTCTCTACGTATCTCATGATGTTCATCAGGGAATAACTCCATAGCTCCCTTATAATCATCGGTAATCTGGGCTAACTCTGCCTTGTTAAGGTTAAGACCTTCCTTACTGGTATCTACTCCCTCTTGCTTAGTAGCAACTACCTCAGGTAATGAAGCTATATCATATCTTTCCTCTAATAGTTTAGCCTCTTCAGTCTTATCCAGTATCTTTTGAGATTCTAATACTATTTGACGTGCCTCGTCGATTGAAATAGTGTTCTGAGGTTGATTTACATTGTTCTGATTGAACTGAGCAAATATATTGGTAGTACTTCCTCCAGTAATATTACGTACGATAGATTGAAGAGATGTAGAGGATTCCAACTTTAACTTTAAAGCCTTACCCAGCTCCGCAGATATAAATGGCATATACTTACCTCCCTGGGATTCTCTCAATACGTTTACCTGATGGGCTATCTCCATACGGTCTTCTAGTACCCAAGCAAGTTGTTCTCCCATTAATGCTTGCAGTAAATCTTCTGATTTTTCTTTGTCCCAGATTCTTGAGCTTAATAGCCTATCTCTCATAAAGATACGTATGTAATTGATATCTATACCCATACGGTATGAGAAGGTATTAATATCATACGTAATACCACATAATACACCATTACCCATTAACCATTGATTGATAAGGTAGTTGTGTATATTTACCAGAAGTGTATCATTTGGGTTCTTCTGATATTCTAAAGCCATTGCCGTAACTCCCATAGGTCTTGGGAACCTTACGATTTTATTTCTTTTTTCTAACATACAAATGAGATTTTCTTATGTCCGAACTTTCATCATATCCCACATACTCTAAATCGTACCTTACATACAGATTCAAAGATAGGTTGTAGAAATACCCTAAATACCTATCCCTTATTACCGATAAATTAAAAGCTTCACCAGAGATTAGGTCCCTGGTGAATACTAAATTACCTTTCCCAGTAATAGGGATTTCAAGGCAAAGTTTATAATCTCCTACCTTGAATTTATTCCCATGAAGGTCTGTGATTTCCCTTGCCATAATTTACCTTTTTACGGTTCGTAGGTTTTTTGTCTTGTTTACTACGGTTATATTCTGCCCTTGCCCTAAAATTGGGCAATTCCTCAACCATCTTTTGAATATCGGGGAATAATTGGGTCCTTAGAGGAACTACCTGGGTAGCGAAAAAGGCATTCCATAACTTCTGGGTAAAGGGTTCTCCTAACTTTAACTTGGAGATTGCCCAGAATTTGGTTTCGAAATTCTTAACTATTTCCTTAAACCGATAGTAGTATAGTTTATGGGTCTTAGGATTAATGCCAATGGTAGTAGTTTGGCAATAATCTAGAAATTCGTTACCTAATTCGGATATAAACTCTTCCCTTTTAAAATCATAGTTCTCTTGGTCGAGCTTAAATAATTTAACGTAATCGATTGCTTCCATGTTATTGTTTAATTATGAGTTTAGGGTATCCATCCGTAACCTGGAATAGATATCCCCTTATATCATCTTCATAGTATGAAGACCAAATTGTTTTCTCTAATCGAAAATTATCTAAGATTGCCCCTTTCGGAATACCAGTAACATATATCTGATGTTTGGGCATTATTGGGGTTATCCCGAATTTACCCTCTTTGTAATTACCATATGTACCATAATCCGGCATATTGCCTGTGAACCCAGTGGGTTGTAATACATCACTTACCAAGGTAGTTGGTTGTAACTCCCTTTTATTACAGAAGAACCGTAATTTCGATTTGCCTATATATAGGTCTTTAACTATTGCCCCAAACATTTGTATATGATTATATGGGTTATACCTTCTTTCTTGAAATAGAATTGGTTCTGTGAACGTTCTTCTAGTTTCTTCAATTCTCTTCGAGATTCAGTACAGATTCTGTCAGATTTTCTTAGAATATCCGAGATGCTATCCCAGATGGGTGCCATTTCCTTTACAGGCCCAGCATAGACAATTTTATGTTTAGCCTCAATTTGGGGATACTTTGATTTATACTGGTATTTACCTTTGAGGTAAAGTACATTATACTTTTCTGTTCCGTTTCTTCTTTCGTTTTCCATTCTTAGTATTATTATCTATGTAATCTGAAATATCATCAAGCTGCCCTAAAAGCAATGCTTGAATAAAGATGTGTATAGGCCTGAAAAAGAAATTCCTTACGTTATGTGGATTGATATACCAATCGTAAACTATAAAGAACTTCTTTATCTTAGAATGCTTAAGTGAATGCTGAACAAGCCAAGATTTACAACATCGTTTATGTAATTCGACAAGTTCTTTATCTTGTTTAAGCATCTCCTTATCAGAGAAGATAGTGTAATCCATTATGATTCTTTATAAAAGTTTCCAGACTGATTAACCCGGGAACTTAGGTTAATAAAGGGTTATGCAACTTGTTCGGGTTTGAGAACCTTTTTACGAAAGTCCTCATATGCCTTAGCAGCAGCCTTGAACTCTTTGGAGTTTTGGTCTTTGATACGAGCCATGGCAAGTTCCAATCGATGAAGTTCGTTTCGAGTTTGTTGTCTCCATTTCTTCCGAGCAAGAGTGTCAACTACATCCTCGGGATATACGTATTTTACTTCCCGATTTGAGATTACCTGTTCGATGATGGAAGGTTTTTGTTGTTCCTTAACTTCCTTGACAACCTGTGCCTTCTTGGAAGTTTTACCTTTAGGAGAGAGTTCTACCAATTTAGCATTAGCAAAGTTTGTGGCAGCTTCTTGAGCATCTTGTACCAATTCCTTTTTAGTCTTTTTGGCCTTAGGAGCAGAAGCCTTAGCAGTCTTAGAATTTTTAATTCCTTCAAGTTGTTCGGCAACCTTAGTTGCAACCAGGTTAGTAACCTTTGTTTCATTCTTTTTCATAACGTCTATATTTAAAATGTTAGTAAAATGATTAATTTCTTTTTCTGATACAAATATAAGAACTTTATTTTAAATAGAAAAATTTTATTTGAATTATTTTCTATTTGCTCGGGTTAATCGGCTAGGAAGTCGAAGATTTCTGGAGGATAGTTAATTTCATCCTCTGGATCATTTATGTAATCTTCGTAATCCTCGTTATATTTATCGTAAATGTTATCTTGTGATGTATTTGGTACCCTTGTACATCTTTCAGGATATTTCTTTACGAAGTCATAGGCTTCTTGAGTAGTCATTACCTTGTCTGAGGTAAATTCGTAGGTTACATAAGAATAAGTTTCACCCAATCTAGAAACTTCATATTGCTGGTATCCAGATTTCTCAATCTTATAGATTTGATTTTCTGGAATCGTTTCTATTTCTACCCTATATTTATACCATTGCTTCTTCTCTTCTTTTGGTTTAATGCCCATGCTATCTTGAAGAGAAATTAACTTGGTTATGGGACTTTCAAAACGAGAAGGAGCAGTGCTCACTTCTACTGGATGAGCTTTATTCTCACCAATAAAGTAAATCACTGCCCCCAAGGTTACCAGGCCCAATATGAATTTAGTTTCTGAGTTCATAACCTGTAGTTTCGAATTTATTTTTAATGTTCTTTGCAAGGTATTTACCTTTTGATTCTGCTTGATGTAAACCGTTGCAGATTTCATAAGGTACATCATCATAGCGATAAACTCGATTACCTTTAAAAGCAACCCAAAGTTGTTTTTTCTTTGAGTCATAACCAAAGCCCTCAATGTTAGAGGATTCGCAAGGAATCATTTCGACTCCAGTGTTCATTTCTACTGATTCTAAGTATTCGTTCTTTTCCATGTATATATTAAAATTTTAAAAGTGTTAGTTCTGGGTGGAATTTGAGATTTGCCCTCTGGAAGATTGCCCAGGTACCAAGTACTCCCTGAGAATTAGTATGTACCCATTCATCTTCCATTCTGAATAATATGTGAGAGCATACCAGCATTTGGTATTCACTTAGCATATTTATCAGTTGAGGAGTATTCTCGATTTCCACGTATAATTCAATGTGCTCATCTAGTGCTCGAATTATTTCGTCATCCTCAATCTGAAGGAGTTTTTTGATTAAGTCTTGGGCAATATCATCCCCATTTTTAACATCCTCTTTGATTGAGTTGAGTGATTCAATCTGAATACCAGCAATGAGCTTTACGATGTCTTTTGTTTCCTTGTCCATAATTAAATTTTCTTTATGCAAATATACTAAAATTATTTTATATAAAATACTCTTTTAATAAATACAGAGGTAAGTGTTAGCGGATTCTATTGAAGGATCTTAGGTTAGGATTTAATACCCCTCTAAACCTGGTATATTATCTTTTTTTATTTACAAAATCATTTTTAAAGATTAGCCCATCTCTATTCTTTAACTTTTCGTATACCGAATTGGGCAATAACACATCCCTTGACCATCTCATAAAGAATTTAGATGGTTTCTTTTCTGGATTAAGGAGTAATTGCCTCTGTTCTGTAGAGAATTTAACCCTTTCATCTTCTAACATGAAAGTAGGCAATTTAGTAAACTCTGCTTGAGAAAAAGAGATAGTACTCTTACCAACTTTAGTTCTCATTGGTTTACGCCTTTCCTTATATAGGTACGGAATAATCTTTTTCGACGGTCCGTTAAGGATGCTAAAGCCGAAGATAACCATTGGGTCGAACTTATCTGCTTTTGGGTCTTTTGCACGTTTGATACATCTTGCCATCCAGGAGAATGAATTTGGATATTGCTTATTCTCCGTCGGTTCTCCCACATCTTTTGCATCAAATTCAAATCCTGGAAAGTGAAACAGAAAGTCCTCAGTAAGGATAAATACAAATCCAAGTTTTCTTAGGTATTTGATTATCTCTTGCTGAGTTTTTCCCTCCTCTACCATTTTCTCTACGTCTGCAAGGATATCCTCCCTTGGTGATTCCAATTCTTTGTTATTAGAAGACCCAGCAGGTCTCCCTCTTCCTGCACTGGGATTCTTTATGGGAAGGATTCCTACCAATCTCTCTAAGTAAGATTTGAAGTTATCCACATCTTGTTGATTAGTAAGAGTTACTTCTACTCTTATTGGACCCTTATGCTGTACCTTTGGTCCCGAGTTCATCTCGGTATAAGCATCTACTAACCTATCAGATAGGGGAGTGCCATTCTCGGATAAGGTAGTGATTCTTAATTTTGGTTTATATACTTCTTGTTCCATACACTGTTTCTTAGATAAAATAAAAGGCCTGAACAAATTTTATATTGCCAGGCCTTTCATCACATTAACGAATACTTAAATAACATTATGAGAGTTGGAGTTAATCTTCCTCTTTAGCGGCCTTCTTCTTTTTCTTGTCTTTCTTTTTATCGGCCTTCTTTTCCTTTTTATCGGAAGCAGGTTTTTCTTTTACCTTTTCCTTTTTTGCCTTCTTGGCTTCCTTCTCCTCCTTGGGAGCATTACCTGAAGCAAGCTTTCTTTGCTCCATACGGTATTTTTTCTTTTCGGCAGAAGTCATTTCCCGGCCATCGATAAGAGGGTAATCGTATTTGGTAGCAGTTCTACCAGCAGATTTCTTTTCCTTCTTCTCTTCTTTTTTTCCGGACTTCTCTTTTTCCTTCTTCTCTTTGAGTTTTACCAACTTCTTGTTGTTGTCGGCATCCTTTTCCGGATAGGCAGCAGCAACCTTATCTCTTTCCTTGTTCAACTTGTTAACAAGTTCGGTAATCTTCTTACCATGTTTCTTGTCCTTGGTCCAATCTTTAGTTGGGTCCAACTTGTTCTCTTTGAGATAAGCATCCAAAGCTTTCTTTGCCTTTGTGAGTTCTGGAGTCTTGGATTCCGGTTTACTCTTCTTGTCTTCTTTCTTAGCCATTTTCTTAAAATTTTATGGTGAATAATGAATATCCGATTTACATAATACCATAGTTATACTTCCCTTATTTGGGTTGGGATTTCCTTAATTTCTAGGATATTTATTTCTACTCCCTCCATGATAGCCCTTACTTGCATGATGTCTACTATCTCTTGCTGAGTGAGATTAGTAAAAGTTTGTTCAAAAGTTTTTGTATTTATGGGAGTAGCTACTTGATATGTAACGGTTAGTATGGTACCTTTTAGTTTATTAGTTAACCTGTCCATTAAACCCTTGAGTTTTCTTTTCAGATAATCTAATCTTAACTTATGCCTTTGCCAATCACCTTTCTTACCTTTGTTCAGGGCTATGCTCATTTGGTAGTGAGTGAACTGAATATCATTTCTTACTACCTTGATACTTGATAGGAGGGTTCTTATGTTTACTTCTTCCATTTTGGTCTTGGTATTACTTGGTTATTTACTTCCTGGGTTTCTTCTGATAGCATTAATCTTGCCTCATTTATTATATCAATAGCAAGTTCCCTTTCATCTGGTCCCAGGTTTAATTGTTTATCTTCTAGTGCATCAGTATAAGTATTTATTAGATTATCTAATGCAAGTATTCTAATATTCTTTCGAATAGCTAATCTTTCTTGGTCCATACTGGTATAAAAATTAAAAGCCCACTACCTTCGCAGGCAATGAGCTTTTGGCTGATGAACAACGTCCTAAGTGTGAGTGAGGAGTTATTACTACGTATAACATTAACTTTCTAAACCTAAACCGTTGGTTTGGCGGTAATTAGAGAAAATAATCAGTCCTCAGATTCTTCTTCTGATTCCTCGCCTTTGTTCTTCTTGTTCTTGGGAGAACAGATAACTCCGTGGTTCTTCTTTGACTTAACTGTCAGATTACCAGGAACGAAGGAAACTGAAGTAGAGATTGGTTTACCATCGGTTACCAGAACGGAAGTAACCACTACTCCCTGATAACCTTCCTTGTTCTTTACGGCATAACCGTAGTTACGAACTTCGGATTTTTCGTTGATGGCAATAACGTCAATCTGTTTACTGTTCGGACGTTGCTCTGCCGGTCTGTTTTTCAGTGCCTCTTGACGAGCTTTACGTTTAGCTTCTTTCTCAGCATCTTTTTCTGCACCCTTTTTCTTGGTGTCTTCTTTTTTCTTTGTTGCCATGATTTCTATGGTTTTTAATGATTAAAAATTTTGAGTATAACTTCTACGTTTGGTAATAGTTAAAAGGGATGGAATTACCCATCCCTTAAATCTTGAATACTGTTACCAAGTTTACTTTTTTCCTTTTTTGCCTTTTCCTTTGGCTTCCTTCTTTGCCGGCAATTTGAGACCGAGTTCCTTGGCAATTGCCTTGCGGAGTTTCTCGATATCGTCTTCGTCAAAGTCGTCTGGGTCAGTTTCAAGGTCCTTGTCATCGCAGACATCTTCCAGTTCTTCGAAGTCCATTTCGGCAAGAGCTTCGGCAGTCAGTTCCTCTTCCTCCTCGTCATCGTCATCAGAGTCCTCATCGTCGTCTTCCTCTTCCTCGTCGTCATCGGAATCATCTTCATCTTCGTCCTCATCATCCGAATCGTCATCATCGTCATCTGATTCTTCCTCCTCTTCTTCGTCATCGTCTTCTTCCTCTGAACCGAAGAGATCTTCAGCTTCCTCCTTGGTGAGTTTGATAGGAGCAGGGATAATTACTACTGAACCATCTTCGTAAGTGATGATTATTGCACCATTGATTTCTTTTCTGGAAACTTCTTTCAGTTCCACTTCTTTTTTCTTCTTAGCCATTTTCGTAATGTTTAAGTTGGTTAATTAATAAATTTATATCACTCTGTTATAAGTTTCTTGGTTAGCTTAAGAAAACCCTCTAATTGAGCATGTGCATCATTATATTGTTTAATGCTATCAAGAGTTGTCTTTAATTCTTCTTGAGACTCAATAGTTACCGTTTCGGTATTAACTACTTGGTCAACCTGATTATAGGTAAGTATCTTAAAAGTCTTACCCATAAAAGGGTTTAGTGGTTTATGTGTAACCAGGTTTGTTTTTGATAATTTATCATTCATTGCTGTATTGAATTTTAGTTATTCCAGGAATACCAACCTTTCCGAATACTTCGGTATAAAATTTGTATTTCCCTTTTTGCATTGTTTTATAGTTATCGGCTAATCTAACTGGGTATACCCAATATTGATTTTCTATCATCCGATTGGTCATTATGTAAGCATAAGCCTTTCGGATTTTTATATTCTCTAAAGGAACAAAGCATTGAAATAATAGAGACTTCTTGATATGCCTTTCTTTGGGCAAATATCCCATAAACCTAATAGATGCCTCATCGAATATTTCAATCATATCCCTTTGTGCTTTGATAAATAGTACTTTCTGTATTGGGATATTCATTTTCTTTCTCAGATATAAAGCCAATGAACCTACCAATGGTGGGTACTGTAAGAATAATAGGTTGAATTTAACCTTCTCCTCTTGACTCAGCCTCTCGTAAATCCTGTAAGATAGAAGAATAGATTTGTAATCTCTTCTGCTTCGTATAGGCGGGAGATATGCCTTGCCGTTGTCCATAGAGTTTGATTGAGTATCTTTCATCGAATGCCTTTTTTCCTTTTGACTTAAAGACCCGGTGCATTTGAACCATGAATCTTCTTCGTCGGTGTTTATCAATCTTATATTCATCTGGTATTATGAATTTCTTTGCCCTAACGAATTTACCCTTAAACCAGAATTTAGTAGCTCCCCTTTTTAAGAGTTTACCATTCATGTCGGATAATTCTCTAATACCTTGTTGCAAGAGTTTCCTTCCAGATATAATATGAATATATTGTAGGACATCTACCCCATATAAGTAAACCAGGGTAACCTTTACATGGTGTCTAGTAAAGTATGGTATACCAGTTAGATGTTTCCGATATAATTTCTTCTCGGTGATAATCTTATTGGTTGTATCTGGTCGCCATGTCCATATATAATATCTATCTGGAAGAATAGGCCCAATATTACTTTCCTTTAGCTTTACCATTGATATTCCTCTTTGCCATCCTATACCAAAGATTAATAGATTTCTCGTTTGCTTCAGGGAACTTCTTTTTCATCCTTCGAATAATTCTATCGATATCAAACCCCTTTGCAGTTAATTCCCATACATAGGATTTCTTAGTACCCTTGATGAGATTAAATTCATCCCTTTCTCTGGGTGGCTTTTTCTCTCTTGGCTTCTTTATCCCGGGAACCCGTTTAGTTCTTCTTTGCCCGTTTTCCCCTTCCTCTCCGAGAAACCCAAGCCTTAATCGTGAATTCCTTAATGGGTCATCCTTCGAATAACCAATCGTTTCCAATTGTTTATCCATCCAATCATCGTACTTATCAATTAAGGATTTATCTGGTCTCTCTTCTGAACTTTGAATGTAATGTAATAAATCAAATACTCCAGCAGAGCAGGCATCTGGAAAAGGCATACCCAGTATAATGGCTTTCCTTTTCAAATCCTTGTAAGTCATGTTTCTCCCGGATGCTCCGAGAAAATTGGATTTCTCTTTGGATGGAGCTTTCAGGTCTTTTCTTTTCTTTTTTGCCATATCTATAATATTTTTAAGTATTCATTAAATTGTATGCAAATATAAAAATAATATTTTAAATAAAAATACATTCTTACTTATTTCTTATAAAAATCCGAGGTTTTTGCCCGGTCCACAGCAGTGGATTTGGGTTTCTTCGGTTTTTTATGTGTGTGGATATTATAGGCCATATCCAATTTCTTGATATTGAATTCTATGTTATTCACAGAATTATAGTTCAATGCTTTTTCCACACAGCATCTGTACTCAGGCCAGAATTTTTGTCCCAGTTTTACAGACTCGGTTTTAATCATAAACTTAGATACCATGAAACCAAAAGTATCGGCATCATCCCGAGTTTCGAACACATACATATAGAATCTACTAAATTCATCGATTACCTCTTGCAATGGTCTTACTGGCAATAATAAGTAACCATCTGTGTATAGTTCTTCGGATATTAAGGCTACCCAGTATTTCTTTTTGCCGGGTTTTACCTTATACCTAAATCTCTCTCTGAGTTTAGTGTGCATCCAATCTGGTACCCTATTAAGTAGGTATTTGATGTATATCTTATCCTTCTTATTCGAACGTCTTTTAAACGCAGAAGGCTGTTGTAGCATCCTTGGTAGTATTCTAAAATTATTCCATCTATCAAATTCAAGAATTAATCTTAGAGTATCTTTATCCCATTCATCTTCTGACTCTTTCAACCGTTTCATATTTCTCTCGATGTTCTTGGTATTTACCTTCGGGAGTAATTGGGCAGAGTCTCCGGTATATAGGCTTGCTTCTTTCCTTTTTAACCGTTTCTCTAAACATCCTTCCATGTAATCTTGAAAGTTTCTTTCACAAGGACAGTCTGGTCGAAAGATAGAAGTGTGTTTCTCAAAAAAATCCGAGAACAGCCTAAAGAATTTCTCTGACCTTTCTCGGATTTCAAGATACTTGTAATGAGACAACTTTAAAATTTCACCAGCTTCCCATGAAGACTTACTTTCTGATAGTTGAAGGAATAAAGATTGTTGTTCTTTGTCTATTAAACAACTCCATGCTTTCTTTTGAGCTTCATTCATAACACTATCGTCTAAAATTAATTAAATTATCTATCGCTTCACTGGTAATCTGATTTGGGTCAAAATCTCCCTGATTAGCATAAAGCTTATCTGGATCATGGTTATAGTAAACACTGTAGATTACATTATCGAATGGCAACCATACCTCCATTCTTCCCATCTCTGGGTATATAAGTACTTTTACCCTCTTACATAAATGATCAACTTCTAATACAGTAGCATCTATCCCCTCATAAGGATACCCACGTAGTACTAAGTAATCCCCAGGGTTTACTTTGACTAAATCTTCAACTGAAAACCTTTTGTTCTCTTTAGAGAGTCTTCTAAATCTCCTTACTTCCTTTCTGCTTGCAGTAGCCACCAATGAAAAATCATCAAAGTCTTCGCCATTATCGATTCTAACTTTCTTTTTCCTTTGGTGCATTGTCTCTGTATTCCTCAACCAAGTTCTGATACCAGATATATTCCTTCGTAATTTGTTGAGAAAGGGTCTAGAGAATGCAAGTTCAGTTGGCATCTTCATAAAACCATAGTTGAATAATACTGGTACTTCTTCAAATATCATCTTACCTTTTATGGTTTTCTTCAATACACTTACTGTAGGGATAATCGCCTTAAGTTGGTCATACCCCTTTTCCTTGAGTTCTTGATTAATCCTATCGGAGTACTTTCTTTCGATATAAAAGATGCAATACGAATATGGGGTACGTTTCTTCATGGCTTAGGAGTTTTTAAGAATTAATTTTGCTTGCTTATGAATTAACTTATATGGAGTTCTTAATACTTCACTAGCCATAAATACCATAAGAGTATTTCCAGGTACTTGTATATACATTACCCTATCAACGTATTGGGCAATTAAATCTCCCAACTTGATACCTACAACAAAAAAGAATTCCTCTGCAGGCATAGAGTTATATCTCATACAAAGAATAGGCACCTTATTACCTCTCTTTGCATCTTTAGAAGCTTGTTCCCAGAATTTGAGTATATCACAACCTTTGTTACCAAGCAGTATATGTTCAAACTTAATCTCTTTATAATTTTTACACTCAACAGATATCTTACATCTATGTGCATGTCTTTCATCCGTACAGGTTAAATCAGAAGTGGCATCCTTATTAGAATGCCAAGCTCCTGAACCTGCCCGGTTCCTTTCAAATTTGAAGCTGGTCCATTTTGTGAACCAAGCTCCAATTTTTCTTTCGAATCTGTTTCCTTTATTTTTTGAGTTCATCTTCCTGTCTTGTTAAAGTTATATATCCTTATAGTAACTTGTAACTACTTAGGCCATTAACTTTTTCAACTTGCAGGATTTTCGTGTTGCTAAGAGGAAGTGAATCAAGATGGGTAATTAAGAAGAGTGTCTTTTCTGAAAAAGTGTGTCTGATTAAAGATGTAACTACCTCAACGTTATCTGAACTCAAAGATTCAAATACCTCATCTAAGAAAGCAAGATTTATACCTTTAGATGCAGTAAGAGCTTCATTCATTGCAAAAGCCATTGCCACATTAACTAATTGTTTTTCTCCACCGCTAAGTTCATCATAATCAATGATTTGCCCATCTCTTTCAATAAGAGTAACAAATTCTTTTCTAGCAGTTCCTAAATCGATATTAAACTCTATCCTAAAACCTAATACCTCTGCATACTTATCCAAGCATTTGTTTAAGAACTCAAGTGATGAATCAAATAAATATGCCTTGATTCCGTTATTTCCCAATGGGTCATTGATTAACCAATTGTAATTCTCTAACTCTGCTTCTTTGTTATGAAAGTCTTCATCAACCTTCCGTAAATTTTTCCTAATCTCTCTAAGCTTTTGTTTATACTTGGGAGACATGACTTTAAGTTTCTCTGCTTTGAGTTTAGATAAATCCTCATCAACAGTAGCAATGTCAGAAGCAATATCATCACATTCAGATTTTAGTTTCCTATACTTATCATTAACACTACTTAATTCCTCTAACCTCTCTAAAGCCTCTTGATACTCTTTATCATATTTGTCAAGGTCAGAGAATGCCTTATATATTGATTTAGCATCTCGCAATGCACGTTTGTAGTGGCCAGCTTCTAACTGTATTACTAACTCTTTAATTACCTTCTTAAGAGGTACATTAGATAAACTCTTAGCATCTTTTATCTTACCTCTTAAGTCCAAGATTACCTTATTCTGTTTCTTAATCTTTATCTGAATAGAAGCATCTACTTCATCCTTAATCTGTTTCTGTTTCTGTATAAGTAACGAAGTTAGCTTTTCTCTATCTTGCTTTAGTTCTCTCCGTTCTTCTTTTATACGTTTCTTAAAAGACTTTTCCCTGTCACGTAAATCAAAGTAAGCCTCTTTGTTAACCTCTAATTCCCTTTTAAGAATTTGAGATTGGTGTTCTACCTCGTTTATCTGGGCAATTACATTATTCTTATCCTGCAATGCAATGCCTTTGGCAAGGTTTAAGAATTCTAAGTCAAATACTTCTTCGAATATCTTTTTCTTATCCGAATTAGATTCTTGTATAAGTCGTTTGATACCTTGTCCGAACATGATTGAATTCATGAACAGTGTATATGATAACCCTATTTCTCTATTTATTACGTCCTGGATTTTACCTTTCCCTTTTACATCGATAGTATCACCATCCTTGATAATGATAAGCCTATCTTTCCCTTTAGACCCATCATCAAGTAAACCGTCATACTTCTGACAACGTATTACTTTATATGTATGAGAATCTTTTTGAAAGTATACCTGGACTTTGGTACCTTGGTATTCTTTGGGTCTTATCTGTTTCCAGGTGTTTACCTCAGATACACCCTTTAGGTTTTTCCCATATATTGCCCATACCAATGCAGATAAGATAGTTGAATTATGGGTAACTATAAAATCTCTGGTAATATATAGGCCTTCTGAAGAATCTACTTTAATGCACCTACATACCTTTTTCCCTATATATTCAATATTTCTTATGGTATTTACCATTCTATTTCTCCTGGTAAACTCACCATAGGATTTAGTTTTATATTTCCTTAAAAAAGGGTTAAAGGTTAGTCGTATTGAACACACATATGAAGTAGTATACCTACCATACTTAAACCGGGTACTTTCATTTTTAGTAGATAGGCCTCCAAGGGATCTTACCAAATAGCTAATACCATCTCTTAAGTGCTCACTCTTAGATGAATACGTAGAAACCTTTGAGATTTTCTTTTTGGAACCAACACATCCATCAGTATCTAATAAACCAGCTAATAATAACCTACGGTTCTCAATGGAGGATTTCAAATATAACTCTGGTATAAATTTATCTTTAGACTTACAACCCATTAATCCTAAATCCTTGAGTTCTTTACCTAAACCATGAATCCTAAAGTGTTTAGCTCCTCTTATCTCTGTACCTTCATGAACCATGTTTGGGTTTGGCAAATAGGACCTTAATCTATCAACTATCTCTGGCCAATCCTCTCTATTGGTAGATACTCTAACTGTAGGCCTATTACCGGAAATACAACCGTCTCCTAATATAAACCCTAATACGTAAGGGTGTATTGGTAATTTAATATAATTACCCTCAATTGGTACGGTTAATGGTGTTGAGTATCTATACTTGAAAGTACCAGGAGCAGTTTTATTCTCAACCTTATAATCCTTTAGTAAAGTCTCGGTATCTAAGGTTCTTAGTCTGTCTTTAGCTTTACCCGATTTGAATACTGACCATAAATGGTCTCCAGCACATTCAGTACATGAGCCATCAGAAAAGGTTATTTTGTAAGTATCTAATAGACCTCTATCATAAATACCCAATAGCTTGATAGGTTTACCTGTAACTGGGTTAATTACTTTATCATTAAGAGTTAATTCCCCCATCTTTTTCCAACCATTAGCGGTTAAAACGGGTTCTTCTAAAGGTTGTGCTTTACCTTTCCCATTTGGTGCCTTGATTAGCATGGTACAAGTGGGGTTTAATTGTAAGTGTAGGGATTCTATTGAACAAAAACCCTCTACATCCATATTTAGGAATGTTAACATGATTCAGCCTTTTTAAGTGTTTCGATTAATAGATTAGTTTTTACCTCATCTTTAATGCCTTTCTCTTTTAGGTATCTCTTTGCTAGAGTTTTCTTAGAAAGTTGCTTAGTAATCTTATGTTTGTTATTAACTGGAGTACTAGCTTTTTGAGGAATTATGGTATAATAATTGCCATCATCCTTGATATCTTCTTCGGATTCTACATCTACGAATTTAGGAAATTGCTTAAGGTGTACGAATTGCATTGATAAGTCTGAATAAATCTTCCAATAACCCAATTTACAATCTCTATCTGTTCTCCTTTGATGATTAGGTGCTCCTATCATATAAACCTTCTTTGATAATCTTTGAGGTTTATGTATATGACCACATAATATCAAGTCAAATCGATTCAAGATATTTACATTGAGATTTTCTACAGAATCAACTTCCCTACCGTCGGTATCCTTTGCTCCAGGATAGTCAGTATGAAGAAGAAGTATGTTCTTTACATTCTTATCTAATTTGAGTTTCTTAAGATATTCACTTAGACCCACATTATTATCAATGTAAGGAACCCCATAAATGTGGTAATCTCCATAAGAACACCATTTGATTCTAGTTAGATTAACACAGCTCATAAAATTCTTATGAAATACAAAAGGCCATCCCTTAGTTATCCTATCAATACGATTTACAGATTTCAAATCGTGATTCCCGTCTATATAAATCATTTTGAATTTTGGATAGTTACTCTCTAACCTATCAAACTGTTCAGCAATGAATATTGCTAAATCTTGGTCAATTGATTCTGGCTTATGAAATAAATCTCCACAGAACAAAGCAGGACATTTGTACTTTTCACATTGACCTGCAATAACGTCAAGGACCTTGATACTATTCAAGGTCCTATTGTTGTTCTCATTGAATTTTGCCCATAGATTTATGTGCAAATCCGAGAATGCTATAAATACTACTTCTTTATTCATGAAGAAAATCAATAATAAGTTTCTTACGAATATCCAAATTAGCTTCTCTTATACAGAGAACTTTAGTTTCACCATATATGGATTTGATTACTCCCTCTGTTGCACCGTATTCCAAGAGTTGATTCTTAAAAATGTTCTTATAAATAGAAGATATTTTCTTAGTAGGTAAGAATCCCCACAAGTTCAATACGTTATCCATTATAGAAGATATTAAGAACTGGAAGTAATTGTTATCTATTCGTTTACCATTATCTTCCATAACCCATTCCTTTACCATGGCAGTAGTAAAGTCTAATAGGATAAGATGAGTACATTGTTGATTGAGTAACATCTTGCAAGTTTCGAAAAAGTGTTCCATTTCACATTTAGGAACATTCTTGGCTTGCTTGTAATAGAAATAGGCAGCTAAATCAAGATAGCTTCTATCTGTAACAAATCTATCCCTATCTCTGAACATTTTGTTTCTTAGGTTCATTACCTGAAAATCTTCGAATAACAAATCCTTTGAATCCCTTTCTAACATCTCTTTATGAGACATATCCTTTGTTTTAGGTATTAAGTCTGATACACTACCAGATATAAAATCCAATATTGGAGGATATTCTGATACATCAAACTTAATCATCCCGGGAACTTCCTTTGCTAAAGTGGTTTTCCCAACTCCACTTGCACCTGCAAACATGATTTTCATTCGGATAACTCTTTAAAAGGTTTAATAAATTCTTTAGTTAGGAACGAAGCAAGAGAATACTCTATGCACAACTTCCTAAATTTATCATAGTTGAAAGTCTTCTTTCTTTTGATAGGCATCTTATCTAATGGTACATTACCTACAAACCAGAATAAGTCAATGAGTTTACGATTTCTATCCCAAGCTTCTTGATACTCCTTGTTTGGCTTAGCTTCCAAATATTTGTAGATTGACTTATATTCGTCTAATATCTTTCTTGCAGTTACTGGACCTATACCCTTAAAACCTGGGATATCGTCAGAAGTATCACCTACCATTGCAAGATACTGAACAGTCTCATGTGAATGATAACCGAAGAGTTCTTTACAATTGCCCACTCGAATAACTTCATCTTTTCTGGGGTTTAATATTCTAACGTTCTTGTTTAACAATTGATTAAAATCCTTATCGGATGATACTAAGATTACATTATCCGAACGATAAGTATTAATAATTAGGTATGCTAAGAAATCATCTCCCTCATATTGAGTTTTATTCCTTTTATCAAATATATAAGAAATTCTTAGCATACCCAATATCTTCATTATGATTGCCTTTTGTATTTGCAAGGATTCATAATCAACCGATATATTTTTTCTATGGCCTTTGTAATTAGGCAATAACTTATCCCTTACTGGTGAATGACCATTATCAAATGTTATAACTACTTCGTTTGGTTTAAACCTTGTAAGATACATATGAAGTGATTTGAAAAATCCGAATATTGCTCCACTTGGTTTTCCGTCTGTAGATTTAAGTTTCTCGAACTTATGAAAAGATTGATGGAGAATATTCTCTCCATCAATCAATAATACTGTTTTCTTATTCATCGTCTTCCTCCTCCTCTTCTGAATCTGAATAGTTTTCATATTCTACACCATCGACTGGGAATAGATTTGTTTCTATTTTCTCCAGTTGCTTTTTAGTAGTACCTATGGTATTTACTCCGGCTTTCCGTAAAAGTTTTCTACGAAGTTCATCGTCTTCTTCCAAAAGCTTTTGGAATTTCTCTTCCCCTCTTGCAAGAGTTTTACCTTTCAATTTATACCCACCAGTAGTTTTTTCGATTACATCGGTATCTACCAATACATCTTCTAAAGCATAGCATCTGTCAAACCCGACTTCGTGGAATTTAGGATTGAAATATACAGGGCATTTGCTGATTGTAGGTCGAGGAGGAGCAACTTTATTTTTAATAAGTCTGATAGTGACAAGTTTCCCAGCTTTCCTTTCTTTCCCATTTTGTTTAATGGTAACAGACCTTCCTGAATAGAAAGCAGCTCTGATTGAAGCGTAGAACTTAAGTGCTGCACCTCCTGTAGTTGTTGTGTTATCTTTTCCAAATCCGACATTCAAAGCAGTTCTTAATTGGTTAATATATATCTGAGATACTCCCAGTTTGTAGAATAATTCACTTCTGATACGGAAGTATTTATAAAGAGCCTTTGCTCTACCTCCCATTTCGGCTTTACCATCAACCATCTTAGCATCAATATTATCCGTACAGTCGGTTGCTGCAATAGAATCGATTACCAGAAGTATCGGTTCATTGTGGGTTAATTGAGAACGTAAATATATTGCTAAGTCTGCTACTACATCTGCAATATATTCAATACGAGTATCATTAACAATGGTTACTTTTGCAGGGTCTACTCCATTAATCTCTGCCCAGGAGTTCATCCAGGATTGTTCTGCATCTACCCATATTACATGACCACCAAGTTGTTGAGTAGCATAAGCAAAGTTATAAGCTACCAAGGATTTACCAGATGATTCTTCTCCAGCAATCTCTACAATTTTACCATAAGGAATACCCTTACCGAATAAGTAGTTCAAAGCAAAGAAAGTAGATGGTATATATAAATCGGTATCAGTTACTTCTGAAGCTAATTTAATCATACTCCCATATTTCTTTGCCATCTCATTTGCTGTTGGTACTTTTAAACCAACCTTAGATTTCTTTGCCATAATGTAATGTCTTTAAACTAAAGAAGGTGATAACAGAACGAATCTAATTACCACCTTCGAATGAAACCATATTACTAACCCTTAAATATCCGATTTGTATTTTCTTTTCTTTTTCTTAGGTTCATCATCTTCCATGTAATGGTCTTTGTGAACTCCCTTTTTCTTTTTCTTCTTGGATTTATCATCCTCATCATCATCTCCATGGTCTTCATTTAGATACTGTGAAAGCAAATCTTCCAACTCATCATAGGATTTTATTTGAGAACGAACTATCCCCTCAAGGTCAATTGTACCCTGATATTTCTTGTCCAATTTAGTTGGTTTGCAAGCACGGGCAGAATAAGTAGTATCTAGTTTACCAGACCCGGAACGAATTACCTTGATATCGTATCCAGTTTTTGGATCTGTCATATCACCTGCCTCATCTTCATCAAGGTAAAGGTCAATGATATCCTGGTATACTGAGCGAGGAACTAAAACTCCCTTATCTTTGCCTTCGTAATCTACCTTACTACCCTTTTCATCTGAATAAATGATACCACCGATAACATATCTTCTTCTTGGTACCAGGTTCTTGGCAAGTTCCTTGTCATCTTCATCCTTGGAGTTTTTCAATTCTTGGTATTTCTCCATGAATGGGCAAGGTTCATCAAAAGTAGCCGGAGATATAACTCCTCCCAAATTGCCACCCAGGTAGAATTGAATAATTTCGATACCCAATTCTTGATCATCACCCGGAGATTTAATTCTCATCCTCAGAGTTCCCTCTTTTGGATATACTAACCCACTACCATTTCCCTTGGATTCTAGCTGTTTCTTTCTAGCTAGCATCTTTTCTTTTGTAGAAAGTCCCTCTGATGAAACTTTCTTTTTCTTCTTGTCTTTTATCATAATGATTAGTTTTAATTATTCGGTTCTGAGTAAACTACTTCGTTCATACTCAATACGGTAAGAACGTTTTTCTCTAAAAGTTGTTTGAGAGCAGGAGATAGTTTGTCCGTTTCGAATTCAAGTTCTTTACCTGCATACAAACCATAGGTAACTATTCTACCTACAGCAACCAATTCTCGGTAGGTTTTGTATTCTTCGGTAATTTCCCCACTCTTTACTACAACCCCTTTACGAGGAACTCCCTCTTTTACTTGTTCAGGGATAATCAAACCGGATTTAGTTTGATTTACCTCCTTTGGAGATAAAATAAGTACCCGGTTTTCTGTTGGGCATCCGGGTAATTCTTGATTAAATTTCTCAGCTACAAGAGGTGAGATAAATGTCATTGAATAATTCATATTCTAATACTGTTTTTAAAAGTTAGTAATTGTTTATAGTTCAATGGGTTAACCCTTTCTTAGATTCGCATTAATAGTTCTTAGTATATTCTCCCGACTCTCATAACATTTACAGATAGTTATGAACTTATTTGCTTTTTCTACAGCTTTTAAATACCTTTCATTGATAGAAGAGTATTTCTTGTTAAGGTTTGCCTTATGAGATACATATTCGTTATTCCATCTTTCATTAGCATCCTTATAATATAACCAGGCATTCGAATAAGCTTCTTCTTTTTCCCTTGCTAGAGCATCCCTTTCTTTTATATATTTATCTCTCAAAGAAGCAAGTACATAATAACTAGAAGGAGATTCTCGTAGCTGAGAATTAATGATATTCTCATTGATAGATAATTCCTTTTGGATATCAATCTCAATAAGTTTACCTTCAAATTTAACCTTTAGTTTTTTCAGTTCCGTCTTCATAAACTTCTAATAGGTTTTTAAAGTCTTCTTTACTAAATTCCCCCTTACTTATTGCTTTAGTTACTTGAGCAAAAGCCATTTGATAAGAGAGTTTCATACCTGGCAAATTAAGAAGAGATTTATAGATGCTTATCTTATCTACCAAAGCCATTAATCTTAAGTCGCATAAGTTATCAGTACCACCTCTATCGAGTAATGCTAAAAATGCAGCCCAATAAATATGGGTGGCATCTTCATAAGCAAGTTTACCATCCTCATCCGTAGCCATTACTTTAAAAGCCAATCCCTCTAAAGTAGTAAGATTAGTTTGTACTTGAGATAACTGAGTCTTTAATCGGTTAAGTAACATTTTTTCTTGTCCACTCAACCTTAGATTAACCACATCTAAATACTTAAGTAAATTTTCGATAGAATAACCTAAGCAACCTGCAACCATATAAGTAAGGGCAGTTAACTTACTTGCATTATCAATCTCTTTCTGTGTTGCCATAATTCCATAAATTTATATTATTTATGTATACATAGTATCTTCTCTTTTCACTCCTGTAATGGTAGATACTGAATCTGAATGCTTTATATTAGTTTTACAATTAGGACATTGTACTATCCTAAAATAATCCCCAGATTTATTATAAACCCCAAAAGTTTCACTGGTATCATATTCAAATTCGCAATCACATACTGGGCATTTAGCCCTCCATACCGTGGGCCCGTTTAAAATCTTCTTCATTTCCTTAGTTTTATGTTATTATACCGTAATATTTTATATAATACTCCAGTTGATATACCGAATTCTTCTAGTATATCTTTTCTTGGTATACCCTCTATATACCTAGAAATTAATAATTCTACATTTACCTTACGTTCTCGTTCTTTACCAACAAAATAGAATCTTTTATCTTCTATACACTGACCCATATTCATCTTAGCTGTACCCCAATATAAATTACCTACCCGATTATCCTCTGGATTGTTATTTTTATGACATACTTGAGGATAATTGTTTGGGTTAGGGATGTAAATAGAAGCAACTAACCTGTGTCTATAAAAGTTCTTCCGTTTACCACCATCTCCTACTAAAGAGTTAGATAAATAACCATTATCTTTCATAGCAGGTTTTACTAATTTCCAACTACCAGTAAATTTCGAGTATAATTTTCCAGTACGGGATATGTAATAATTACTAAACCCGGGTATATTACCCTTTTCTCGATTTTTCATATTCTCGTTGATATTTATGGATTTCCTTTTTATATAGTTCCATAAATACTTCTGGTGAAGCTGCACTAAAATTACCAATTTTACGAGTCTTAAACTTATGGTATTCCTCCATGTACTCTTCTACCGAAAAGTCTGGTTTTAACATTCTAGTATAATCATATCCGGGCATAAATGGTAATTCTTCTGCCATAGACCGGCCTATTGTAAAATCCATTGATAGAGTTACGTCATCTACTTGAAATCCGAAATACCTTTTCGTACTTGGGTTACGTAGGATATTCCAGATTGTATATACAGTCCAGGTGTTAATATCTTGAGGTTTAGAATACATATATACAGCATCATGTACTGTACAAGCTTCTTTCATCATGGGTAATTTACCTTGTCTCATTAACCAATAAACAAGGATAGCTCCAAAATTTGTCATATTTGCTGCAGCACCTTGACAGGGGAAGTTAAGACCTAAACGAATTGCATAAGCAACTTCTTGCTTGTCATTTGAATATATTTGTGGGAGTCTTCGTTTAGTACCAAATAACTGTGTGTAATACCCATGCTTACGAAGGAATTTCTCTTGTTTCTCTTTAAACTTCCTAATCTTAGGATGTTGACCAAAGAATACTTCCATTTCCTTTGCTGCTTCTTCTGGTGTAACTATAATACCTGCTTTTGGGTCAGATAGTTTAACTGCTAGCAATTTATTACCAATCCCATAAATAAGTCCAAATGCAATCTGTTTAGCTTGCTTTCTCCTTACCTTCCATAGTTTATAATCCGGATGTGTTTCATCCTCATAAGCTTTACTGGCTTCTTCAATTGATACACCATACTTTGCTGCTGCTATACCAAGGTGAGGGTCTACTCCTTTAGCAAATGCTTCCAGATATGTTTCATCTCCAGATAAATGAGCCATCATTCTTAACTCTGCCTGAGAATAGTCGAATGCCATATATAAATAACCTGGAGGAGCAACTAATTGTTTCTTGATATTTGGGTCTACTGATGTCTTTGGTATTTGCTGCATATTTGGGTCAGCCGAACTAAATCTATTAGAATCAGTACCATGTATATTATACCTACCATGTAATCGAGAATCATCTTGGACTTTTTCATGCCAACCCTCAATATAAGTAGTATACATTTTCTGCAAACCTCTTAATTCAAGTAGTTTATCAAGGAATATTGCTTTTGGAGATTCTGAGTCTTTTATTGTTAACCTTAATTCAACCAAAGTATCTTCATCGGTACTTGGCTTACCCGATTCATTATTTTTAATTACTGGGAATTTAAAACCAGAATCTGAATACATGAGTTGGGGTAAATCAACCGGACTACTAAGATTAAGAGGTCTTATAAGTTCCTGTTCTTTCTTGGTAGTAAATATACCTGCACGAATGTTTGATATCTTTTGTTCCCTTGAATCAATCTTACGTTTATCTTTTGGGTCATTGTAATCTAACTCTTCAAGTTCAGCCTCAATAGATTCGATATACTTTTCTATTTTAACTTGATTATATTTCTTGGTAAACTTCTTTACCCTTGGTAAATCATATATTGCTTGTCTAGCAGCATCAATCTTCGGTTTATATTCCTCAAGTAATTTCTGGTTGAAATCTCTATCAAGGTATAATCCCTCTTTCTCTACGGAGGTTAATACCCGGGAATTACACATAAATAAATTACGGAATACAGAATACATCTTTAAATCAATTAACTTCTTCTCAAAGAATATCATTAATCGTAATGTAAAGTCTGTATCTTGACAACCATATTTACATAATGGGTCTAATTCTTTTTTATCCCAGGGTATCTTATCGAATTTATCTTGCTTTTCGTAATCACCATATTCGGGTAGATACCTTCTAACCATATCCTTTAACCCGTGAGGTTTTTCCTCATTGAGAACATATTTTGCAAGCATACCATCTAAGCATGTACCTCTATAGTAGATATGATACTTTTGATTAATCTGGTCATCAAATTTCCAATTCCATGCAACCTTTACAATATCATAATTCTCAATAATCTCTTCCCCAAATTTCCTTAACATCTTCTTCCAGTTCCATCCGGGAGAAGTATATTCTTTAGTTTGGAAATGGTCTAAGGGAATAGAAGCACCAAATCCTGGCATCCAAGATACCGAGAGAATAGTTGGCTTGAAACTTTTATTATAGATTGGTTCGGCATTAGTTTCGTAGTCACAACAAGCATAACCAGTTGCCTTGCAACAAGCAATTAGTTTCTTGAGTTCTCTTTTGTTCTTAATTATCTTATATCTCGTTTCCATATTAATAAATAGAAAGAGGGACATACCCACATGTAGTAGATACATCCCTCTAATATTAGAATGAGTCCTGTAAATCTTCAAGATTGGTATTCAGGTATTTCCAATCTTTCTTGTAAGAATGAAGAGAATCAATTGTGTGGTATAAGTAACCAGGTTTAACTCCTACCTCTTGAGCTACGTATTCCATAAGTCTCCATGCAAGGTATACATCATTACCAAAGTGAGTAACAAAATCTGAACTCCTTTGGTGATAACAAATATGTAATACTTTCTCTCCTTTACCATTCTGACGGATAAGGAAATCATAATACATTGAGCATGGGATACGTCTACTACCGTCAAGAAAACATAAATCTGAACCATGGAATATAGGGAGTACTGCTTTACGAGTATCATTATCCCTTTTAAGAAGATTAATTACTTCTTCTAAAGCTAACTTACCAGTATCACTTAAATCATTCCAAATCCTTTCTGGATAAGTATAATCAAACTTTTTACCATTTGGACCCTCAACTAAGAATTGTTCCCATAAGTCTTTCCTTAACTCCCAAGCTGTACCGGGATTTAAACCATACCAACAAAGCCTTTCTCCTAACTCTGCATCTGCCCATTCTCTTGAATGTGAAAATACAAATAACCATACTGGGTCTCCGAGTGAAGTCAAGCAATATTGTTGGCAAATGAGTTCCTTTGTTTCAAATTCCTCTTTACCTTCAATGACTTTATTCTGATAGGTCTTTGGTTTTACAGTTTGACCATAACTGTTGAGTTCTCTGCCAAGTTCTGACATTAACTCAAAAGAATTACTGTAGATTCTCATTCTTCTGTTTCTTTAAAAGTTTCTTCTTATATGCTTTACGTTGAGAATAGGATATCACATTTTCTGGATATTCTATATCTTCATATTCTAATAGCAAGTCCTTTGCTAACAAAGCTTGGTATTCATATAAGTCCGGACGAAGTACTTTAAAACTCCTAAAGAATACCTTAAATGAAGACCATTCCTTTTCTGTACCATTTTGGATTTTCTTATAAACTTCTTTAACCCTTTTAGTCCATGGATTATCAATACCTTTGATTACCTTCTTTAAAGGCTTATAAGCTGAGTACATTAAGAGTGTCTCTACATTCCCATACATTTGAGTCGCAAATAGGTTGATTTGTACTGACTGGTCCGGCCCATACACATATTCTGCCATCCGTTGAATTAATAGGAAGTCGAATATTAACCTCTTTGTAATCTCTGATGCTCTGATTACCATTGTAATAACTGGGATGTCCTCCTGAAATCTCTTGGAAAAAGTTGCAGCAATTAAACATTGTTTACCGTTATCATGATGATTATTAAACATATATGTAACATTGTAATTCTGATTATACTTTGACTTCAGGATTCTTAATTTGCTACGTAAGAGGTCTAACTTATTAAAATCAATATAATTATTCAATAAGCTCGTCCACTTAGTTTCTTTGTAATTAAAACACCTGCCATAATCAAAATCTGGGTCTACCCATGCTTTACGTATTTTTATAAACACGTTATATGCTACTGCAACTCCACTGTTTGCAGTAGCACCCTTATCAAAAAGAACGGGGTCTAATCTCAAGAAAGCCTCGTTCAGTTTCTCCCATGCCTCTTGTGAAGTAGCAAACTCCAAAGAGTGGAGGGTCTCCTCTGTATTCGATTGAAGACCCTCTAATTTTCTATTCCATCCACTCATTAGTAATTTGTTTTTTGTCTCCAGAGGTTAAGTCTTTGTTTCTTAAAGAATAACCTGTAGATTGATTCATCTGAAAATCCTTGTAATCCCAAGAATCCCATATATAGGTAGAAAGCTTTTACCAAAGAATACTGAAAATCTAATTCCTTAGTCATTACCTGGGTTTGTTTCCAAGGTCTACACTTAAGAAGATTCCTTGCAATATTCAATTCATATACTACGTTGAATAATAATACCTTCTCTTCTTCGTGAGATGCTTCACTTAAGGTATTAAACCCAGGAGTATAATCTTTTACTGATTCATGGTCTTCATCAATCATATTAAACCGATTAACTAAACCAATACTACCTTCGGTAACCATGGCTATACCCAGTGTAATTACGTCCTTCAA